GCGGTTCTGGAATTGGGTCTACGACTTCTGGTTCTGGTTCTGGTTCTGGTTCTGGTTCTGGTTCTGGTTCTGGCTCTGGTTCTGGTTCTGGTTCTTGCACAACAACGCCTTCCTCTTCAGTGTCAATACCTTCCTGTTCTGGCTCATCGTCTGGCGCAAGCTCTTCTTCCGCATTGATTTCGGCAGTCTCTTGTGCCAAAGAAGCGACATCGGCTTCGGCAACGGCCTCAAAAGCCTCTCCGACTTCGATTATTCCAGACATAATTTCATTTATAACTGCTGGATCGCCACCGCCAAGGATTGCTGACAATTGACTCGGTGATAGTTTATCCCCAAGCCTTCCTGGGAGGCCAGCAAGAACCCATGTTGTTAAATAGTTCGCGGTCACAATTACGGCTCTGTCGCCCCAGTCCTGTAAAGACTCTCCCGGAGTCGTTTCTGAAGCGATAGGGTTTGAGTCTCCAGCCAATAAGAACCATGGCGAAGCGTTTTCAAATTTTTTATCGCGTCCTTCATGGCTTATGAAAACATCATACTCTACAATCTCATTATTAGTCGCTCTTCTTGCAACAGCTTGTCTTAATTGCCCTTCTAAGAGTGTTCTAACTCTGCTTTGAGTGTCAAAGGTCTCTCTAATAGAATTTATCATAGAGGCTCTTTCTGTGGCGTCTGCTGATGAATAGGACGGTCCCCTAAGCTTCAACGCTATAGCAAGGTCAACACTTGAAATACCACCTTGGGTCTCATTGTCAATTCCACCAAACTCTGCTGGAGCATGTGCGCTTAGCGCGAGTCTTTGGCAATGCCCGTCAAATGAGTTGTTTGAAATCTGCGCAAAGTTAGATGGGTTTCTTGAAATATCAACAGTCGATGTGACATCCTCAAATCCCGCCTGCGTTTTCGCAAACACATGATATCCAAGATTTGATGTGACGTTTCTCGTTGTCGCCGAAAGGCTCTTCCCCTCATTATAACTGGAAGTGTATTTCTTCAACTCTGCGAATTGTATATACTCACCCGTCTTCTGCTCGTATTTCTTTAGAGCGCGAAGGATCTTTCCTCTTTTCTCTGCTTTTCTACCCCTACCGTCTAAAACTCCCCTTAGTGCCTCTAAAAGTTCAACATAATCAGGATCATTGTAATCCCTGTCCAAAACCATGTCGGGCCTGGTGGCTGTTGACTCTTCAGGAATATGATTTGTCATATCTTCTGCAATAGCCAAAAGGATCTTGGTCTGTATCCCATAGAGACCGTCAAGTGTGTTTGAGAATGCGTCTCCGTCATCGGCGGCGGCGGCTATTCCAATATTAAGGTCGCTTCTTCTAACGGCGGTCTCGTCAAGAGGGCCTCTAATGAAGCTATCCCCAAGTCTAAAGTATCTCTTCATGTCTGGCGTTATATACTCTTCAAGAAGAGCTTCGATAGCCTCGCATCTTTCTCTTGCATCGCCATGGCCGGGGTTGTTTTGATTGATAACCCCAAGTCTCTGGTTCATTTCAGCAAAGCTTACATCACCCTCCCCACTAATTTCAGAGTCTGGGACGAAGAACGATCTTAAGATGTCCTCATAAAGATCTGGGTTGCTGTCAATAAGTCCCCATGCCTCTCTAAATCTATTCTTCATAGCCTTCCAGTAAAAGAAGTCAGTAAAGCCCGCTCTTGGTGTCACAATGTCCTCAACACTTCTTACAAGCCTTAGTTGAACGTCTTCTGGGTCAACATAATTTCTGAATCTATCAAAGTTCAAGTTTTTACTGAAACTCTTCTGCTGATTAATAATGACTCTTATGTCGTCTTCTGTAAATATTCTTACGAAACTACCATCAATCTCAGCGCCTTGCTGTCTAAGGATTCTTTTCATTGTGATCGTAGGGACAAATTCTCCAGGGCTTTGATTAACCTGGTCTTTAATCTGATTCCATCCGCTAACCTCATTGTATTTCATAACGGCCCGGGACTCTGGAGAAGAGTTCTCTGACAAATATGTCTCTGTGGGAGAAACCTTACACTTTACAACAAAGGACTCAACCCCCTGCGGTAGCGGTGTGGCACCAAGTCTTACATAGAACCCGCTTCCCTCTGTCCCCGGAGTTGTCGATATACTCAGCCCCTTTGGATTAGTTGAACTAACGTTCACGCCGCCAACCTGATATGAAACATCAACAAAGAAACCATTGGCTTCACTTGCGGCTTCCGCTGGAATTGTAAACTGCTTGTACCCAAGGTACTCATCAAGATCATGTCTCTTTGAGAGCCTTTTCCCAGCCTTTACGTGATTTCCGACACGGGTCCATATAGGCATATTCTGAGCCGACTTTGGAATCATATTTCCTTCGCTCAACGCTTCTCCGAAAATGTATGCGACATCTTCTCTTCTAATGTTACTTTCCAAACCGTTCTCTTTTACAATATCAAAGAACTGCCCGGTTGTTATCTCTCCATCTGCCGCTGAAACTTGTGAGATCATAGCTCTCACTCTTTCTTGAGACTCGGCGGCGAGATCTTCGAACCCGCCCCATTGTGACATAACCAAACCAAGTTGTCTTGCTGGGATTGACTGATTTGAAAACACAAGCTGCTCTTCTCCACTTAGAACTCTGACAATGTCTCTACCTTGAACCTGATCTCTAATTCTCTTCTTGCCAGCAAAGAATCCGCCATTAAGCTGAATCCTGGACTCTTGCGCAAAATTATCATCAATAACCGCTTCGCCGCCGATAAAAGAAGTCCACCCTGAAAACGCAGACAATAGTCTTCCACTGAATCTACGTGGGTTATCCACCCCAGATGGTTCAAGAATTGTCGTTGCGATATGGTCCGTAATGAATCTTGTCTCAGTAGGTGTAAAACCAACTCCGCCCATAATTCTTTGTTCGCGGACATTCGCCCCCCGAATCGATCCGGTTGTAAGATATCCCTTGATTGCCTCAACAATTGATGAGAGTGACTCTACAGACCTTTTAACGTCGTCTGGATTCAAATCCCGGCTATCTTGGCGCTCTCCAGTTAAACCAAAATGTATTCCGTAATCCAACGGGCTCAAGCCATGATCGTCTGGCGCGAACGAAGACTGGGTAAACGTAGTTCTCCCACTGAATGGTCTGTCTGGAATATGTGGGGCGCTCAACCATCTCGATGTGGCCGAGTTTCTTCTTCCATAAGAAACCATAGAAATAACCGGGAGATCTCCCCTGTCTAATTCATTACCAACGTTGATCATGAATTCGCCCGCGAACGCAGCGTCTCTTTCTACTGCGTCCTTAAACTCTTCATATGACATCTCTTCATCAGCATGAGTTTCATTGTACTTCGCCCATGAGTAATAAGTCCAATCATAATTATCTCTCAAGTTTCGAAGGTTTTTCGCCATCGGCTCTAACGTTGAAAATACAGACACCTCAAATGGGCTCGCGAAAAATCTTGGGTCTAAATCATCACCACCCGCTCTTAAGTCGCCAGTTAGATTGGTTAAGTCTGAAAGATTGTCCTTTCTCTTCTCTCTTCCAATAGTGGCAATCTTCGCAGCAAACTTCAAGGCATTGTTGTCGTCTATTTTAATTCTTGGGTCAGCCTGAGCGAGACCCTTGTTCTCATCATCCCATGCGCTCGCATTTCCACTAGGCATTCTTGTTATAGCAAGATGCCCATAAGTCTGTTCATTTGACACCAAGTCAGCTTTTACATCTTCAGGCGTGTTGTACCCAGCGGCTCTGAGTAGTCTGTTGTAAAATGTGTCGGCGGATGTTGGGTCTGTATTCCAATCCAAATCTCTGAGAAGAGGCATGAAATGGTCCATGTTGAAATTCAAAGCGTCCTGATGGACAATGTCAAGGGCCATTGCTTCCTTGATTCTGAATAAATTAAAGTCATATGAAGAGGCCTCCGTTGCGGGACCCCTTTCTTTGTCTTCCCAATCATCAATCCTCTTTTTAAGGCCTCTCAAGTCACCGGCTGTGAAAACGGGCAACCCTTTAGGTAATGGCGATCCCCACGTCCCAGAAGCATACTCATACGCTTCCTTGATCGTGTCAAAGTACTTTCCACCAGCAGGGTATGAGTTTGGAAGCTTCCTTACGCCAGCAAAAAACTTAGCCTTTTTGTGCTCGTATACGTCAGCTGGGCTCACGACTACATACCACTCCCCAGGTCCATCTATTTCAATTCCCTCCCAGCGTCTGTAGGCCCCTTTTCCAATCGTGTCTTCAAATTGGTCCTTCAGATACTGAGTTTTTGGGGTGTACAATTCTTTCCAGCTAATTTTTTTAGCGTCCTTAAGCTTTTCCATGCCTTTAAACTCCACTCAAGTTATTACTTTTTGTCAGGTATACTATTTTTACGCTTTTCCTCTAGCTTTTTCCTTTGTTCGGTGATCCAGCGCTCTCTTTTTCCTATCTCGTTCATGATCCTGGTCATCACACCACCGATGTTACTTTCGATTTCTTCTTCTCCAAATCTAATTATTACCCAACCTTTATTATTTAATTTCTGATCTCTCTTCTTATCTCGCTCTATATTCTCTGGAGAGCCGTGGAATGTAGTTCCATCACACTCTACTCCAAGCTTAATATCTGGGAACGCAACGTCAATCATAACCGGTCTTCCACCAGTATGCACTTCGTATGAAGGGGATACGTTATATGTTATCTTCCCACTTCTCTGATGGTTCTCAATAGCTTTGATAACCGCCCTCTCAATAGAAGTAAGCATTATTCTTCCCATTCTATCTCTCATGAACCCATCACCACCAACCCCGCTGGGGGATTGAACGTTATGCTCTCTCTTTGATTGTTCTTTATCAACCTTTTCTCTATCTCTATCAAGCTTTTCTCTGGTTTTGTCAGTTAATATCTTTCCGCCGTATTGTCCAGGGTCCGCCTGTGAGGTTACTTTAATCGATTTAGACGACGCTAAGCCCATTGGGGCGGCGTCGCCCGGGTCTCCCATGCCTCCGCCCATTTCTCCGCCCATTAAGTCACCACCGCCTGGTTCTCCCATGCCTCCGCCAAGGTCTAAGCCACCGCCACCGCCTCCCAGGCCGCCACCCATGTCCATTCCACCCATGCCGCCCTCTTCACCAGCAGCCTGTCCCGGTGGTTGTTCAGCCATCGCTTCAATTCTTTCCCATCTCATCTGCTCGAATTCAGTGTCTGGATCGATATCGAACTCTGTCAATACTCTTGTGGCACTAATAAGTCCCTTGTCGAACAACTGTAAAATCATTTGTCTTTCTTGCTGTCTGTCTCTAAGATTTAAGCTTCCCCATTTTATCTTCGGATAAATCCATTCGTCTTCGCCCCATTCATTGGTCTTTCTAAAGCCCTTCATCTTAGAAATCGGCAAGTAGATCTCTTCTTCGATCCATCTTTTTAACTCAAGTCTCCACGACTCAAGTCTCTTAATCATTATTTCCGCACCCATAGCTGCGCTTGAGTATGTCGGACCTTCACCAGTAATCAACTGCTTGTTAAGACCGAAACCGTCCATAATTTCCTGATTGATGAACTCGTACTCTCCCTGAATAGGAAGAACTTGACCATTTGCTCCAACCCAATCGAGTTCGAATGCATGATGAGTAACGATAACCATGTTAGGATCGTTAGATGCCGCCTGTAGCTGCCCTTGTACGGCAGTAATGTCCGCTTCGCTCGCTGGACGTTCCTCAGTACCGACTTTGACGACCTTGATAGGAAGGATCAGTCTTTCTGCCACGATCCATTGGGCGGTCATGATCTTCGTCTTATAACTCAAGATCGGGAAAAGTCTTCTGGTCATCGAGATCCCGTATCTTCTATAGCCAGACTCGCCAAATTTCAAATGACTTACATTTCTGCTATCTAATGGAATTGGTCTTCCTTGAGCAATAAAATCTTTCACTTCTTTTGACAGCTTATCTGTACCTGGGCCACTCTTAATAACAAGATCTCGCAATTCATCATCTGGAACGTATGTGATAACGTCTTCTGGTGAAATCGAGTTTGAGAAAACCTCAACAAAGTCGGGATTTAGGATTAGGAGCCTCTTGAACGTTCCACCTTCATGCTCGCAGATTTCATCTCCAATCCTACCGCTTCCACCGCAATGGTCGCATTCTATTTCTTTGAACGGAAAACAATCTCCCATCAAATGGACTTCATGACTAATGAGTCGAGCCCACTTGTCAATGTTTAGTTTCTTGTTAACCTCTTCATCAAAGAAGTGTTTAATGTATCTATCTGAACATTCTGTCTCGAAAGTCGTAATAGGGAACTTGCTGTAAAAATCAATAGCGGTCGCGACACGGGGCTCGTTCTCGTACCAATAGCGACACCACATATATATTTCTCGGCGGCGTGATGGGATCTGCCAGTTGATTGGCGTATATACAGGAGAAAAGAACTGTGGCTGACCATAAGAGATTCCAGCTGTCGTCTGCTTTGTTTTCCTATTGTAACTACCAAAGTTAGAATGGGAAACCGTTGCGGCAGAATAATCCCTTGGTGTCTGTGTTGCTTGTGGCGCTTGCCCGAACGTTGTATTCGGGCTCGCCTCTAATCGTTCACCCCTCTTAAGACTGTTGAAGTGCTTTTCGAGATCGGCTACTACCATTTCCATATGAGCCCTCTTCTATTTTTATTATTCGATTAAGCCAACTTCTTTACATGTATTCACGAGAGAACCGCCCCCTTCTTCCACGGTTTCCTTCTGAAGACCAGTAGCATCCTCATCGGTCCCTGGAACATCGTTCTTCTTTGAACATGGGAGACACTTTTCATGGCGATTCTTCCTACGCCTTCTTCTACTTCTCGATACATCAGCATATTTCTTTGTTATCTCTGTGGACTCCGAAGCGATTGCTTCTAACATAATTACTTTGTTGACAGGTATATTATACGCCGAACTTATATCAACGAGATCACTGTTCTCCAATTCTCCTATGTCAGTCAAATATGCAATCCTCTCGAAAGCTCTCGCCATAGATAGTTTCTTATTGTCAAAAGACTCTGTCAATGCTTTCTTCTTTTTCTTTGTCTTTTTATGAAGAGATCTTCTATCATCGTCACTCAAAATCATACCTTCGGTAATACCGAGAGCCAATTCATCAGTGTCGGTCGCTTGATGGAAAGCGACCTTTTCCCCTCTGCTCTCTGATAATCTCGCTTCTGTAGAATACTCTTGAGGCCTTGGCGTTGAAGTTCTAAAATCAACATTTCTTCTCATGTCGTTTCCGGCAGTGTCGATCTCTGTGTCATAAATTTCGTCTGGAATAACTCCCCTATCGGAGATCTTGGCTTTTGAATACCAACTAATACGGTCTTCGGTTGTAACCTCTGCTTCGCCCATTTCGAGGACTTCTATACCGCCATCGCGATTAACCCTCTCAACACCACTGGCGTTGGCCCTTCCTCCAATTGATCTATATGCGTTCATGATTGCCTCCTAAACAATTCCTATTTTATCTTCAAGAAAGTCGAAAAGAGAATTGACATCTTCAAAAGCTCTGTCATAAGTCGAACCTTCAGATATCAAAGTGCAAGAGTCTTTAATGTCTTGTGTTAGATCTTCCCCCGTAGCCGCCTGAACGGACCTTGAAAGCCCGCCAATTGCCTTGCCAACATCATTGTTGACAAAGGTGAAAAGATCATACTGGTTAACAAAAAAGCATCCCACTATTTTATCTTCTCCATTTCATCTTGTAAGCAATTAAAAAATAAATCCGAAACTAGTGGAGTCTTACTTGACTTGACGGTGTCCCAACTTCTATCGTCTTTCTTTCCACGCTGAATAGCCTCTCTTCTGGAGGTGGTCTTATCAGCAAGGTGCTCGCCCGCCGTCTTTTCAGGAATAGACTCGTTGTTGTCTTTATCATCAAACATAGAGTGCTGCCCTTGCCCTATAGATCCATGTTGCTGCCCATGACCGGCACCTGTCAACTTTACTCCATCCTTGGCAATAATGCCAGGGTCTGGCAAGTTAGCTAACGTTTCCCTTTCCCATTCAGACTTGTCAAAAGCGATCTCCTTTCTTCTCGCCTCATTAGCCTCTCTAAGCTGAGCTACCGTAAGACTCTGATCAGGGGCTTTAATCTCTGGGTCTGCAATTGAGTTTTCGCCAGGTCTTACTCCAACAACTCTTTGCTCTTCGTAAGTCTCTCTTCCGTCAAGTCTGCCAACGGACCCGGCCTGTGATGGTTTGCCACTAATAGGCATCTTCTGAGAAGGTGTTACCTTATTCCAATCTTCATTTTTCTCAAAAGAAGATTCTGATGCGAACCCTTCTAATATTCCAAATGGATCTGGGGCCTCGGAGGCGTCTACTTCTGCCACCTTCACCTCTCTTTCGTTAGCGGATAAAGCGATCTCTTCTTTCGAGACTCCGATAACATCCTCGTCTCTCAAACCGCACAGTGATGCGTATTCTTTTAGCTCGCCCTGATTCTTGCTTGAAGAGTCAAAATAAAACGGCTTGCCATCTTTGGAACAAGCTTCTATTTTAGTTCTCGCGTCCACCAAATCATCATCGCTATTAACGATAACCGCAGAAGACACGTCATCTCCAATGTTTATAACAGCGGCGTTTGTCATCCAATCGGCCACTGATCCTTCAGAGTTTTTATTAAGTGGAATTGCCATTTAGTCTCTCCTGTTTTAATTTCCTGGCTATTACTATGGTTGAATAAGCCATTAAAAAATCTTGTAAATCTATTATACCACGGGTTAAACTACAATTTTTTTTAGTTGTTTCCCTTTATACAGACAAAAAAAAGGACCAGGTTTCCCTGGCCCTTTTTTCATATCATTCTTGGAATAATTACTTATATTCCTTGAGCATCATACCAACCCACTCAGAGTCATAACCTAAAGTCTTAACCCAATAGGACTTCAACTTCTTTTTATTAGCTGGGGATAGTGTCGCGATTTTAACAAACCTTTCGCTACTCGCTTCAACAGACGCTGTTTCATCAGAGTACACACCCGCTTCCGCTTCTGGCTCTTCAATCTCTACGACGACCGCTGAATCGCCAGGCTCATCAATGTCGATAGCGTCTTCTTCAACAGAAACCGGAACTTCCGCTATTTCATCGTCGCCTTCAACCGTTGCTCCAGCATCGGTCAACGCCTCGGCTGCGTTATCAAGGATGTCCTGCGCGTCCGCAACCGCTTCGGCTGCTTCGTCAAGGGGATCTCCGCCAAGTTCGGCATCATCGAGATCGTCAATGTCGTCGCCTTCACCGCCAATCTCGTCTGAAATAGGCGCGTCTTCCAACCCTGGTTCTCCATCGACAACCACTGCCTCTTCAACAGCCACGTCTTCCGGCGGCTCGACCTCAAAAGAAAACTGTGCAAGCTTTCTTAAATCGTCCGTAGACATAGCGTCAACGCCGATCTTCTCTATATTATCTTCTGTTGAAACAACCTCTTCACCAGGAACGTTATCGGTCCAGGATCTGTTCTTTCCGCCAGCTGAAAAAATCTTACTCATATTAATCCCTCCATTAGATTGCAATTAATTATTGATTCAAAATCAAACCAACATTAATTCCCCTATTCTTAAATGCTCAACGATTTCCCTCTATAAAGAGAGAATAATTTCTATCTACTGAACTTCCACAATGCCGTTTTCATAAACGGTAGCAAAATAACCAACGAAGTTTACACCATCTATATCATAGTCTGAAGACGAATTGATCGTTTCGTCAATGGTTAAATCTATAGGGCTTTCTTCCTCTAAAGTATATTCTGTATCGTGAATATACAAAAGACTCCATTCACTTGATAAATTAAGCTCTGAAATCGTATTTAGAGGTGTTATATGAAGATTCGCCACATCATCAGAATAAATAAAGTTTGAAACGCCGTCTTCTGTCCAAACTTGAGACCCCTTAGATTCATAAAATCCTGGAGACGTGACTGTTACAGATGCTATTCCGGTAAACAAAGACAGTTCTTCTCCGTCGAGGTTTATATCTGATAGGATAAGCCCTCCACCACCCCCAACAAAAGATAAAATGTTGGCCCTAATGAGAGGGGAGAGATTGTTGTCTATCCCAAAAAACAACACCGCGTCGAAACCCTGAATATATTCAAGTGTTGAGAGATCTTCGATAGCCCCTCTCGTAACATTTATATCATCTACATTATCTACGATACCGACACTTCCATCATCTACGCCATCCACTATCACTAATGCATTTATTACCCCCTCGTCGCTTATTGATGATGCGAACTGGAAGCACCTCTCCACCAATGATGGCGGAAAAGAGGCGTTGTCTGTATTAATATTTGCAAATCGGCTGCAAATTAACAGAATATTACCTTGCTGATAGTCTAATGATGATATAATTGAAAATTTCATGTTAGTCCAATACGTTATCCGAATCTGCACCAAGCAAAAACGCTATTTCCTGTACTACTGGAACGCTAACGTCGCTATAAGACGATAGTTTTATCCCTACTTTGACCGAGCTTCCCCATGTGGTTGAAAGATCTTCCACTTTATCAAGATCAATGATCTTATAATCCTGCCAATTGGAACTGTTCCCGCTCGTTACCCCAAATCTTATTTCTGTATTTTCAGGTATAGATGTGGATGCGGTCAAAAGCATATCGTCTACATTTGAATTCTTTTCTATCTTTATCTTCCTCGTGAAGAAGAAAACAGAGTGTTTTCCGCCATAGGTTATTATGAATTCACTAACTATTGGGTTCTCAATGGTTGTTTCTGTTTCGAGATCTACCTTAAACATCATGAATCTGCCTTTAAGGTTGAATCTATCCAAATCTTTATTAACAACAAACGTGCTTGGCAAGGCATATCCGCCATAAGCGACTTCGGCCTCTTCTGAAATGTAATACTCCCAATCTTTTGCAATAACATCCGCCTCCGTCTCGGCTACCTTGAGCGCCACAACGACTCTTCCATGACTACTATTTTGTGTCCATGTTATAGACTTCCAGAATCCGAAGTCTTCATCGGCTTTAAGAACGTCAGATGTATACACAGCCGTAGCCCTGGTGTTTTTTGACACTCTAAACGAATCGGTATTCTCTTCTATAATATCGAACCCGGTGCCTATTCCACTCGACTTTACAATAGCGTTGTACAGATCATAATAAATAGAAGTGTTTGCTACGGATGAGATGTCGCCCTCTCCATTAACGATCTGAGCGAACACATAATTAAGGCCTTTACCGAACGGGTTTATTGGAAGCTCGTTAATATTACTTACCACGCCTTCCTCTGAAAATATAAACACTTCTCCCGCGCCATGAAAATATTTCACGTCGGTTATGTTCCCATTTTGGGACTTAAAAATTGGTCTGAAACTCATTATAAATAATAAACCTGGTCAAGTTTTCCTGGTCTAACGCTATATCCGCTATCGTTAACAATTACTTCGTCTTCCTCGCCAAGGAATAGTTTCCCTGTCGAAGTGTCAAAGCCAACGTATATAAAACTACCATAATTCAAGCTTTCTGACAGGACATACCCCTGTGTTAATATGCCATTGAATATTCCAGCTCCGTCTGTACTTACCCCACCCTTTTTGACAAACTTGCCGGATGATACGAGCATCAATCTCGACACAAACGTTACCGGTGTGAAAACATCTAAAGAAACTGGTGGTGAAGATACGATAAGGGTTCTGTCTTCGTCAAAATACCACTTCAAAGTGAGCGAAAATAACATTGTTAGAACGCCATAATTTCCAGTGTCTATAACCGACTTGTTAATCGACGAGCCAGGCGATATTGTAGAGGCGGAAATAGCAAAGGTGGTATTATAATCGCTTGAGTATGTAACGTCGCAGCTTAAAGACGGATAGTACGATGTCCCTGACACAACTTCAGCATCAAATTTTGACAGTCCGCCTGACACATATATCGATATATCAGTATCGTCGAAGTCCCATGGCGTTTGTCTTAGGTCTAACGCCTCTCCATTGTTTGCACTTTTAGACGCGACCTCGTCTAACCAGGACTTCATACTAAATTGAGAGGTAAATACACTTGTTGAGTCGGGAATTATCTCATACAAGAGCTTCTTCCCATCCCCAACGTATCCAATAAACTCTTCATCAGAGTGGTCTATATCTAATAAGAAGTCCCCATCAGTCTTGTAGAACGCTCTCTTTATAGTTTTGGTTCCGGTTTCAAGAAACGTCACCGATGCGGTTTGGCTCTCCACAAGAGAAAGGTTCCTACTACCTATTTCAAATGGAACTGGATACTGTTCTGGGTCTTGGACTAAATTAATCATTTGCCCCCTCCATTATATAAACCATGTCATCTACGGCCACCAAAAGCTGGTCTGCCCCAACGACATCAAGAGATCGTATCTTCTCGCCTTCCCACTGTCCTGCGATCTTCACATCTGTCCCGTCATATTCATAGAGATTACACCTGTTCTCCGGGGCAAAGTAAAGCTTATCATCAAATGATACTGCACAGGAAAACGAGACATCAAAGTTTTCGTTCTTTTCAAGAGTAGCCAAGGATGTTGTGACCTTTGAAAATGTTGAAATAGAGAAAAAATCATCCCCATCCTTTAGCATGGACCAGCCACTCGAATTCAAAACTGGAATAGACTCTATCCCCTCGACAAAAACATATAAAGAACCCCCATGAGAAACCATTGCTTTAATCCCCCCACCATATGCGTCATACTCCATTCTCCAATCAGTTCCGTCAAATGATAATATTAGCCCGCTCGGAGAAGTCCCAGCATAAAGTTTGTTATCATGAACTTCGAATGCTGTTACTTTGTAATCTCCAGTGGTTACATAATGGAATCTATTTCCAGTGTTGAAATTGTGCATCATTATCCTACCATTTGGAGAGGTTCCAACGAATAAGGCGTTTCCATAGTCGGCAATCGCCGTGGCATACATGTCTCCCACCTTGTAAAACTCCAAATTAGATGTCCCGTCAAGGGTTCTATAAACAATACCCTCTGGACCGGTCCCTACATATAGGTATCTACCAAAAACATGGGTTGATTGAATAACTCTGTTATCAACTGATTTATACTTGGCTATGATTGTTCTTGTTGTAATCATTATATTTTCGCGGCCTCAAATGTTTTATCTTGATAATCAGTTGGGTCTCTATCCGAGCCCGAACCATTAAAATCAAAGTAAGAGGAGTTCTCTCCTCCTCCAGAAAGATCCACATTTCTCTTATCAACCTTATACGCACCATGTCTCAAGTCTGTTACAGTAATATTATCAACTGAAAAGTCAGCGGTGAAGCCCCCTACAATACTCGCGCTAACACCTTCGTTTCTTGCGGTCGCAGAAAACGTCCCGTTAAAATAAACGCCACTATCATAGTCGAAGCTCAAAATATTTATTCCAGGATTACTAACTCTATTTACCATCGCTCTAAGATTAGTATTGTCTATTGCCACAAAACTATCCTGGTTATACCCTCTTCTTACGTAGATTCGATCTATATTCACCATTATATTAGAGGAGAAATTAGGCTCGAAGGCTTTATTGAATGAGTACACTCTTCCATCAGAATACGCCGTTACTATATCCCTTGTGTTTACATTTAACCCAAACCCAACGAACCCAGATGATAAAGTTAGGGCCTTAATAACAGCATTGCCTCTAACCACATATATCTTTTGATCATATGGAGAGTGGACATAAACGTCTCCATTGATGGCGACCTCAAGATACCCAGACCTACTTATTGGTTTGTTTACCAATAAGTTTCCGTCTGAGTCATAATGTCTAATCCTATTATAGCCAACATCCGAAACCCAGCAAGATCCATCGAGTCCCAATTTTACAAATCCCGGATTGCTGAATCCAGAAGAAATGGTAAAGACAGTATTCATATTTTCATCAAGCTTCACCAGACTTGTCTTATTAATCACCCAGACGCCATCACAGGTTGAATCGTCATAATATAAAGACTTTGGGTAGTCCAGACCATCCTTTTGTATAAGGGCTATCGATTTTGGTTCTTCAAATAAATCTGACTTGGCTGATATTTTTGATCTGGTAACATCAAACTTCATAACCCGACCAGCCTTGTATCCGTCCCCAAAATATGAAGAGAAGTATATGTCACCTGTTATGTCACAAATCTCAAGACATGATTCCGAATCGGCGAAGCATTTTATTTCCTCAACAAAAGTGGGGCCTTTATATAACCCATTGCCAAAAAACAAGCTCCCATTTTTCCCAACCAAAACCGCTTCATCAAGACTAAATCTAAAGTGGGTTAGGCTGGACACCGAATCGTTTTTTCCAACAGGAACATTTGAGTAGGTAACTATATCGTCGATATTACACTGTAGGTTAAAATCTACGGTCTTCGAGTCAAGTGAGAAGAAATCCAAGTCAGATATTGTCTCTGAATATATGTTAAAATTACCAGACGCTGTACATTCATCGTTAACAAATATAGCCATAGTTGCGCCTGACCCAAGAATTAAACCTGAACTATCCCAATAAAACTCAACGATGAATGACGTGTCTGAAGATATTGACGTTTTAGTATCGACTATTACAAACTTTCCATTTCGAGTCCATAATGTAAGAATTATTCCTTCGTCTGACAATGAAGCGTAAACCCCTGGGAAGTCGATAAATTGCGCCTTCTGGTTAGTTCCGAACAAAATATAATCTGTAAGATACTTCTCACCATCGCATAAAGCATACACCCCATTTGATATGGCGTTTGGAAGAGTTAATTGTAATAGGACCCCTCCAGACGAAAACGTGAACAACTCTGATGCGTCATCATTATAAATGAACGTGTCAGAGTACTCAGTCTTTTTAATACTGTTTTTATTTGTTTCCATTATTTACCTAACTTGAACTTGAACTACTTGAGCAACTACTTGAACATGATGTCCATGTTCCAGAGTTCAAAAATTTACCGGACCCGTTATTATACAAAGATCTGGCCATTGCTGCACAGGCTCGCTCATTTGACAGAGTGGGCTCTTTCCAAACTGCCACCTCATCCATTGTGACATCAAAATTTGACCAATTCCCATGTAAAAGGAATGGGCACGAACTCTCACTTATAGTCCCATCATAAGATTTGCTCTCCTTCAAAACGCCATCTATATAAAGATGTATATTACTACCGTCTGCCACACCAAAGATATGATGAAAAACGTCTTCGGTAACCTCATGATTACCCATTGATGAATAAGTCAAATCTGATTGTCTAATCAGCCAACTAACTCTAAAATGCTGTGAAGAACTCCCATTAAATGTAAAGTGGTAACTGCTAAGTTTACCCTCTGAAGATCCACCAGAACCAGAATTGTAATGTTGTTTTACCCACATTGAAATAGCAACCTTATTGGTGGCGGATAAATCAATGGAGTCCGGTGCCATCAGACTCGCCGCAGCTCTACCAGTTGGCCCTGGCCCGCGACGGCCTGCGCTTTCACTAAACAAGGATGCGTTGCCCTCTTTGCCGGAAACTGCGTCAATGGTCTCATTGTCTATTAAATCATTCGACCCTACCGAGTCGAACCTCCTACCAGTCGTTTCCTCCATATCCCAATACGCCACTAATTTTGAATCCTGGTCTGTAATGTTGGTACAAAAATTCGTTGAGCTACTCGAACTCGCGCTACTTACAGAGCTTGTGCTGGTACTAACATAGCTTGAATATGAAGGACTTGATGGGCTAAGCCAACTCGAACACGAACAGCTACTACTGCTGCTTGAGGAGCTTGAGCAAGAACAGCTTGAACTACTCAACCAGCTTGAGCAACTACTCGAACTACTCGCTACTGTACCATGCTCGAATCTCCAAAATATATGTACTTTTTCATCCCCATCATAGTTTTCACCAGACGTGAATGTTATCTTAATATCCTTTGAATCATCAAACCCAAAATTTCCAGGTGGGTGAATACTTCCATTTTCATATAGATCAAACTTACTTCTATCAAGAGTCTCGGCGGTGTTGGCATAATCAATCAGACCGTCAAAAAATGGATTCAACTTTGTAAAATCATTCAATAATCCATCGTCAAAATATTCTGATAATACCGGGCTTGTTCCGACAATCACATGTGCATCATACCTGTCTGGGAAAGTTCCCGCCGATATCTCAATAAATGATGACGTGTTGAAAGATCTACCTGGAGTCTTTATAAAATCAGACGACTGTAGAACTTTTGCTATCCAAGTCGTGTTCCCACCATCCCAATAAGCCCTGTAAACGGCGAACAGGGCCGTTTTTGTATCTATTGATGGTGAAATAAAAACCATTTTATTTCCGTACAAGGAGCCGAGTGGTCCGTCCTCACCAAACCCTACAAAAGACGATCCGTCAAAATAAGTGAACCCAGTCGGAGAATCTCCAGAATCTCTGTACATCAATGGTGTAACCAAACTTCCAGTATAATCGGAAACGTCTCCAGATGATCCTATATAAATCTCATAATGGATATTAGAAGACGGTGGCCAGGTGTTAAAGTAATCGCTTATTTCCGGTAGAAGATCTACGGATAATGGTGACGTTCTGTTTTCTCCAGTATTAGAAAAGGTGCTTGCATACAGGTTTATTTTTTTGCCAGAATAACTAGAATACTCGTTAGACAGTGTTATATCACCGCCAGATACTGTGCAGCCCCTCGATCTATGGAATAAGTACAAGTCCTGAGTGAAATCAATTGTCAAATCTGTTGCTATAAATTTAGACTTTAATAGCCTTGTAGTATGCCATGATGTATACCCCTCTCCAGGCAGGGAGTATATCTTATCATATTCTATTGCCCAGCCATCTATATCTATAGATTCAAACTTATACAAAACATCGGCGGTCAACTCTCCATCCAGAACAAAATCCTGATTATATGTGAGAACATACTCAATATGGGCATAAGAATACCCAATTGGGACATCTGGCAAATCTGTTTCCAGAATTAATATGGTACTGTCTGAATAATAAGGTGGCGTAATACTAGATTTCGCCCATGACGAAACATCAATATATTTTCTTGGGTTCGATCTATAAATGGTCCCCTCACTATTCAATGTCAAGTCCACATCGCCAGAATCCACCCCTACAATATGTCCAAAATGCTTGTTTAGTTTTACTTTCTTCATTATTACCCCTAACTCGAACTGCTCGAACTGCTTTGGGTCCAAGTTCCGCCATCATAAAATGTTCCATGATCGCCATTATAAATATAGTCAGCCATACTGTCTGCTTCGGCAACACTACTAAGTGGAATGTCTCCCCAAAAAGCAAATTCATCAAGGCCCGAATCGTCATCTACACTTATCCATACCTCAGTGTCATTGGAAAAGTCCTGTATTGTGCTGGAAAACGACTCTATACCCGACTGAACCCCATCGACATATATTATGATCCTATTTATACCAGAATCAGCAATACATAAAATGTGATGCCAATTTGCAAGTGACATCGCCCCAGACGTTATCAATCTATCATCAGCCTGAAAAGTAAGTTTTGCACTTCCAGTGTCTAAAAAGTGAGAAACTTCGTACTCATTTGTCTTTCTTATAATTATTTTCCCAGGAGATACATTTAGTGGGTCTGGGTAATACCAGAAACTCATTATAACAGAACTCGCATGGACCCCGCTTATTCCAGTCACCAAACCAAACGTCACATCCGCCTCTGGTGTCGTTGCGTTAGTCTTCTTTCCAGGATCTGTTTTTACTGTTGATGCGTCTTTTGTTATCAAATGATTATATGGTAGCACATCATCGGAATGAATCGACCCAGTAGTCTCATCAAAGTCCCAATGAGCCAGCATATACGAATTGTAAGCATTAATGTCCGAAGTCCAAGAAGAGGAACATGAGCAAGAACTACTACTGCACGATGAGGAACACGATGAGGAGCACGATGAGGATGATGAGTTATTGCAAGATGACGAACTACATGATGACGAACTTGAAGAACTGCTTGACACAATCGCGTCATCTAAGTTCATCGTGATCGCTGTGTCAAAATTTTTCCATTGATTTTCAGTCTTGCTGAAGTATGTCATGTATATATCTTCGCCCTTTTGGGCGGAGGCGTAAACAACACCTCTGTTGTCAACGCTTATTTGAGGATATATCAAGTCAGAAACAGCACCAAATGGTGTTGACGATGCAAAGAACCTCCACTCATCATTGTCTTTACCAAACCCTACAACCGGGACAAATATTGAGTTTACAGGGTCATAGCTTACAGATATCGCATATACATAGCTGTCGTAAATAAAAAATGAGTTATCATCTGTCGGGTTCTCTAATGAGCATAATGAAGGGAAGATAGATCTTTCGGTACAGAACGACCTGAAAGTAGAATAAGAGCCAGAGGCCAGACATAGAATTGCTTCTGGACTCCCTGCATAGTGTTGTATCGTTTCCCCAAAATCTTCTTCTATAATTTCATACGGGTATTCTATATCTCTTTTTACAACAAATAGTATAACATCATTCACCATCGACTTGGCATCAACAAGGATATAGTCTGTCAATTCTGCTTTCTTGGTTACCGACGTTGTTGTAACTTCATAAATAACAACGTTGCCTCCAACTTGAGAGGCCATGAAAATATCATCGGTGTCAACCTTCACTAACTTAGAGAATGATGGAAAGATTCCATTTACACATGCGTCACTATCGATAGCTTTCCATGTGGTATCAAGATATGTGTAATAGCCACAGTCAAATTGTCCATCAAAAACTCTGTTTGGATTGTTTCCTGTGCCCAAAACTGAGACGTTATCTGAGGCGAGTTCTACGAGGGACAGGTTCTCCCCCACATAGTCTCTTGGAAGACGGTCTGTCGAGGCTGGGAAAGATACAGTGGTGTCCAACACCTCATCAGTTCTATAGACTGAAATGTTACCGTCTTTATCTCTAAACAAATAATGGACATAATCATCAGAGAACCTCTTAAAGTCTCTGATGTTTGTTTTTATTGGTGTTAGGAAGTTTCTTCTGTCATTCTGTGGTTTCATTATGAGTGATCAAGGCTTACCTGATACGTCACAGACCCCGCTTCTGCGGCGTCCATGGACATTCTTGAGTTCATGAATATATACTTTGACACATTGTCAGCCCTTGTCCCTATCGTTACTGGTTGGTCAAGACCCGCGAAGAATCTCGACAGTGTGCTTCTTGAGACAAAATTATCGTCAAGTTCTATTCCGAAATTTCCATTCCCCGCTGTCCCGTCAGAAGTGATATCTACAGGGCTGTCATTTACTGTGATTTGTGGGGAGGCTGTTATTTGAAGAGTCACATTAGAAAGAAACGATACGTCTGGGACATACAGATCAAAAACTCTGATCGGGCTGAATTCGCCTATGTTGACATTTCCAAATGACAAAGAGGTGACTGTTCCCATTAACTTTCCTGTCGATGGGTTATACTCTCTCCATACTGCTGCTATAGCCATTTTTCTCCCTCCAAATATAGTCCAAATTCTTTCATAACACTTCAAACTCCTTTAATTTATAATTGTACATTAACTAAGGCCGTTGGACATCCAACGACTAAAACATTCGTTATTCAAAATGTCCTCACAACTACTGTCTATCATTAATTGATGCCTCATTATCGCCCCAAGATAGTTCTTTACCACTTCCCTATCTGGGGTGAAGTCGTCAAACCCTGACAATTTACCTTCGTAAGTAGCCCCTGAGCCCGTATATGCCGATCTGCCGATGGTCGCCACAGGAATACCACTAAATAGCGCCTCAGTTGCCACTGTTGAATTAATTGTAATAACCTTTGAGCATCTTGATATAGATCTATATACAGATTTTTCCAAATCTAACTCCCATCTATCGCCAAATATTTTAACCCCCTCTTCTCTAACTTCTTCCCAGTCGGATCGGTGCCTTGGGTGTGGTCTAACAATAATTTCCTTGTCTGGGAACTGTTTCTTTACTCTTGACAACAATGATAAGATACTACTCCCTTTACCGTAATCGTCATAACAATATTTTACAGGAGCGTCATTCTCTCTTTGTAAAACTACAAGAATCGGACCTTCCGGGTCGTATTCTTGAAAATAATCAACCCAACCAAACCTTTCTTCCGCAATTTCATAGAACTTATCTATCTCAAATGACGAGGCGGATTGTAAATACTCCTTATCTGTACATATTGTAGAGTCCGAAAACCACCCGTTCGTATCTAAGAATATTCCACTCCCCTGATTGAATAATGCGTTCTCGATAAACAAAAAGTTTTTGCCGTGTTTGTCGTACCATTCTTTTGGAACTTTCAAACCCCAGGTAATAATATTGTCATATTCTTTTATAAGATTTATATACTCATTTTTAACGCAAGAAAATCGGACAGATATTTCTTTATCAGTTAAAACATGTTCTATTTGATGTTTTAACTGATCGTGGTTTTCTGGGAAAAATAAACATGCTACTCTCATGATTTAATCTCTTATGATGACGATAATTATATACTGCTACTACTTGAACAGCTACTTGAACAGCTACTACTGCTGCTTGAGAAACTCATTGATGATGACGAGAGCGAATAGCTCGACGAAGAACTAATACTTTCTGATGAACAACTACTTGACACCCAACTTGAACAGCTGCTTGACGAACTGCTTGAATTTGTCCAACAAAGGGAACTAACTTGACCGCCAGACTGATTCAATGTAAAGTCGCACCCTGTGATATCAATAATCCATGCTGTGCCAGCTAATGGTGCTTGAACGCAAACTTCAACAGGACAAGTCGCCTCAACAATATAGGTGTTGTAATTCTGATAAGTAGATATTGATCCCGTATCCAATATACTTCCGGTATTATCTGTAACGGTCAATCTGTCTGGAATCGTATACGTCTTAAATTTGATAGTCATTGTTCCGCACGATTCTCCAGGTGAACATTGACCAATGGCCTGGACGGAGCTTATAGACTCGCTCGATTTGCTAAACGAACTACTGCTTGATTCCCAACTTGAACATGAACTCGAACAACTTGAGCTACTTGAGCTACTTGACGAGCTACAAGAGTTACTCGATGAGCTACTTGATATGCAAACGGTACAGGCGGCATGTGTTGATGGAGGTGTCGGAACAGTGTCATTGCCCTGCCTTTTTATGTAAAAGCAATAGGCGTCGGGTGGGGGACAACACGATAAAAAATTCCACGTGGTAGTTACTGGAGCACCTGTAAGTTTTGCACTCTTTATCCTAACAATGGATGTAGCATCAATATCTTCAATAGCATTATAGGTAACCTCGAATCCTGCTCTGGCAAAAGACTCTGTTGGAAGCGGTGGCGTTCCTTCGCCAGAATATTTCTTTCTAAATGTGACAGAGAAACTGTCAAAATAAACGCCTGTGAAAAAATTGTACTTAGTCACATCTTTATTCAACATTGTTAGTGGGTCTCTTACCCATGAAGCTGGAGCGGTTCCAGAATACAGCCCGGTATTATTGAATTCTGTCAATGTAAGAACAGATCCGCCAGACTCTGGAGCTTCGAACTGGGCTTTTGCCTCCCAATAAAATTCTCCTACACCACTTAGTGATGAGCTTTCCCAACTTGAACAGCTTGAAGAGCAACTACATAATGAGCTTTCCCAGCTGGAACAGCTTGAGGAACAGCTTGAGGAACAACTACTACTTGAGGAACTACATGAACAACTACAACTTGATGAGCTACAACTTGAGGAAAGACTTGATGAGCTAAAGCTACCAGATCTTGATGATGAAGAACAAGAACAAGAACAGCTTGAACTACTATTCGACGAGCTACTGGAAGAACAGCTGCTGGAAGAACTTGAACTGCTTATTTGATCACCAAGAATAGCGGGGAAAATATTCTCCTTATATCTTGATCCGGTTGCCATAACTACCGGGCCATTGATCATCACGTTTTTCAACTCTCCCTTTTCTGGATTATTGAAAGCGTCTACCTCATCACAAGAAGAATAGAATGACACATCATCAATGGGGTTTTTATTATTCCATTGAAAATCGTCTGGGTAATTTCCCTCCTGATTCACCGAAGAAGCATTGCTTCCCGGTAGCGCTAAGTCTGCGTACCAATTTGAAAGTGCCATGTTTACTCATCTCAAAACTTTTAGTAGAAATTCACAAGTCTTTTTACTTCTTGCCTCTTTCTCTCTTGTGTTTCGCCTCGTTTTCACTTAAATACTCAAGGATTGCCTGCCCTTCCGTCATACCCTTATCTTTCTTGCTCTTTAGATTTTCCCAATACTCTGTCATCATATTTGAGCTATCTCCGGCGTCTTGGGCTTCTTTTTTAATATCTTCCATTTTAACTCCTTATGAAATTAGATCTGACCAATCATCAAGAAAGGTCTTCTTCTTTGGTGGTTTTTCCTGCACCGGAACATTTTGTACCGGAACATCCTGTACTTGAGTATCCGGTGGCGGGGTCTCTTGAACGGGCGGTTCTCTTCTTTTTGTATCAATTACATCTATTCGATTAGGGTCAAACATTTCAATTTGATCACGCGCTTGTTCAAGCGTCTCTCTCGCCCGCTGCTCATGATCTTTTCCCTCTTCAATAGAGGTTAAATAATTTCTAATGTCATGAGGGTTAACTGGGCCGTCCTTTGTTATAAATTGATACCCAACGATATCATCCAACTTAAATGTTCTTGGTTGACCGCCTCTAGTTAAATCAACAACAGTTATATTGTCGCCGTCCCTCTCAAATATTTTACCGCTTGGAAGCTTGGCGGTTCCACTTGTTGCTAATTGATGATCTAACATGCCTCTGTGGCCACCGGTGTACATATAGGATATCTCCATGTTCAACCCGTTCTTTATTGCGAAATCAAGGGCGTCAACAAAGTTCTGTGTTATTCTAACGTTAAACTCTTCGGCTCCGGCTGTTTTTATACTGTCTCCAAAACTATGACCAACCACAACATTGTTCTTAGCAAACCACCCACGATTAACTTCAAGTGCGTACCTACATTTTGTCGATGACTTTACGGGCCTTAGAGATAATGGTATCAAGGGTTTAATATCTAACACTTTGAAATCGCTACTCAAAAAGGCTATGTCCAAGGGAATATAGGTGTTAGACATCCAGAAACTAAGGTGCCTATCTGACGCAAAGCAAAATAGCATCCCGCGATTTTCTCCGAGATGCTTCTTGTACATCAGCCCCTGCTCTCTTGTGTAGGGGTCGTTTGCGACATCTACCATTAAATTAATTGTCTTTTTTTCACTCGCAGCCACGGCTACAAACCTCCAATTTCACGCTTATCTTCTATTTGTTCTTGTCGGCGTATTAGACTGCCATGCACAACCATATGAAGAAACTATACGTATTAATTTAGAAGCGCTCGCCTCATCAACCTCAACATAATAATTTCGACCACTTGATTTATACTTAAAACCACTCAGCCTACCTTCTTTTATCTCACGATCAAATTTTTCAGTCGCAAAGAAAAAGATCATTACTTTTTACCCACAGAGAGTCTTGGTCCATTTCCAAATTTCTTCTTTTTATCAGCGAGAATTTCCTGGAGCCCCTTGGTTTCAGAACTCTTATCAAAACTATTCTCTTCTGAAAGAACCAGAGTCTTAATAACCTCTCTCCCTCTGCTTGTGTACGTAAAAGTCTCTATATCTCCACTTATAAGACCAGAGGCTTTTAGCCTTAAAACGTCGTTCTGACTTACCGTCTCTGGAATAGGTATCTTTTCATCACTGGCGCTACCGCTACTGTCTTTCCAAAGCTTGAAAAGTATTCCCGCCTCGAAATTGCTGACCTTTATGATATCATTGGCTTTCGACTGTTTTTCTGTAACAAATGGTAACAGGCTTACATCTATACCGTAATCAACCTGAGGGGTCATTGGTTTGTTTTGATCTAACATCAAATAATCTGTATTCATTGGTACTATTGGGACTGGCATTTTGACCTCCTATACTGTTTCAAAAAATTCCGGCTGCTCTTTAACTACTTTTGCATGTATTTCTTTCAATTTTTCAAGGCCGTATTCCTTTAGCATGTATTCTCCGTCAGGGCCGTAGCCTATGATCTTCTCATATTCATATGCCAATCTCTTTTCAGAAACCTTCGCGCCGTCAAACAATAATTCTTTATTTCTATGAATCGACTCATCAAGCTCTGGGTCTATAGAATATCCTCTAAGGTTTAATATGATCGCCCTCGTAACCATGAGCGGATTAATCGGGATAACAACGTCTGGGTTGAGGATCGGTCTAACAATCTTGGCCTCAATATCATCCATGGCTTTTCCCGTTATATCGTAGATATTATTGTCAATAAAACTATAAAGTAGACTATTGACGGTAAAGTCTCTGGCATACACGTCTAAGTGAATTGGGGTCGTTGAGATATTCTCTTCTCTCATAAGCGGTCTTACACCCTCTGTGAAAATACGTTTTCCACGAAAGTCCATCGATACGCCTTCATACTCATAACTCATCGTTCCAGTTCTTTGGCTAAATCCGATATCGACAATACCAAGATCTGCCGCAAGAAGACCGCCAAGTTTTTGAACGTTCTCGACTACCGGAGATGTGAAATCAAGATCGTTAACCTCAAGGAAATTCTTTGTCGTTGCCAATGTTCTTGGGAATCCACCAACTACGAAACAGTCTTCTATCCCATATGTCTGTGATAATATCTTACACTTACTAAGTATCTTATTGATTGTTTCCTTAAGTCTTCCCTGAAGGTTAACAAATGAGTTTACACGATCAATGTTAGATCCAGAGTTTACATTGTCCTCAATTTCTTTAATATCTTCTAAGTCTTCATCCCCAGTAATCCAAACTACAACTTTATCCTTGAGATTGTCATTCTCAAATATTGCATACGGAAAATCTCCTAATGCGTCAACAACATGAGGTAAAGCGTCTTCATGAACAATCAGCCTGGCTACATTTATCTTTTTTGACAAAACCATCTTCTTATAATACCCAACCCTTCTCAATATTTGAACAATATAATTCTTAGATTCGTTATCTGTCACATTATAAAGAGAGTTGCCAACTGCCCCAGCAGTACCAAAATCGGATCGGCCAGACCAATAAGTATCTCTATCGTTCCACTTCTCTGGTCTATTCCTATGTTCTGGTGAAGCAAGGTCAATCTGGATATCATTTTTCCAGTAAGATCTACCAAATCTATCTTTGGCTATTTTACCCCTACCGTACCTTTCATCATATCTTCTCATCCAATATCTTCTGTCTGAAGATTCTCCGTCGTAATATCCATGGGTGTCAGAAATATCATCAGCCTCAAATGGCTCTCTCCAACCCGCATTAAATCCATTTAGATATCCAAAGACGCCACCAATATGCGGGCCACCAACGTTACTTCTCCATGACGCGAACTTAATAAGTTTATTTGTCGATGCCGCTTTTTGAATAGGAATAATCAAAGCGTGAGGAAGCTTGTCCATTAACATTTTCTCTAACGTTACAGACTCTGTCTCAGCAACCCCCTTCTCTTTCCTTTCTTGAGTAAGGTTTTCCTCACAAGTTTTATCTCCCGATTCGTCACCAGTGTGAAGATTGTTTTCAAGAAGGGTTTCCACTGAGTCATACTTTGTCCCTTCGGTAGCGAATTCTTGAAAGTTAACCTCTTGATTGGATCTCAACACTGTTTCAATTAGACTCCACTGGAACGGGGCGATCTGAGCCTTCCTATACCAACTATTTTCATTTGAAGCGTGAGTCATTTCCCCTGTCGTTTCAAAAGGCAGGTTAAACCTATTCATCCCCCAAGAAAGAAGGGAATTTTGCAACTCTTGACATGGGCCTTCGTCCCCACCTTTGGCATGTAAGGCTTCGTGGGCAATAATGGAAGCTAACTGAACTTTTCGAAGGTTGTTCTTATCATCCTCGGTAATCGTATCTGGATCGGAGTCCAAAATCATTTGGTCAGTAATATCCATGATTCTTGCAATATCGATGCCAATAACGCTTCCACCTTCAGATTTTTTCTTTTCAAAAAGTCTTCTCATCTCTTCTGTCACTTCTTCTGGATCTTTATCTGGAGAATATGCATATAGAAGATCACTTTCTGAAGGGCTCTCTGGAATATTAGTTACATAACCAGATCTTTCAAGCTCTTTCTTAACCCTGACCCAATCAACTGTTTCGTTCAATGATGGGTTGAAAACCCCGAATGCATCTACATCAGTAGAATTGTAAATGTATGCTACATTTTTCAACAGATCTCCCCCAGCAAATTCGTTAACTAACGAAACAGCCTCGGAAGCGCCGGGGAATCTCCCGGAAATTTCATCAGAATTAACATTTCCTGAGCCTACGTTCTGCTCAATTGTGTCAACCTTCTGTTCTATCTCTTGCAATTCTGGATTCATAATTATGCTGTCTCTGGACCCTCTTGGACGACTTCTTGCTGTCTCGCAATATCCGCTCTCTGTTCCTCACGGACTGTGTCAACAACTCCGGCACTTGGGTCGTCTGGTGGCTCATCATCTCCAAACCCGGCTCCGTTTCTCATCTCACCCTGAGATTGCTGTAAACTCTTTGAAGCATCAGATATCGCAAACAAATCATTAAAAAGATTTATCTCATTTGTTCCCCTGTGCTCACCCTCTTTGGCTTCAATGGCAATATCTACGCCTGTGCCATCATCATTTATCTTGTAACAAACAGTCCATTCGGCTCTCTGAACGTTTCCCGCTCCAGTTTGCGCCTTAACTAACTGCCCACTACTGTCTACCTTATATATTTTCATCACTTACCTCCTGTTGTAAAAACTTTGAAAACCTCTTAAAACAAACATCTATAGGGATACCTGCATTTAACCCGTAATTTCCTACTGATTCCACTATTACGGCGGCTATCCCAAAAACCCTTCCATCTGACGAATCAACAACCGCTCCGCCACTTGATCCTGGATACACAGATAAATCCATAAAGAAATAATTGCTTCCGCTATTTATCTCTCTGTCTTTAGACGAGATTATTCCTCGTGACACATTATTGTCATAACCATATGGGCTACCAACGCAAAGTATAGATTCTCCGACGCCGACCGAATCGATTCTTTTAGGCTCTACCTCTGTGTGTTTTACAGAGTCGCAATAAAGAACAGCGATATCCAATTCATAGTCAACGTCTAATATTGTTGCCGAATACTGTCTGTCTCCATCTATAACATACGCCGATACACTTTCAAAGCGTTCCTCGTTTCTACTGATTACGTGTGCGCATGTGATGAGGATGTTTGGTTTAACAAAAAAACAAGATCCCACCTCTTTGACCCCGTGGGTGTGAGACTCTGTCTCTATCTTAAAGCATGAAGATAGAAGATCTGCGACGATTGGAACCATTTCCGTTTCTTTATTGGCGGTTTTCATCATAGTATCATCGCTTGATGCCATGGGGGATATTAGACGCCATTTTTTGTTCTTCTTACCAAGATCCGCAACTATCTCATGAATAGGTCTGTTTTCATAAACGACCTGCTTACCGCCTTCTAAATACACAACAAATCGTCTTACTTTATCGCCAAGTAATCCTGATCTATTCCAAAGGTCTTCCCCATGAAACGGGTCGTTGATATGCCAAGATATATCTACCGTGTCAGGACTTGATATTCCAGTATGGTCCGAAAAACCCTTATCTAAATCTTTTCTTCTCTTAAGATCTCTATCAATATTTAGAGCGCGGCCTTTGTCGGTTATAGGACTAAGCTTATCGTCCAAGAACGGCATCGTCGTTCTATATGATTTAATTTGCAAGATAATCCCCTCATGTTAATCTTTTGGCACAACAATGTCTTCTGATTCTTCAAAGGTATTTTTTCGGCTATCATCTGCAAATATAATGTCATCATCTACTTTTTCAGTACTACTTTTGGTCATCTCTACAGTCGTTGGTATTTCTCCAACCATAACAACTGCGGGTGAAGAATCTGTTCCGTCAAGATCGCTGTAATTAATGTCACCAGGCTGTATGTCGCCATCCAATGGATTAACGTCGTCCTCAAGAATCTCTCTTACATTATCAGCAGTCAATTCTTTCGGTAGGATATTCTCGTCATTCAGATCCTTTGTCTCTTCTTCAATCATTATAGTTAATGATTGAAGAGGGTCTTCTTTAATAACCTTAGCGTTCGATTCATCGTCGGCGACAACAATATTTTCCTTCTCGGAACTCTCTTCCTCTTCTTTCTGATCGAAAGATTCATTAATCCCGCACATTGAGACCAGACCATTATGGATACAACCCAAAAGGTCAGCACTTTTTTCCACATCGTCTTTATCATATAGCACGAACTCCGTATTTGATGGTCGGATTGTTAAACCCAAACTGTCAATATGTAAGATCGTTCCGCTATTATTTCTTAGTTTTACCAAAGGCATTTTCATCTCCTGATTTATTTATTTGCTTTCTCGAATTTTTCTTCCTCAACGGGATTGTTAGAAAGTCTCTGTTCCTCAAGTTTCGGAACGTCTCCTTTCGTTTCAACACGGTGATTAGAAAACATACTTTTCTCATTATCTAATTTTGCTTCGGTCACCCCAGCTTCTGCTCCAGTGTGCCTACTATCTAATTGACCTTCCGTCAATTCTGAATCATTTTGCCACCTTCCGTCTTCTAAATTGGCTTCAAGTGTTTCCGTTTTTATTAAATCAGCATAATCTCCAGATACTTCGTCCAGCATCTTCTCGATTGTTCTCGCTTCTGCGAGCACCTTTGTACGCGCTCTTTTTTCGCTTAAGTTGTAAGACATGTTATAAACTCCATTTTTCCAAATTCATTTGTTGTTATTCTTTATAAGAGCGTTTATAGTCTTTGGCGCGAACCTGCTCCAGACTATCCTTATTTTACACTCAAGGACTATGTAAATCCTTTATGTAAAGTGTATATTAGCAACAACTCCCTGCGGGAGAGGATTTTTAAGAACTCTACCGATAGCCATCCAGGCAGCACCAGCGACACAATCAAGAAGATCATCCGTGGTTATATCAGCCTGTGGGTCAGGAAAAATCTGGACCCCCCTCTGTGTTGGTCTATACTTAATATTAAGCATTTCACCAACAACCAAATCGCTTCCATAAAGAACCAATTCTCTCCTGTCCATGAGATCGAATAGGTTTTTGTAGTAATTAGCCTTTGGACCTCTTCCAAATGGTAACTGCTTGGCGTAAAACCCCTTATTACTCAGGTAGCTTATGGAATGAACACTATTCCACGTGTCATATGTTACTGATATAGGCTTAAATATTCTTGCTATTTCAAGAATTTCATCATCCAACTTTACAATATCAAGACCGACACCTGGCTGTGGTTTCCAGACCGCGTGGAAGGCTAATACTATCTTAAACCTCTTTTCCCCAGACGATGTGACATATCTCACTCTTTTAACAACAGCACAAGCGTAAGTGTCGTGTTTTGAGGCCGGGTCAATATGCATAAAGTATTCACAGCCACGGTCTCTTTGGTCCTCCATACTAAGATTAGGGTCAACTGCACCCATAACCTTGTCTTCAGGGAAGTACTTATGTACAGAGCCCATTGTAGACCACATTGCGCCAAACTCAATATTGAAAGCCTCTGGGTCTTTACTTCTCAACATTGTCAAATAGTCGCCATCATATGGGAATTCATCATTAATATCCCATGTTGCAAGGTGAAACCCAAGAATTCTGTCAAATTGCTTATCAATACTCTGCCCCTGCTTATGTATTGAATGGAAAATTCCAGACGGAATACCAGTCGTGGATAACTCCACCAACTTTCCTCCACCATATGTGTCAAACTTTGCCATGGACGGAATCAAAGCGTTATAGAAGTCTCTTCCTGAAACAACTGGGTGTTCAGTGTAGTACTGTAGCTCATCAAACAGGATACAAATAGCTGAATAACCACGCAAACTGTCCGGGTTACTATGTCCGCATATCAAAACAATAGATCCCTCAACAGCGATATTCATATCTGGATCGTCTTTTTTTCTAAGATCGATATCTGTATACAATCTTATCTCAGATGACGAGTCTCCCTTTCCCTGAACTCTCCCCTTAAAAAATGGAGCATTTCTTATCCTCGCCTTAACTTGTGAAAACAATCTTCCACCCTGTTTCTGGGAGTTTGCCACATTCAATATTGCTATCTCTTCATCGTATGGGATGTTATAATGCTTATATGGATCGCCAAGCTTGATTAACTTGTACGACTCGTAAGCGCAAATAACTGATGCGAGAAGGGTCTTGCTCGCACGTCTACCGCAGGCGAGATTTAGTTCCATAAAATTGAAATTGTGAGGTTCTCCGGGATTGACCCCATCAACTTTTCTTTTTAACTTTTCAATGGCCGAATCTTGGCTCTTGGCGTATAGCCAGTTCCATTCTTCATCCGTAAACTCTGTTTTTTCATTACCAGGAGTTCCGTAATAGAATGATTTGAGAATAACTCTCTGACTTAAAAATAAAACAAGGTTGTTTTTAGGTAGGGCCATCATGTCGTCCCTTTCACAAAAAGATATAACATCTATTAGACCTTCTTCAGTCTCGCCTTCTTCTATAACAAGATTATTCTTTTTTCTTATTTCGGTGACAGCGTTAGATAAGAAATTAACGTTGTTCCCTTTATTTTTCTTTTCCATTTTTACACATATTTTTCTAAGATATAACTCGGTAAAACTATTATATTCTCAACTTCATTGTCATATGTCATCTTGAGTGGAACGTCAAAATATCCATTCCTCTCTACAATTCCACTATGTATAACCTCTCCAGCTATACCGTCATATTTAGTTCCCGAATCAATGCATGTCATCAGTTTTGATTCTTGCAATGTCATCCTGTCTTTTTCAAGTGATTGTCTTATGGAATCTTCCACACCAGTCTTTGCGAACGAGACAAATGAGCAAAGCTTGGTTTCAGACTCTCCACCTTTCAACATGACATATACCTTTGTTTTGGTTCCGTCTCTCTTGTCAAATGCTAAAAATCTATCTTTTACATAGTCCCCATTCTCTTGTGTCCCAACACTTATGTCGCCATCATTTGGTGGTTCTGGGACTATGATTATATCATCGTTTACCTTGTAACTCGATATGGCCTTGAATATCGGATACCATAAATTGTTATAGTATGTCTGAGACATTAATGGGAACTTTGAAATCATATCTCCAAGTGGCTGGACCTTTGTCATGATCAAGCCCTTATCAAATTCAATACAGAATGGACCCTCATCAGTCGAGAAGTATAAGATATACTCTCCAGTATGCTCTCTATCTATCCCGGAAAAAGAGGTCTTAAAAGGAAGCCTTTCAATCACATCGTCGCTCATCTCAGATAGGGCTCCAGATATCCATGGAACATCTTTATTGGCCATTACCTGCATCATAGCTCCAGAGACGTTTGCTTCGAGGAAATCTCCAAAATGAGTTCTGATTTCCTTATATATTTTCTTCAATTTTCTCTTTAACTTGATCGTGTCTTTAGAATATGGGCTCTTAACGTCGTGGTATCCTATTTCTAATATATCGATACCCTCTTTTGCATCGTTAACTGACTCGTCCGCCTCAAATTCCGCAATTGTATTAGACATTATTTCGGCATAATTATCTATCATGGTCTTAAAATTGTTAATTTTTGTCTTTAGACTGCCAGATTTACTATCGCCCTTCATATTCTCAATCATATTTAGGAAAGTCGTCAAAGCCATATTGAATTTATTTATAACCCTTGTTCTGATCTCATCAGGGCTAACCTTGTCTTCATAATCGGCCATTCTCGTCAGTTTGTCAGAATTCTCCCAATAGAATAGGCTCGCCTTAGAGGTCGCTTCCTGCATAGTTGGATAAGAACCCTCATCACCTATAAAAGGAAGATAATCATCTGAGCAGAACAGTTCTGTATCTGCATAAATGATTGAAAAAACGTATCCAGCATTCTTTTTATATATTTTTAGATCCATATGACACCTATATTTATTACATATTGCTTCTATAAACGGGTATGTAAACCCTTTTCCTAAAAATTAGATATGAGCTTCTACTATGGGTACTTCAATGACTTTTTCATGGAAGAATGAGTGCCCCCAGAGGCCATCCTCTCCCATACAATCCCCGTGGTCTGAACATAGAATAATATCTGTGTTTTTCATCTTCGGAGATTGAAGTAATCTTTCGATCATTTTATCAAGATACTCTATACATCTGATCTGAGCAGATCGACACCGTTTATCACCCCAATTAATTGGCTCATCATTTTCTCGTATCCTATAACTGTGATGAGTTTCTCCAAAATTCATAAATAAGAAAAACTTCTTATCTGTAGGTAATTCTTCAAGAACATAGTCAATCTGTTTCTTTGCAACCGTGAACTCTCCAAAGAACCCGAACTTCTTAAAATCGTCAATTGCCGAAATGTGCGCTGGTTTATTTATATTGAACCATCCAACAGCACCAGTTCCAACAGTATCATACCCCTTCATATTGAATCCATGAACAATATTTCTCCCGTCAAGTTGAACATGAGCATCTCCGGGGGACTCTGGGTTATTCAATCTCCACCACTGGCGACCATCTGTCTTCCTACCCGATCTCGCACAAGTATCGAAAGATCCACTACGTGTATGGGGTAATTTTCCAATGAAGAATGAGGTATGAGCCGGTAGAGTATATGTCCCATGTGTAAATGCCTTTTCAAATGGGAACGATTTTATTGTCGGCAAGTTAGCGTCTCTGAACGTGTCCCATCTTAAACTGTCAAAAACTATTAATGCTTGATTTCTCATTTCCAATTTCTCTCGTGAATATCTCCATTAAAACCATGTGGCGTAACTCCAACAGGTAGATACCTCTTTAAAATCTGAATATCTTCATTTCCAAACTTCAAACCGCTCAAATCTACGGGTCTCTTCCTTACTATTACGCTTATATTATATCCATACTTTTTTACCCTCGCTAATGAACAGTCGAATCCAGCCAGGATGAGATGCATAAGGAGTAACCCAGCGTTCCACAAAGATACGTGTCCGCCAACGATCTCGTGTTTTAATGGAGGTACTGTTATGGCTAAGACCCCATCGTCGGTAAGGTCTCTGTGTATCTTCTTCAAAAATTCATTAGGACTTAATTGGTGTTCGAGAACATGAGAACACCATATACAATCGAACTTCTTGTCGAATTCATGATCACTATAGTCCCCAACTATATCGGCGTGTTTTCCATGGACATAATCTATAGAGGTAACGTCCTTTCTACACGACTTAAAAGCCGCCTTATGGTTCCCATGTCTACCGCATCCGATATCAAGTACTGATTTGAACTCGAAGTCGTTGACGAGCTTTGAAATGCATTCGTGAGAATGCATTTCAGTAAAAACAATCGGCTTTCTCTTCGTAATAATAGCTGCACTGTCAATATCTATTTTCATATCAAGAAACTTTGATATTGTATTCCATTCTTCTTTAGGGAAAGATGTGACATCTTCAAAATTAACATTTAGACAATCAATACCCTGATTGCTTACGTGTTCAACCATTTTATCTCTAAACCCGTTCCATTTTTCTATCCTACCCTTATAGTGCTTCGGGCTCAACTTGTTCATCTTAGCCGAAGAAGCGGCTTGGTTGTCAATGTTTCTATGGAGAACGATGACTCTTACATCTACACCTGAATCTTTTAACTCTTTCAAGAATGGAAGGTCGTATGTTCTATATGATTTAGTCGCTACGACATCTTTGTTTTTATACTGGTTATTTAGGAATTTCTTATAGTCCTTAATATTCTCTTCACCCCTCTCTATAACACTCTCGATTGGTGGCGGGTTTTCGCAAACAAATAATTTCTTGTATATCTTCTTTATCTTATTTATGTGGGGCTCACTCTCAAAATATCCGCCTGGATTGAATTTGTCTTCAGTCTTCGTGTCCTTCACGAACGCTCCTGATTTCCTCAAAACCTTCATCATGTATGAAGACCCAATCCTCCCCATCCCATATGTTAATACAATCAATTTCTTCATACCAATTTCTCCAAGAAAGAAGTTTTGTCGTCACTAATGATGATACTTATTTTACCCTTATATTTATCAAGTATGCTTCTGTACGCTTTTGTTACCCCAGGCCAAGCCTGATTTTTGTAATCGTCAATAGCGATCACTCCGCCCTTAACAACATACGGGAACATCATTCCAAAATCAGAATTCACAGCCGCCTCGCTGTGTTCTCCATCTATATACACGAAATTAAATTTTCGCCCTTCTATTTCTTTCTTAAGCTCGCATGAGGGGATGAAAAAATGTTTATGGTTGGATAGCTTGGAGATGTGCTCGCAAAATTTTTCTCTAAATTTACCAATATTATTAGCCCCGTCTGTATTTAATCCTCCAGAGGCGAATTTATCATTCAGTGGATCACATGAATACAATTCCCAATTTGGGAAAAGTGACATCATCATGTTAGAGATAAAAACAGTCGTCTTCCCAGCCTTCACCCCAATCTCACACATATCTCCAACGATGTCTTTTTTCTTAAGCGAGAAAAATATATCTGCCATATCACCCATGACTTGTTTCTGACTTTTTAGATCCTCAACCTTTTTTGCTTCCCCTATAGCATCCCTAATGATCTTATTTTTCAAAGGTTCTGGGTATACCTCGTTATAGACTTTTCCCTTCTGTCGCCGTTCATTAAGTCTCTTGAAATGGGGGACATCCATCCAGTTATCTGGCCAGACTTGTGTGGCAGTTTCAATCCTCTTGCAATTCTTAAAATGTAAGTAGCATCTTTTGTCAATTTTACTCTCAGAAGAAGAATAGTTATTTAAGACTTCGCAGAAATCACCCTGTATATAATAAGACTCCGGGCAAACCTTGAAAACCCTTGGCTCGAATGTCGCTACCAAGTCTGGACTAAAATGAGAGATGTGATCCCCACTAAGATTTATTCCATGGAAAAACGTCTTCCCAAACTTTTTGTAGTTAGAAAGATCGGCGACCATATTTGGCGTGGCTATCATATCACCATCCCACTTACAAACAAAGGATCTACTCGTGAGGGATAAGGACCAATTATAATAGTACGCAAGATCATGTATGGAGTCTTCTGGAATATCTCTATGACCGGGGCCATTATGATGCATCTTGAAAGGATATTGATATATCTTTATTTTATCAGAGTTAATATTCCTTATAATATTTTCTGTATTATCTTCCGAGCCATTTAGTGTAACGATTATCTCATCGAAAAACCCAAGTACAGACTGAATACTTGGTAGTATAAACTCTTCTTCGTTCTTTATCCTGATCATTGCGGAAATTCCATCTTTCCTATTCTCAAGCCAGTCTTTTTTTATAAAATACTTTTCTACCCCTTCTCTATTTTTAAGATGCATTTTAACCTCTATAGAATGGTTCCGAACCATTTATCTAATTTATCAGACCCTACCGGGATCTGCTTATCAATAAGGGCAGCAAGTAATTTGTCAACCCTATCGGTGTGAGAATTAACATATCCTATCCCAAGAGATGTCGTGGGAGCGCCAAGCATTAAAGATTCAAGCAAGCATGTTGAATTTATCCCTATCACACGCTTAGAATATCTTGCTATATCTAAAAAATTTCCAGTGCTTGTCACTTTATTTTTGGCAGAACAGGTGACCTTTATTGAATTCGGGTCTAACGGGTGACCCTTGAAAATTATTTTGTCTTCTGGATATATCCTTTCAACATAGTTAATCAACGCCTGCATCTTTTTGAAAGGGGAAAACTTCAAAATATTTGTGTCCCCCTCAAGCTGTAGCGGGCATAGTATATTCTCTCCACCGACCCAAGGTTTACCACCAATGTATTTTTTTTTGAAATCTTCTAAAGATTTAATATGTGCATCCGTTATCCATGATAAGTCATCTGACATCAAAGATCCATGCCCATTTATACCCATAGTGTCAACAAAATAGTTCGATCTTTGCGGAAACCATCCAACCTCAACAATCCGATGCGGAATGTTCAATTTTCTACAAAGGTGTTTGATATGGCTTGTCGATTCCATTTCACCATTCCATATCATTACAAAATCATACCTCTTGCTTGTAAGCTCAGATTCTGTAATCCTCTTTCGACAAACATTTATTTCAACTATATGACCCTTGTTTTTGCAATACGATTCAAAGCCTTTAAGCCATGGACCAAAATGATCATCGAAATAGTCATAAAACCCTACCATAATAATTAGTCCTCAAAATTTAATACCATGTTTTTTATGGAACAGATTCGAATTTCTCCCGTTGCTGCCACCCTTCTTAGCTAATTCAGAAACTTTATGATGTAGATGTCGTGTCGTCGAAAACTTATGACTTTTGCATAGTATCTTAATATTTGCTGCACGTTTAGAAAAATCGAGATCTTCGAAGCCCCAGGCTCCATCAAAGCCCTCGTCAAAACCACCAATTTTATTCCAGAGAGCCTTTGTGAAACAAACGTTACCACCATAAGCCTTGGACCAATTGATACCAACCAATGGTTTTCCATCTTTGAAATCTTTCCTTCTCGGATCTTTTTGTTGTAGGAACTTTCCGTTCGAATTATATCGATCAGTCATACCAACGGAAATAACTCCTGGGTGGTGCCAGAAAACACGGTCATGACCCTCAAAGTATTTCTTTTCTGGAGCGCAATCCGCATCGAGTAAAACAATGTGCTCGTGTTTCGCGAGAGAAATACCAATATTTCTATTGCCATTCAATCTGTATTGACCAGATTGGCCACGCTGGTAGATATGGTTGAAAAAATTAGAATCTCTCGCCCAATCCATAGTTTCGTCTGTTGATTTGTCATCAACCAAAATTATCTCAAGGCATCTCTCGTTTTCACGGATTCGATCAAGGACTATCATTAAAGATTCTAATTTATTATAGCTGCAAATAACAACGCTATACGGCAATGTGTGCATTACTTGGCCTCATCCGGTGGTTCATATTCAAACATACCAAGAAGTCTTTCTACGCCAATTGGAAAGTCGTCAAAGTTGTCTGGTTTTGGGAGTCCAACTTCTCCATCGTAACCTTCGCTCTGTCTTTTCTTGGCCTTGTCCGCTTGCTCTTGATACGCTGGCATTGAAGAATAAATTTTCGCATGACTAATACTTTTTTCGTCGCAATTTTTAGGGAAGACCCAGCCGAGATGATAAATTGGTTTTGGTGGCATGGTCGGCGCGACTACTGGGTCGATCCCCCCCTCAAAAGTCCAAGCGTCTCCCATGAGGGAAATGCTTGGTACGTTCCGAACCATCCGAATCGCGGCGCTGTATGCTGCGGCACCTTTTGGCAAGGGTGTCCACGATCCAATAAAGTGGTTAAACATGAATTTAACGGAGTTTACTTTCCCCTGCTTACCTTCAGAAATTCCTTTGATGAACTGCCAGTTGTCTTCGTGAATAATTTCGTCCGCCTGAAGATAGTAGACCCATTCGTGTGAACATCTTTTTAGCGCCTCTGAAGATACGGTAGCGATAACTTCACCGTGAGCACTCTTCTTCCAGTTAGTTCTAAAAAGTTTAACCTTTTCGGGGTGAAGGTATCTGAATTTTTCCATGTATACGTATGTGTCGTCATCTGAGTGCCCCTCGCTGATTACGATTTCATCAGCGAAATCAAGACAAGAATTTAGAGATTCCCAAAACGGATAACCATTTCTCATCCCGTTTCTAATTACGAAACACACTGATATCCCAGGTTTTTTCATATTTTTTCGATCCTTTCGAGTAACTGGTTATTAATTGTAAAAATAGCCTCGGCAGAAACGTGCTTAGCCCAATCCTTATCGAGATCTTCCACCGTTCTCAACTGCTTCAACATATCTCCGATACATTCCTCGTTTCGAGACTCATTTGGGAAAAACAAACTCTGCGTCAAAATCCTAATCAACTCCTTGCGCCAGGTTTTCTGACCGATCTTGCTTTTGACCGTCAAGTCGATCATCCGATCAATATCAAAACCGTGAATTATTTTCGGGCTGTGCGTCGTAAAAACTATTTGACAATTTGGGAAACATTTTTCAATGCAGCCAACCAGAGCCATGTGACGACTCAACTCTACGTGCATCTCTACGTCATCGATCAACACCACAGATGGCATTATTTCCTTGTTTAACAACGTTGTGAAGCACTTTATGATCTTTTTCTCCCCCTTACTACACTCTCGGTCAGAAATCGTCTCATTGGGCTTAGTTATCGTCAATCCTAAAACGTGTTCATCCATCTGTGCGGCGCGATTTTTTAAGTTTCCGTTGTTAAGATTAACTGTGAACGGAGACATCGGACACTCGACTTTATCCACCTTGTATCCTGTAACGGATTCGAAGAGTTCTTTGAATTCTTCCCATTGTTCAAGTCGAAGTTGAAAAGTATGTAGCTCTTCGTCATATCTCGTCCTGAAAGATTGACGCATGAGCGTCTCCGCAATCTCCTTCGGGTGGCCCTTTTCACGGAGGTATCCACTCTTGTCGATGGCGATACTATAATCTCCGAACTCGGAACTAATCTCCGCCTCAATCAAAAAGTTAGCCTTCTCCTGCTCTGGCACGGTCATCTGTTTGTAATTACGAATGCATTTTCTCATTGACACCTCAATTCTATCAGAATCGTATGCGGCGAAGGTTGACATCGCGAGAGTTATAGCGTCTAAAATCGTAGTTTTACCACTGCCGTTGGGACCGAACAGGCCGAACAGTAGATAGATACCCTCGTCATTTGAGAAGTTTAAGTGAAAATCTTCGTAACACTTAAAGTTTTTAAGAGTAAGACTTTTGATCGCTAATCGGGGTTGAGACATGGTTTTTATCCTTCTTTTTGAAATATCATTTTTTCTATTAAAATATCATGGAGTAGACTGACGTGAAACGTGAGTACTACACCGGCCCCCGTTTCTTGCATGCTAAAATGAACATGACTGAACAGCGAAAACGTGCTGTTGTATTCTTGCGGAGTGATCTCCACAATTTTTTCGATAAATTTTGAGAGATGACTTCTTACAATTAACTCACCGATAGTATCGACGTGGAAGATTGATATTGAAGCGGGCTTCAGCTTTTTGAAAGTGGCGGTTAGACGAGAGTCGCCGCCGCATAAATAACTTATTGGAACAGTGAAATTCACTCGCCCCTCTTTTCTCACACGCACATGCTTGATGAAGTCTTGCTCACCTGTTGCTTTTAATAATTTGGAGCATATTCTTTCGCCTAAATTCATAAAAATGGCCCTATAAAAATTAGTTAGTCACTTCGTAATTATACACCTATGCAAAATAACTTACCCACTAACGTTAGTATTTTCTTACTTCTTTGATCCCAACCTACTTCCTAACTCTTCCATATAAGATTTTCATAGTACGCCCCTAATTATTAAAATAGATGCGCCTCCATTTTTACTATAGGACCCCTCTGGGATAATTTATTATCCCTTTAAACTAGTCTATAAGGGCCTATTTTTATAACATGTACATACCGTGATACCAAGGGGTTACGACACAGTACTTTGGCCCTAAACAGTGTTGAGATTACACTGATTGGAGGCAAAGTTGTTTCTTTTCAACATTATTTACTCCGAAATCAGTGTAAATTTTACACCGATTGTCTGGAAAGATGTCGAAAATAGCCAAAACACTTTTTAGTCTTTGATTTACTCTGAAATCAGTGTAAAATTTACATCGATTGAGCCAACGGATTTTTCAATCTCTTCTTTTCAATAATACTTTGCCCGCAAACAGTGTTGAGATTACACTGATTAGCGAGTAAGTGGTGTAAAATCGAAAAGTTCAGATCGAACAACAAAATTTAACATACCAGCTTGAAATGAGCGGTTTTTAAGGTATGTTACATCCATTAGAAAAGCACGAAAGAAATTAAAAAAACGAATCAGAGGTAGAACTATGAGCTTTGAAAAGGGCGGAATGACATTTCGAGTACTAAAACCACAAGTGGCGAGAGCAAGCGAAACGGAACAGGATCTCTTGGATCTTTCCTATCTCGAAACACCCGGCGTTGGCGACTACACCACAGTGGATGTATGTAGAGGCGTAACATTGCATACTGGTGAAAAGCCAGAAGGCGAAGACTTTTTGAAATACGGTGAGAATGTCTATTTCGCCATGAGAACCAGAGAAAGGGTCATTGATAAAAAAGCAGTTAAGGAACTTGTCAATTACTTGTTAGATAAATTCTATACCGAAAAGGGATATGTGGCCAAGGGCAAGAACGTCAAAGAAATCAAAGAGAATGCTGAAGCTATTCTCGCTGACAAGACCTTCGAGGACTGCTCTGGTATTCGCGCCGTACTCACTCGACCAAAGGCCAATCTTCTCGTGGAGGGAGCCTCTATCAAAAAGGTTGATTCTCTCTTAGACGGAATGGGCTTGGACACCGCAACCAATTATACGGTATTATCCCCCGACGAACTCTTTACATCCATCACCGGAAAATCGCCAGCAGAATATCTTCCGTATTCTATTAACGGAAAGTCAACCACAGCAGAAATAGGTAAAGACTTTCTCACGTGGCTCTGGATGGCCTCCGAGACCGATGGTAAGTTGCCTGGGAAGATCGTGACCGCTCTTTGCGGAGATATTGTCATGAAGGGCGAAGGAAGAAGTTCTTTGACCACAAAGCTCAGTAAGGGTACGCCTTGGGCTGGGGAAGAGGTATGCGCCGCATTCAACGAACATAAGAAAGTGTCGTCAGCCAAGTTTCGCGTAATAACGAAGGATGACTACATTGTCGAATGTATGATTGACGAAGAGTTTGTCTTTTCTGGATTTAAGACCATCACTGAAATTGATGGAAAAGACCCTCAAGAAATCATGGACGAAAGGATAAGAATGGTTGAAAGCTTTCTTGAAACCATTGAGGCGCTCTTCGAACGATTTTTACAAGAAGTCGATCCTGAACAGGTCGTGACAGCTTGGGTCCACCGTAAACAGGCCGCTCAAATCCAGGTTCAAATAGATTCTGGAATGGCAGACGCGAGACCGGATGCGCCTCTTGCGGATGGCTCATTTCATATGGATGTAGAACCATGTCCTAAATGTGGGAAAAGTCATGACGCGCTTATTTTTACAAGCTTGACAGCGCCATTCCAAGACTACAGTCACTGGGGGATGTGTCCCGATAGTCATGATCCAATTATGATGAAAAAAAGAGAGGATGACTCTTAAAAGCCACCCTCTCTTATATCAATATCCTATAATTGGGACAATACTATACTATAATTGGGATAATATTAAAACTAAACTGTGTTCTCCAAACGTACTCTTTCTTTCTCAGCGTCGGCGTTTTCCGCCGCCTGCTCAGAGGCCTTGTCTTGTGATATTTCATTCTCGGTTAACTCTATCTTCTTCTCAACATCAAAAAGACTTGTGGGTTTACCCTTAGCGACATCAGCTAAAGCCGTTATTACGGCCTTGATGTCGTTTGGAACGGCAACGGTTTCTGGGTCCATAACATTATTCGGGGCCAAAAGTCTTTTTAGATCAGAGTCATTAATAAATGTAGAAAGACCCATTTCTACAATATTTTGAATCATAGTAAGGCATTCTTCTTTAACAGTTTGACTGTCGTCCCACTGCGCTATTTTACCAATAGACTTCCATTCCTTCTTGCTAATTTGAAGAAGCTTCCGTGATTTGCCATTAGAGTTGGCTATTTTTGTTGTCACAATTCTCATTTATATCCCGACCCTTTGCAGTTGGTTGTGTAAATTTGTCACCAGGTCACCGATATCTGTGAGAGATCTCTTGAGACCCTCAACGGCTTCAACCCTATGCCCAATAGAGGAACTAAGCCTTGCAATTTTTGTTCTTGCCGATACAATCTCACTCAACATAGTATTTAAAGTATCATAAGGTGTGCTTTCGCCATCCTCTTCAGGCTCATGTATCTCAGCAGCCTTGACTTCTCTTTTTTCAACAACCGGGAAATCAAGCTTGAAACTATCTTTATACTCCAGCTTACTTAGCTTTTCAAAAATATCTTTGTTTACATCTCTCATAATTTTTCTCCTGACGCCTATGGGCCGTGAGGGCCACTTTGTGCATGTTTATATTCTACATTAAAATCGGCCTGTTTTCCTTCCGCATCGTCATTTAGCGCTCCAGCATCAGCTGTTTTTATGTTTTCACCATCAAGTATGAATATATCAGCGCCGTCTTTATTTTCGGAATCAACCTCTGAAGCTCTCTCTATTGCCGAGGGTGGAGCAGTATTTTTTTCGTCAAAAGATTGTTTGAGATAATTCATACCAAGGAAAACTACAATTGTGCAAATTGCAGCGGCTGCGCCCCATAGCCCAGACTTTACTTTAAGCTGTGCGACATCTACAGTTAAAACCGTAACGTCGTTCCTGAGATCACCGATGTTATCGTTTAGTCTTTTTAATTCGGCAAGAACGTGATTGGCCCATTGACCCCACTCTCCATTACCACCTGAATTTTTATCATCAGATCCCATTTTTCACATTCCCATATTAAAGAAGTTATCTCTGGGTTTTTAATACATAAAGCTCGGATTGTTCTCCTTTAATATTTATACATAATGTCGTTATTTCTATGTCACAACTTGGCCCTGAAATGGGACTTGTATTACAACTAAAAACTATCGTCTCGCCTCCCCAGGCAATTATTGGCTTAAAAAACACATCTATATCCATGCCAACTAATTCGACATTCGACTTTGGACCTCTTAAGAAATCATATCCTGACTTGTTAGCATATTTGATAATTCCACAGTTTACCACTATAGCTGGACAGTAGATCATATCAATAACTTGATCTACAACAAGGATTGTCCTATCCTTTTCATTAAACTCTTCTTCCACGTCCCTTATAGATACAATATATCCAGAGATCCCATTCTTTACTGGGGAAACAACAATGTCCGCATGAAAGCTTTTTCCCTTGTCTCCACAAACCTCATCCTGATAGGAGCACTTAACCCCCCCCGTTCTTTCAATACCATTGCTCAAGGCCGTGCTAAACGGCTCTCTATCTTTCCCGTCTTCAGAAGGTATAAAAATGAATTTTGAGACATGGAGCCCCTTGACCTCATTAAATATAATACCAAACATTTTTTCAGAAGCAGGGTTTATAAAAACAATATTCTCAGATTCATCAAGAACTAAGAAGCCATCGGCAGAGGTGGATAAAATAGAGTCGGTTATCTTATATAGAGCCTTCAATTCAAAATCCTGAGAAGATATATCATTGGCCATTTTGGACAAGTCATCCAGTCTTCCTTGATTTTTTTTATGTTCTATTTCCATGCGCTTGCTTTTCTCAACAGCATCGCCGACAAATAACTTCACAACCCAGTTCAAAATTATACCTCACTGATAAAAAGAGTTAGAAAAAACATATAACACTGTTGTATTAAGTGAGATTTGACACAATCCCTTTGTGTCCAATAATGGATACAAACTAATCTAAGTCAACACCGGTCCCCTTTTGTCTCTCTTTTATGATCCTAGTCTGAACCTCCACCGGCATTTCCTCATTTTGAATATGAGAAGTCCTATCCAAGTGTTGAATATCCAGAGATCTTTTTTGTTGCCAGAATCCGCTGGCCATATCTACCATAGCTGAACCAAGACTATTTATCAGTCTGGTAATAGGCTGTAAGAACGGAATGTTTTGAAAAGCCATCCCTATCATAGTGAAAGCCAATCCGAAGCCAAGAAGGTACAAAAGGATCAACATGACTCCACTCATTTTCCACTTCCCCTTAGACTTGTTAATCGCATATTCTGAAAAATCGGTAAACGCTTTAGCACCCGCTTCCTGATCTTTGGATATATCTTGAACCAGACGAGCATCCTCGATAATACCTGAGCTTTTACCTATAATAGCATCTGTATGCTCAGAGGTTTGGGCAACGATTCCAGGAGCGCCCTTACGAACGATTTTATCGACTTCCGCTGTACGTCCAAGGATCTCAGCCGCATCTTCCTCGATACGCTCGCCTATTATCCCAACCGCTTCAGCGTTTTCACGCGCCTGTTTCGCTACAATAGCGGCTTCCCCGGCCTCAATTGCCAACCCAACGTCCTCGCCCTGCCTACCAGAGCTAAAGAAGCTTCGGCCCCCACCAACACACCCCGACATCAACACTGTCAACACCAACGAGATGATTAACATTTTTGGGACGGTCATCATAACTACCTCCGAACACGTGATTTAGAGGACTAAACGCTTAGGGCAATTGTATTTTTGCCGACCTCCAAACCATGAGCGTCTAACTATTATATAGTATTCTAATTAATGAAAAGGAAACCTTTATTTCCCACCAAAAGGAGGATTTTGTGAGAAGCTTTCTTAAAATGACTTGACATCGACCGTTTGTGGTGTATTATAAGCACATTGAAACAAACACATCGACATAAAAGTTTTTCGGAACGAAAGGAACAGGATATTCAAAAATGACTACAGCAATTACAACCAGAGTAAAAACGAATACAGTCGCTGCTATTATAGCAGCGTCCATCCGCCATGATAATGGTAGATGGAACGGGATTCGTTCCTCAGGGTTGTAGCCTTGTAGTTAAGTACAAGCGTACAAAAAAAAGGCCTGAGGGAATCAAAAACCTCAGGCCTTTTTTGTGTTCATACACAGACGATCTTTGAAAATAGAATAGAATAAAGAAAAAACAAAAGGGATGTTGTACTTCACGGTATAATAGACCTTTAACATACTCCTGTCTCTGCGTAACAAACAGAGGCAGATTGCGGACATCGTATAAAGGATAATTACCTTTGGCTTCCACCCAAATGATGTGAGTTCGAGTCTCACTGTTCGCTCCAATTTTTTCTTGCGGGTATAGTTCAATTGGTAGAGCAATAGGTTTCCAACCTGTCTGTTGTCGGTTCGAATCCGACTACCCGCTCCACTCTTGAAGGGGCTCCCGATTCTGAATATCAATGTAGGTGAGCCAAGTGGCGGATCGTGATTCAGCATGATCAAGTGGTGCCCAATCACCACCCTTCAAGACCATTTTTAATCACAACTGTTAAAAGGTTATATTATGGTAACGAAATGTATAAAAATAGTGGTGTTGCATGTTTGCTCTGATCGATCTATCTAATCTAAAATTGCCAGACATATCGACATTTATGGAAATGCACTCGAATAAGATCGAGTCAACGTTTAGTATTCTAATTAATGAAAAGGAAACCTTTATTTCCCACCAAAAGGAGGATTTTGTGAGAAGCTTTCTTAAAATGACTTGACATCGACCGTTTGTGGTGTATTATAAGCACATTGAAACAAACACATCGACATAAAAGTTTTTCGGAACGAAAGGAGAACGATGAGAACAAATGAAAACTTACTGCATAATCGGTGCCTACGAGTATAATGGCAGTGCTCGTGATGCGATAGTCGAATACTTTTGTATGCAGGGGGTCGATGGCTTGGTTGTCGTTGATCATAGAAGCCAAAGACCGGCTAGCGACGAGATAGGGAATGCCGATGCTTGGATGTATCTATGCAGTGCTGCCTGTTCTGCTGGGATGGAGGTGATTTTTCAGTATCACGAATTACCGCGAAGCATAGACCAAGGACGAATCGAGAAGATCGTGTCTACTGGGTGCGGCAAGATAAGTATCGGGAGCGCAGAAACTACAGAATGGGTCGGCTCTCACGAGTTGGCGGAAGAAAACATTGAGATTGGCAAGCGCATGGGTTTCGAGTGGGTGTGCGGCATAACGCCGAGGACGATCCTAATGGATTTACTTACTCGTAAGCGGAGAGAAGTTCTCGTCAGGAATAATGTCTTGTGCCTTACCCTTTCTCCCTATATCCTGTGGGGGTATATGTTTGCTGACGAGCGATTCCCCCATCAATGGGAAACCACGCTGGCGGGAAAGAACCTTCATGTCGAGTACGGTCTCACGCCGGAAAGACTTGCTGACTACGTTGAGCCACTTGACATAATGGCGGGAGTGGGATCACAGGTGGGTCTTGATGCCGGTAGCGCAGTATATGCCAAGATGTTAAACTTCAAGGGTTTGGTGATCTCGCTGCCGTTCGATCTGACGGGTGTGTTCGACACCTCAGTAAGAATGTCGCCTCCGGGCAGCTACCCGACTATTTGTGGGAATTTTGAAGAGGGAGGATACAGGAATGCCTATGCGTGACGGGATCGTGCTGAGATTTATTCCGGGGGTCACTTATTCTGTCGTCATTTTTCATATTGGTCACATGACCACGATGATGTGCAATTTTCTTTACGCGAAAAAGCATCATGGTATCTGCTATATTGCGCCAGAGATAAGTACAATCGGGTTAAACGGAGCGGGGTTTATAAGACCGTACCTGTCGATAAGTGGCTATCGAACAGATACTTCTCTCAGGCTGTTTGGTAATCTGGGTATCCCGGAAGTACTGATAAGACCGATTCCAACATACTGGGGTGGCTTAGAGCTACGCCAAGAGATGAGTAAAAAACTTCATGCAGAAACTGGAGCATCGATTAGCCAAATATTGGATGAATTCCCGAAGGCTGATATCAGTAGTTCGATAGTCGCTGTTTTTGATTTTCTCTTGGGGTCGAATGTCATAATTCGCGGTGGTGATTGGAAGGGCATTGTAGATCCCCATATCCGTGCTTCGACTTATGTAGAGACCCATCGAGCGATCCTAAATTATTTAAGAGGGATAGTCGGTCAAGGTCCGATTACGGAACACTTCGCACCACTAGTTCTTTCGGACGGAGAGAAGATATCCAAGTCAGCCATTGCTGACATGGGAGAAGACCCCGTAGTAGTATTCCGAGAAGGGGGATGTTCGACGGAAAATGCCCCCGGAATTTCCCCTCTGGCGTATCTGGTATGGATGGCTGGAAAGGTTGGAGAGGATCTTAGGTCGATTGATGATTTTGTCAATTATTATCAGCTTTTCGACATCGAGGCTGTTCCGGAAGAGCTTGATTTTGTATTGGATGACCTGCTCAATGCCGACGAGGTTGTCAAAAAAGCGTTCGGTCATACATCGAGTAGCGGCGATGACTTGGTGAAACACCTTGCTGTTTTCAGCGATGCTTTAGGGGTTAGTCGGGTCGATGGCGTTTACGAGGATACTATAATTTGTAATTTTTGAACTTTTACAGAATGCATGGGATGAGCCTATTTCAAAGGTGGAAATAGAATTGTCCCCTGTGGAAAATAAGGATGCATCATCTATCCTGATTATAAAATATGCATAAATACTTTGAAAATGTTGGCGAAACCGGAAGTCATGACTCAGTGGAAACCCTCCGGTAACTCTCACCGACAGAAAACAAGAGAGCAATAGGCCTGGGCGGGAAAAATAGATGCAGACTGTAGTGTTAGTAGCTCAGCACACTTGATTGTGGCTCAAGTAGGGGCGGTTCGAATCCGCTCAGCCTGCCCATCTTTTGCTGTATAATATCCAGTGTAAACCGTAATGGCAGCGGAACGGACTGTTAATCCGTGACATTTTATGTCCTGTAAGTTCAAGTCTTACCTCTGGAGCCAATTTTATAATAGGTCTGTAGCTTAGTTGGAAGAGCTACTGTCTTCTAAGCAGTTGGTCCGGGCTCGAATCCTGGCAGGAGCGCCAGTCGCTCTATACGTCTCGTACCAAGCCGAGTGCAAACGGTTGGGATGTACCCGCAAGGGAAATTTTGCAACCGGATGGTACCCGGCTGGACGAGCGCATTTTATTTGCCCCCGTAGTTCAATTGGATAGAGCAATAGTTTTCTAAACTATCTTGTGTAGGTTCGAGTCCTACCGGGGGTACCATTTCTCAAAGAGGGTCCGAAGCATTAAGGTGAGGCAATGGGTTTTTACCCTATGGAACAGGGATCATTACCCTGCGGGCCTACCAATTTTCAAAACAGCTTGACTTTTTTCAAAAGCAGGTTATAATACACTTAACAGATGCCTACGTAGCTCAACTGGAAGAGCACTTCGCTACGAAGAGGTTGCAAGTTCAAACCTTGCAGTGGGTACCATTTTGATAATGTGGCGGAATTGGAATACGCGCCGCTGTAATAGCGGTAGAGAGCAATGGGTTCAACTCCCATTTAAGGTACGGTTACCGCTTGGCTGTAATAGCTAAGGCAATGTCTCCTTGTGGGTTCGAGACCCATCATTATCATCAAAATTTAGATTGCGGGTAAATCGACTGGCGTAGCAGATAACTGGCTCATAACCAGGGAGGGGCAACCCTTAGGTCGGTTCAATTCCGACACCCGCTACCATTTTAACTATGATAAAATATGAAATCAGATAGAGATATGGATGTAGAGTATACAAAAACCCAACTCGTTATTTTTGGGATATATGAGATTTAATGTTGTGAGGATTGATTGAAAGTACTATGCTTTCATCAGGAAAACTGTAAAGTTCCATGGACTTAGCGGCTGGAGGTTCGACGCCTTCTCTCACAGCCATAGCGGAAGAGTGGATGTGGATACATAGACCATACCAGCCTCATAAGTTGGAGATTGCAGGTTCGACTCCTGCTTCCGCTAGATTAGTATAATGACAAGCCTCCACGTGGCACTAATCGGAAACGAACTAACCCTCGGCTAATTTGTCATTAATAATATCCGTAATTATCATCAAATATTTCTTCGCCCCATCGGTCTTGAAATATCCAAAAGAGGAGGTGTCGATAATACACAAGGAAATTCCATGGTTAATACACGATCCCATTAATTTTCGAATAGGTTGTGACTAAGGCCCGGTAAAGCCGGGTGCCGATCACTTACTAAGGCCTCAGCCCGTAAGTGCCGGGCGGGAACACAGAGGCTCTACCCCCGAAGATAACCAAACTTTGAGTCACAATACTTTTTCCTTGGAGATAATATGGAAGATAAAATACACCCGCTGGTTGGACAATCGTTCAAAGTTGAATGGTGGATTCGAATCCCACTTGGTCCACCAATTTATTACAGGGATTTCTTTCGAATAATTAGAAGTATTAGCTCAACCCACAACAATAGGAGGGTAATATGAATAAGAACAAAATCATCGGGACACTAATGGTGGCTCCGTTACCGATTTATCTCGTCTATCTTCTTTTGGCAAAAGAGATTTTGCCGATTGTCATTTGTCTTGCGGCTGGAGTTGGATTATTCCACTTCGGACTCAAACTTTTGACAGGATCAACACTCGAAGAGGTCGGCGAAGATGTTGTCAGACATCTCGACGAGGTTGAGGAAGAAGCAGAAGAAGCAGTTGATAAGATTAAGAAAAAGACAAGGAAGCCAAGGGCGAAGAAGGCTGTTAAAAAGAGTTGACGGATAGGGTATGTTAAAATGACCGACGACCATTCTTCCCCACGGGGAAGTAGCTATTACATACGTTGAGGGATTGGATACGAGACCAATACGTGAGTTTCACAAGATGGCAAGTCAATTTTTGGATCGGTGGCGCAATTAGGTAGCACAGCAGACTTTTAATCTGTGGGTTGTGGGTTCGATTCCCACCCGATTCACCAGCTTGATTGACAGGGTCTCGCAGACCGTACCAATAACAAAAGCAAATATCTTAATCTATGCCACCTGACATTTTATTTTTACGAGGAGCCAATGAATAATTTAACGGAAGAAAAAATATTTGACGAGTTAAGACCAATATTAGACCCTGATCTTGGAATAAGCATTGTAGATATGGGTTTGATATATAAAGCCAAGATAAATGGAGATCATGTTGATGTTGAAATGACATTAACATCTATTGGATGTCCATATGGTCCATATTTAATATCTGAAGTAACAGAAACAGTCAAAAATATTGATAGTATTAAAACGGTAAATGTAGAACTCGTTTGGGAACCACCTTGGTCGATTGAAAATTTGTCAGACGAAGTTAAATTAGATATTGGAATAGACATCTAAACCGGTTGCAAGTTCGATTCTTGCCTGGAGAGATAATTTTCAACAAGGGTATTTTTATTTGGCCTTAGCTCATGTTGTGGCTTAGAGCGCCTGTTTTGCAAGCAGGAGGTAGTGGGTTCGATGCCCACAGGGGCCACCAATTTTTACTTAAAGTCCAGCCAATCCCCTAAATAAACGCATGGCACCAATTCTATCACCCGCGAAATTACCCTTTTGGTCATCTGGGCCAACAAAAAACCAGTAATCTCTGAATCTGTCGGTTGCAATTTCACCGAGGATCTTCCTGATCTGGGTGTGAGAGATATCTTGAGAAAAGGTCGCCTCAAAATTTTCCGCGAAGAATGTCAACCTACACCAGCCACTTGCGATAGCATTATAGCCAAGGGTGAGACTGTCAAAGGGCATTGGAAACGATTCAGAACCAATCTCGTCTTCAGAAAGGTATTCTGCTAAAGCTTTCTCATGTCCCTGGAAATCATTTACGGGGACTTCTCCACCATCAGGGTCTATCCATAACCCATAAGCCCCTTGAGATTTTTTGTACCAATTCATATTTTGTCCATATCAAAATTTCTATGCTCAGTTGGGGAAACGCCGGAGCGCGTAACTCCGCCCCTCTGGGCTCCTTTTCAACGAAGAGTAAGCATTAAAGAGGTACTGTCACAATTAGATGTACAATAAACTCAGTCCACATCCCTCTCATATAACAATGACAGCATCGAGGTAAATATATGAAAAACTATGAAGAAATGAGCTGCGAAGAGCTTCGCCAAAACAGGAAAAAATAGTATGGGGCTACTTAGCGCTATTTGTAAAGGTTGCAAGAAAAATATTGAACATTTTAGTTTCGACAATGACATCACCTGTAGAGGATGCGGAATTATAAATGCTTCAAGTGAAATTCAGCTTTCGACCTTAAGCTACGGAAAGGGACGTGAAGACGGAAAAGACTCATCATCCAGATGGCTTAAATCTTGGATGAACAATAGAGAAAAACATAATTCATTAGAAGATTGGTATAATGCACTATATAGTATTGTTTACAAAACCAAAAAGTCGCCGCCAAAATTCAAAACTAAAATATCCCTACACGCATCAAACCTTCTTTTAAATATGGCAAGGCTTAAGAAAGAGGGGATGGGCGACGAGAAACACGACTATATGTGCGAAAAGATTTGCGATGTTATAATAGACGCAGAAGATTGGGAAAAAGAACATGATATAGAATCATAGTGGGAATAAATGGTGACAACATGACAAAAAGAATCGTAGTAACGAACAAGAGATAATCATAATGCAATGGGACTCAGTATACATGCCAAACTCAGCTTATCCCCCGCACGTTGGACATGCGGCAATGATCTTACACGCAAGAGCGAGCTTTCTCTACACAAAATTTTATTTAGAATCTTATAACACGCCTGGAATCGATCTTAGATGGGGGGTCGTTCATGATGTTCGCTCAACACCAGAGTTTGAAAAAATGCAGGTTGATCTTATGAATTGGATGGGATACCCACCGGAATTTGAATTGCGACTAAATGAATATGGGAATTTTCAAGCCGACGTGATGTGCATGTTGTTAAAGATGGAAATTCGAGAGGCCGATTTCAAAAGCCTTGAAATTGGGAAGTTTATGGTTCTAAACTCAGTAAGAACTCACATAAGGGGGGTGGGACCTTGTTCCGTTAGAAAAAGTAGAGAGGCCATTGGCGGGCGCTTTTGGATTCGGCTACCCAACAATAAGATACGCCCCATTATTATTAGACAATAATGGCGAAAAGATATGCTCTAGTAAAAGCGAGCATAAAAAGTTTCAACTAACTCAAGTAACTATGGATTCAAATGGGCCAGACAGTCTGATTGAAAAGCTATTAAAATGCCACTGCCCTGACGCGGAACATGTGAGAGGCGAAGACCCTGACGAAATAGCGATCAGATGGTGTAGAAAACTATGGACGCATTACCATGGATTAGCTTGTCTTGGACAGCCAATGACGCCAATAAAATTTAACTTATAAAATGCCGATGAAACATTTATATGGATGATGTCCTGTCTTGTAAGCAGGTTAACTCGGATCGTTACCGAGCTTCGGCTCCAATTACGTCTTCAAACCGCCAGGAGCGTTTTGTTGATCAAAGTATTGAGTGACAGCACCCTGGTCAAAGTACCCCAGTTCCCCAAGATACTTCTCAACATCCAGGGAAGGGGCGAATACGCTTTTGAAATAAGTGCGTAGTTTTGGAATCACCTCACTTGGCATAAAGAGCCCGCTTCTGTTCATATCAACAATGTGTATTTGAACCTGTTTGGTCCCTCTCGGATACAACGCTTCCCCTGCGTATGGGATAAGCCACATCTGAAGATACCCCAGACGAACATTCGTAGGGGCGAAAACCTGGATTTCAACAAGACTCCTGTCAGATCTATTTTCGACCCTTGATTTCACCTCAAGACCAAAAAACTCTTGAACTATATTAACAGCCCCGGCCTCTGCGGCCTGAACGTCTGCATCGTCCAAAGCCAATTTCTTGTCCAAAACAGATCTTACTTTCTGTTGAAGGGCATCATTATCGTCTGCATAAATTCTCATGAAAATAACCTAATATGTAAAATTAACTTGTTTTTTCATATACGCGGTTACATTGCAGATATCCTTTTTCAATCTATACATTGGTGGCGCAACAGGCTCTTAATCTGAAGGTTGCGGGTTCGATTACCGCCCGATGCACCAATTACTCAAGGCCGAGCATCTCTTTTGCTCTCTCGTCAGTGATCAAGCCTGATTCAAAAGACTTAAAGATTTGCTCGAAAGAGAAACCGTCTTTGTAAATACGGCCAATCTCGTAAGCCTCGTTCCCATGCGGAACGGTAATTACAGCAGTGGCAGCCTGGGCGGCACCTAATTGCTTTTCGACTCTGGCCTTTTCTGACTCAAGGTCTTGGACGGAAGCGGGTGAATTTTGAGAGCCAACAGTAACGACAAATAATCTTTTACTCATAATCAAACTCCTGTGGTTAGGTTAAAATATATTATACATCACATGGACGCATAGCTTAGTCTGGCTAAAGCGCTTGTATGACACATGCAAGAGATCGTTGGTTCGAATCCAACTGTGTTCACCAAACTTAAAAATATTAATAGAAGGTCATATTATGGGTAAACATCACGAATGTAAAATTACAAAACTAAAAGACCAGGAATTTTTCAAGAAAGATAATCCACACTATGGAAGGTCTCGCAGAATTTATAAGCAAGAATTCCACAGCCTTTGACCCAGATGATAAGAAAAAGCTAAAGCTATGGGCGGAAGAAGAGTTCGCGAGGCAAGAAAGGGCGTTAACAACTTGATATCAATAAGTAGTTAAAAGGATCTTAGTTAAAATCTAAAGAAATAGCCTATGGAGGCTATAAAATGGATGCTGACGAAAAAGATTTACAGAAAAGTCTTGGGATTGAAAACATAGATGAAGAAGATGAACTTCAGGACGTGATAGGGAGAGAGGGGAAGATCGTTGAGGCGGACTTCCTGATTACGCAAATAATAATGCTACAATCCATCCTTAGAAGGGACTACTCTATCGACGAAAGAGAAATTAGGAAAAGGTCTTCCGTACTATGTAGAAGGTCCAATTTCGAATATTTATCAGATATTGTTAGAGAAATTGAATCCTTAAGAATAAGACATGACAAGAAAAATACGGCGGGATAGCTCAACTGGAAGAGCACTTGTTTCATACGCAAGAGGTTGGGGGGCGGTTCCGCCACCAATTTCCCACAACGACTTGAAAACAACGATAACAGTGCTATGTTATCTCATAACCTGCTTAAGGAAAAATCATGAATCATTACATCGAAGTGTTGATCAAACAAGAGATTGGGAAATTTGTCGAGGAAGAATTGAGAGGTAGATATAGAGATTACGTCTCAGACATCTTCTTGACTTCAATCTTATTGAATCGTATGAATGACAGCCATCATCATGGCGGCATATCAAGAGGTTAGTACTTTTTCGAGGACGACCACAACGCCACCGTTTTTTTACGAAGCATCTTGCTGTATCTTTGAATCGATCTTATAGTATGGTTGCAAAGTTGGCGGGAATGGCCATCACGTTGCCCAGAACTTTTATTCATACATGAAGATAAGATTGCATGGAGTGACAAGGGAAATCGCTATTAAAAAGGGCGAGACTATAGAAAGGGGTTATAATTAGCGCTCTTGAAGGAGAACTTAGTAAAAATCTCATAGAAGCCCGTGTCCCCCATTTGGCTGCGGCGATAAGAGACATGGAAGGTTGCCCTAATGGAGATCTAAAGTGTTCAAGGTGCAAAGCTGAAGGTGCGTCAAACAACAGACAACGCACCGCATATGCAAATCCAGACAATATGGCAATTTATTGCCCATCATGTCAAGAAGAAGCGGACGCTTATTGGAAAGAGCAATGGGATGAATATTACGGTGCAATATTATAACTCGTAACCAGGAAGACATTATGACAATTTATAGAAGAACAATGGAAATTTCTAACAAAGAGTTGAGCAATGGCCAATGGGAAATTTTTAACAAAAAGAATATTGAATTTATTGCTCTGGCGCTAAGGAGCGACAAGTGGACATCAATTGATAATTTATCAAAAGACATTGGGCTCTATAGAAAAGCTCATAAAGAGCCAGAAATAACTCAAGAAGAGATCATCGTAGCGTTAGAAAGTTTAATATTGTACGACATGGCGGAGTGCAAAGAGTCCGAATAATACAACGAGAGGGAAGTATGGAAGATATGAAATGGGAAATTGAGCCTCACAAACTAAGTCCGTGTCCTGGAGACTATGGTGAAATAATAGGGAACGTTAACCAAATGGAATATAATGGTAAAGAAATCCCATGGATACAGGATGTTCATTTATTGGTTGGCCAGCTACCCACATTTGAAAAAGAGATGAAATACGCGGTATTTCATGATTGCGTAGTAAAGTTAGACCGGAACACGTGCAAAAGTAAGCTAATGCCAGTTTATGAGGTGATCTCCAAAAGAAGGCCCATAGACACAAACGGTGAGGGAAACGAGTCTACTTACAAAGAGATGGAGATATTTCTTATGTCATGTCATCTTGACGCAAGAAGGACCTTGGCCTGCAATGTTCTCAAAGAGCTTGGTTGTGATTATGTAACTATGATTAGAAGGTTGGGTCCAACAATGATCGGCCCGCCAAACGGCTTTATTTATGAAGAATTAGCAATCGTTGGTCAATAATATATGCTCTTGTGGTGAAAAGGAATCATTTCTCTTTCCTAAAGAGATGTTGCGGGTTCAAGTCCTGCCGGGAGTACCAATATAGTCCAAATATGATCCTCTCACCAATCTTGTTTATCAAAGATTATTTTGAAGGAATCGCATACGGACCTCCGAGAAAGTATAAAGCGAACATGAAATTAGTTTGTAATGACATCTATAGTTTAATAGGGGCCAGAGCATTTTCAATTTTATAGAACAGGTAAAAAGAACAAACAGCAGGTATAGGTATGAATATCGAAAAAAATTTTTATATAACGATGTCCAATTCGGCGTAGAGGTCTTAGTACCAAGTTACCATACCATAGATAAAAACGCCATAAATAACGCGATAATAAAACTTGTAATGACTGGAGTGAAAAACATCAGTGTTGTAAAGTCTGGAGGCCAGGTCGGAATCATGGGATCAGAAAAAGAAATAACACCATGGTCTATATTTGGGGGAAGGGAATGAAAAAGAGTTCATTAATCCTGTTTATACTAATGACCATGGAGGCATTCTCATTTGAACCAAGGATGCAGGCCGAAGTCAGAACATACACTCCAGAGCACCTGGTTCCAAAAAAAGCAACAATTGAGCTTCTCGATGGCACTAAGATAATCGGAACTATAGAAGACAAAGATGGGAAATACATTATCAAATCCGAATCTGCCGGTGAAATAATCATAGAAAAAGACGAGGCGAAAATTATTGAATATAAGGAACGGGTTGTAAAGAAGAAAAGCGAGGGGAAAAAAACAATCAGTGATCTACAACAAATGATGCTTTCAGACCCAGACTTGATCAATGAAATCATTCTTAGGTTCGCCACTGATAAAGATTTTCTTGATGTTATATCAGACCCAGAAGTAATAAAACATATCCAAGATTTTAATCTATTGGAGCTTCTTACAAATCCGAAAATACAGGCTCTTACCGAAAAGGAAAGCATTAAAGATTTTACCAAAAAAGTCACTGAATAATTATGGTCGAAGATGAAAAAGAATTACAAGGAATGATTGGACCTAACGGCGGGCCAGATATCCTATTTATAAGAAAATCTGAGACTCTTGATAGCATAGTCACAGAATACGAGTGGCCAAACGGATCTTCTTTCAGACTGGGATTCTCAGAACAGGGAGTCCGTGGGGATATTTATTGCGCGGACAGAAGTGGCGGTGTTAAAATGGGAATAGTAGACGACTCAGGAGGGTTTACTGTCCCAACATACTATTGTCATAAAATAAATATGCCAGTAATAATTAACGAATTGGCTATGCGTAGCTGTCGTAATATTTACATACTTAGAAAGGGCTCAGAACTTGGCGTGTTTGGCGGAAACATAGAACTTGATCTTTCTAAACCAGACAGGGGCTAAAGACTAATGCTAAGTAGAGAGTTCCTGTTAGATTTAGAAAAATGTTGTGGCAGCGGATGCTTTAACTGCCCATATGACCCAAGGCACACGAGAGGGTCAGAAAAAATTTCAAAAGACGCCCCTGTAGTTCAATCGGAAGAACAGTTGCCTTCGAAGCAATCGCGTCCGGGTTCGAATCCTGGCAGGGGTACCAATAACGATTAATCTGGATTAGGGAGCCAGTTGAATGCCAACTTCCCAAGGACGGGCGTTGAGGAATCCTCAATAGCTCTTACGAGAGCGAATCCTTGTTAAAAACACGTCGCCATTTTACGTCGATGTAGGCGAGAGGAATAGCCATCGTAAACACGGAAATGAAGTCCCTAACGGGAGTATGAGAAGATATATCTCGGTAATATAGCTGCGTTGTGGCGTTCCCGGTATACGTCTTTTGGTATAAAGGTTGTAAATGAGCTTCTAAGGCGACCTGGAAAAGCGAAGAGTGGAACCAGGTGGGTATAAGTAACCTGCCTTATTGATGCCCGTGACCTAACAGTACCGTTCATACCACGTCGATTCAAGTCCGACCATCGACACCAATTATGTAGAACCAAAAACGTAGAGAATTTGCATCGGTGACCGAATTGGCTGAAGGTATCAGACTTTTAATCTGAAGAGCTAAGGCTCCACTGGGGGTTCGAATCCCTCCCGATGTAAATGTGAAACCATAACCAATAAAGAACAACTAATAGATAACAATAAATAGAATAACATAATCATAACTCAAAAAAAGGGGGGCGCATGAGTTGGTGGAAATTTTGGTCTAAGACCAAAAATTATAGGGTGTCGGGAGCGGAAGTGATTGAAGAAAAATGGCCAAGTGACAGGCTAATAATTATAAGAAAAAACAAGGGCGAATCAGTGATCTATTTGAAAGACACTAAGACCCCAGTAATAGCAAGAAACGATGATAATGATTACATTTTAATACCAAAATTTGAAGTGGGTAAACCATATCTAAAACTGAAAGATCTCGCATACAAAATAGCAAAATTCGGAATCTATACACACATACACATTTTCAACATAGACGGGAGTACGGTAGCGGTGGTGGGAACCGTTAGAAAAATCGGGTTAGCTAAGGAGTTTTATAGCATAAGAGATAGCTCAAGCGCACATAATATTAACAAATATGTATAAAAGGGCTTGACTTTTCCCAATACCGAGCATATATTATCAACCAACGTACAATCAACAAGAGGTGAACCATGAAGCTCCCGGTGTTATTAGTATTTTCAGCGTTCTTATCTGGATGTGCAACTTTACCAGTGGGGAAACAGTCTGCACCACCAATATACACCTGTGAAACAATGCTCCCACCACTTCTTGAGGATTTTTACAGAATTTATCGAGAACCATACGTGGAAAACTTGTACGATTGTTCAAATAAATCTGCAAAATACACCCTCAAGTTGAGAGAAAATGGATTTGAGGCAAACACGATCCTTATTGAACAAGTCGGCTATGTTGTTGGCGACTTTATACACGCGGTTGTTATTATAAAGATAGGGGACGATTGTGAGTTTTTCTGTGATATTACAAATGGGACTTGGACTACCGATTTACCCACACTCGGAATTCCTTTAGCCTACGTCAACAGTATAGACTTGTTGACGAATTATGAATATGTTAACAATTTGCATTTGATCCCGTTTTTGGGAGAAGTGATAAAAGTGAGAGCTAATGGGGTCTTATACATAGACATAGCCGTTCCCGTTGTACTTGCACCAAAGTAGAGATGGGAGTATAGCTCAGATAGGGTTTTTACAGTTAGTTGTTCTCAATTAAAGAAGGATGTTTCAGGAAAAATGCGTGTTCGTATGTGAAACCTGCGGAACAAAACATCGAAAAGAAAAGACGGCCAAAGGGTGCTCGATACTTGACAAAAGGGAAGCTATCATTAAGAAGTGCAAAAATTACACTGTAATGTTTGACTCGGCGATCCATAGACATAATCCAAATGCAGATACAGCAGATAGGTTTTTGGCTGGATTTATCATAGACCAAGCCATTAACGATCCAGATTGGGAATGACATGAAAAATATTACCATATATGATGAAGAATGGAGATATTACCAAAAAGAAAATGGGGACACGATTTTATACTCCCCTCTATATCAGATATATGAAATCGGATTCGCCCACTGTAACAAGTTGATGCATACAGGATTCACCATAATAGATCCTGTAAAATTGAGTGAGTACATAAAGAGGTATATTTTGGAGACTAATCATGGGTCTAAGTAACCATTGGAAATCTGACAAGGGAGTAAAATTCGATCACGAGTTAAGACTAATAAACAATGGAATAGGTGAAGGCGAAATGGTCTTCTTTGGTGGAAAATGCTATCACGACATGGTATTTGGAATCACCAATATATCATTAGGGCGAGATGAGATCAGCAATGAGGCAATAATCAGAATATCCGAAGTTCTTGATGAGACTTCATACAAAGCGGCGAAAGAACATGCAGATCCGCAATGGGAGATGCAAGATTTTGAATATGATGATTTTAGACTCATGTTCAGGAAATACGCAGAGGCAGGAGCAACGTTAACTGGATCGTGGTAGATTCGAGGAATACAAACAATGATATCAACAGAAAATCCGAAAGGAACAATCGTAATCACAAGCGGATATTTTGACCCTCTACATGTAGGACATATAGAGTATCTTGAGTTAGCAAAACACTGGGGCGACTATTTAATAGCGATAGTCAACAACAACAATCAAGCTCTCCTTAAAAGCGGCGGATTTTTAATGGATCAGTTCGATAGGTTGAAAATTGTTGGCTCATTGGGAATAGTTGATTCCGCACACCTTTCCATTGATAAGGGGCAATCAGTGAAGGACACAGTCGCTTACTTGCGACAGCAGTACCCAGACAACAAAATGATCTTCGCCAATGGCGGAGACAGGCCCTCTGAGGGGCTCGAAGAGACCCAAGTGTGTGCTGATGGCGGAATCGAGTTAATAGACGGCCTCGGTGATAAGATCAGATCTTCATCAGATTTTAGGAATTATTCTGTGTAGATTGTAGCTCGTCCTTATACGATTGCAGCGCCGGGTTGTCAGCATCCCTTTGACGAACCCTCTTTTGAAAACCAGGATCGTCTTTCAACCAACCCTTTGCATCCCCCATCATGGTACTGATTCCAATACTTTTTGATTTTTCCTTAAGATATCTGTCCCAGGCACTAATCGTGTCATCTATTCCTGAGTCCATGCCTTTGACCAAGTCAAAAAACTTTCTCACCGCAAGATAGGCGGCATTTTTCTTTTCGTCATTACTATCGAGATTCAACACCGACAATATAGCGTGAGCTTCATTATAAGCATTTTCAATCTGTAGCCTCTTCCTTGGATACATGACTTGAAGCCGATCCCTTACTGGCACATCGCCCGGCCCAGCTGTTATAGTCCAACCTCGACTCTTAGCCGTAGAAACCCAATCCTTTTTGCTTGTTTCGAGCACCTTGTTGCCATTTTTAGTTTTTATTATCATTACGCCCTCTTATGATTGGGTTGTGTTTTGTTATGTTGTGATTATGTTACTTATTTTTAGTAATACTCCTTCATAGAGCTTGCAAAACCAGTAATTAACGGTATAATATCACTGTTATGAACGCCATCCAGCCCGGAACGGCTGAGATGATAGGAAAAGCCCCGGACTGAACACTGGGGCATTTTCTATTTTAGGGCTTGACAAATGGGAAACACGAACTATTGTTATGTATTAACAATTTCTTTTAGGCCGACTCGTCGCTGGTTAAACCAGAGGAAAGTCAGGACTACACTTCTTAAGGTAGGACGGAAAACCGGATAGCACTACCGAGGTAGCAACGCAAACAGGCTGAGTGTGTGAGAAGCACTGTGAAGCCGGGTAGCGGCAAAGATTAATGACGAGGTTGAAACAAAATCCTGCTTACGAGCCTAAAAGATTAATTATTGGTTAAAAAATGGAATGTCTAAATCAAAATAAAACTCACAAACGAGGTGAAGAATTGGAGAAACCAAGCAAAGTGAAGATGGTCATACGTTTCTTGATATTTTTTGCTATATCATTCCTTTTAATCGAAGGAATAGAGCATATTCTTCATGAGGTCTTCGATATACACATGCACGGCTGGTTTTCTTGGGGCGGACTTGGGGTTATCATCTTATTTGGATTTAAATTTCACATGATTTGTTGCGTCATTCCCTCAATCATCGCGGCAATCCTCTGCATTAAGAAGCGCCACAAACATTGCGACCATGATCATTGCAAGAATGGGGCCCAGGATGAAAAACAGCCATAAGACTGCGAAATCGAGAGATAAGGCCTCTGCCCCCGCACGATGGCTCAATAGAAAGTATTTATTAGTTGATAGATGCTTAGACTATGGGTGCGGTGCGGTAAGGGCACAGACGCTGATGAATTGTCAATGCACCGATATGATCCACATTTTTTCCCGACCTCACCAGAAGGTTTATATGACACGATTACATGCACTTATGTATTAAATGCAGTTAGCGAGGAAGAGGGGGGCGGAAATCATCATCAAAATAAGAGGGCTCCTTAAGGATAGCGGTGTAGCATATATAACTGTCAGGAGAGACGTAAAAGAAGATGGTTGGACAAGAAGGAGTACATTTCAGAGGAATGTCATTTTGGATGAAGAATCATTAATTGACAATTCCAGTTTCTGCATTTACAAAATAAATAAGGAGTAGACATGAACGGTGAACCTCTCGTATTTTCTGGGCGTTCCAACGAAAAGTTGGCAAAAAGCGTTGCGCGGTATTTATCGATTCCACTTGGCAACAGATTTATCAAGCTTTTTGAAAGCAATAGCAACCGGGGGGAAATACATGTCGAATATAACTGTAACCTCCGAAAACGAGACATTGTCATAATCCAAACCATCTTCGATCCAGTGAACGATGACTTAATGGAATTGCTCGTCATGATCGATTGTGCTAAGAGGGCAAAGGCAAAAAATATCACCGTAATTATTCCTTATATGGGATACTCAAGACAGGATCGCAAAGATAAGCCAAGAGTTCCCATCACATCAAAGTTGGTGGCTGGACTTATTGGGTATGCGGGGGCAGACGACGCTCTTCTCATAAACTTACATGCTCCACAAATCGAGGGGTTCTTCGATATTGGTGTCGATCACATTTCATGCACCAAGATTATGGTGGAAGAACTTCTTAAGACGATTGGCAAATGCCCCACAGAAGACATTGTAATGGTCGCTCCAGACGAAGGCGCTGGAAAGATTGCCAAAGAGTACAGAAAGTTCGTTCCAGGATCAAGATTGGCTGTAATATCAAAAACCAGACATAGCGGAACAAACACGACATCTGACTTCATCATGGGAGAGGTTGACGGTAAGGTCTGTGTTCTTGTAGACGACTTGACCTCGACTGGTGGCACCTTGATCAATGGGGCGGAGTTGCTTATGAAAAAGGGGGCAACAAAAGTTTATGTTGCTGTCGCTCATGGCTGCTTTATCAACAATGGAAAAATCAAGAGCTATGAAAATATTGAAAATAGTTGTATCGAAAAAGTTTTGGTGACAAACTCTATTGACGTAAAGAAAAGTCCAAAAATTAAAATCGTAAACCTTGGAAAATTAATCGGAGAGTGTGTCCTTAGAGCTAACGACGGAAGGTCGATTTCGGATCTCTTTTCTTCACCGGAGGACGACGAATGAGCCTTAAAAGAAGTATACAGATAGCATACGAAAACAAGCTCGCTCGCGGGTGGGACAGAACTTATTGGGCTATCGACTTGCATGGAACAATATGCCCTGGGGGATATTATTTAAACGATTTGGAGAACCAATCATTTTATCCTATGGCAGAAGAGGCGTTGAAAACGTTGACAGCAGATCCCGAATTGATTTTAATCTTATGGACTTGCTCACACGAGCCTTACATAGAAGGGTATTTGAAATGGTTTAAGAAACATGGAATCAAGTTTGATTTCATAAATTCTAATTTAGAATGTCTCCCAAATGAATTTCAAGATTTTAGCAAGAAGTTTTATTGCAATGTTATTCTTGATGATAAAGCCGGATTTAATCCGTTATCTGATTGGCAGACTGTTCTTGAAGGGTATATACAATACAAAGAATAATGGGTAATTGGTACAAAACAGCTAAGAATAAATCCGCTAAAATGCCAGAAAATTTTTAAGTTGTTGAGAAGGGTCCCGACAATGGTTATTCATTAGACTGGAAACTATGGGCAGGCGCAAATGACTGGGAGGCCGGAATCACTCTAATGGCAGTCCTATTTGGACGTGATACACCTGGTCAGAATAGAATCTGGGTTGAGATAGATAATAGCCAATTCCCAGATGGAAACAATAACGATAAAAAAGATGACGTTATTAATGAAATCAGAGAGTGGGGAGATCTCGCTATTAAGACTTGGATCGATGAAATGAAAGTCTCCGAGAAAGAAAAGGGCAAAGACTGGGAGAACCTACCACTTGACAATTTCATGGGTGCTTTAGATTCAGATAAAATGAAACCATTTATATCTGAATGGGGATTTGATTCCTTATTATGGAAACCTACTGGTAAAAATTAAAGACGATCCTAATTTAACTTTAGCCCCTCATCACCTATTAGACTTTCAAATAGTTCCCACCAAGTGCCTTGAGAACGTTGTGGTACAGAACGGTTATCAAGCGTAAGCTTTGGTCTTCTCTTCTGACGCATGAATGTAATCGATTGAAACTTTCGGCACCAACTTGGTGTAATCGAAAAATATCCATCTCTTCATGTCCTCAACCACTTCGTCTTCATTAACATGTCTGAGGTATTCATTTATTTCATCCCAGGTGCTAAACATGTGCTCATCCGGGATCATACCAAACATCCAGTCGGGAATTTCGCTCTTCCCCTGTTTGCAGTGTATGAGGACGGGGTTCTTCATCCTGTTGGCCCAACTAATCTCTTCATGGGTTCCACAAGTTGGTATTGAGGTATCGAGATTAACAATTAAGAAGTCGGCCATATCGACCATTCTAAGATCAACGATTCTCACCTTTTTCATTTCACTGGCAATCGTTTTGTAATCCCCATCTTCTTTTAATTTAGTCCTATACTGAAGACACTCTATATCCAACCCGTCCTCAAGGTCAATGGGCTTGTCGCATGGGTTAAGAACAACAATCCCCATCTTTTCGAGTATATCACCTTCCCACACCCGCCATTCCGCGCCCTGATCGGGGGCCTTGTCCATCGCACCCGACAAGTAGCATCTCATTCCCCATAACCTGTGATTTTTCATATTAACTCCAGTGTTGTGTTAAATAACATACTATACTCAAAATTTCTCGTAATACAAGCAGGAAGGAGCCAGATCGGTGAGCCAAGTAATAATAATAATAATGGAAGTTGATAGTCAAATCATTAGTTTATTTTTGATTGTCCATCTTTTCGATGGATGGGGTGGCAGCGAGTTAGTCGTTGATAAAGCAACAACGCTATCTCATGGGTTTGCAAAAACACAAGTATTCACCCTCAATCAAAAATCTAAAATCGGAATCGGCACTGTTACTATTTCGGAATTTGGAGAATATGATGGCGTAGTTAAAGGCAAAGTTGTTTTATGTATGCGGTCTATACTTGAACTCTTCTATAAAGAACACGATAAAAAATGTTTCTGAAGGAGGCGCACGAAGAGTTCTCCTACCAATGGATTGTGTTGTTATAAGCCAAGACGAAACATTGAAATATTATTTTGAAAGGAGATTCCACAATGACGAAGAAAAACTTGTTGAATACCTAAACAAAAATATAGGGCCTGAAATTGACAGAAGACATGTAATGGTCGTGTCAGGCGGATACATTGCCATAGAATTTTATTAACGATGTAGAATGATAGTATGAGGAAAAATATAACAATTTGGTTTACCGGAATCCCGTGCAGTGGGAAAACAACCTTGGCATTGTCTTTCAAGAGAGAGTTAGAGACTCTTGGCCACAAGATTGTCCATTTAGATGGAGATAAATTAAGAGAGGGTTTATGCAAGGGCCTGGGGTTTTCTAACGAAGGGAGAAAAGAAAATTTGAAAAGGGTAGCTCACGTTGCAGAGTTACTGAACCAGGAAAATATTATTGTATTAGCAAGCTATGTTTCCCCAACTGAGGAAATGAGAGATGTGGTTAGAGAGATCGTTTCAGATCTAAACCTAATCCATGTCGATTGTTCACCAGAAGAATGCGCCAATAGAGACGTTAAAGGGATGTGGAAGAAGGCTAAAGATGGAGAAATCAAAGGATTCACTGGATACGATGCCCCGTTTGAGCAGCCAGTTGATGCCGAGTTAACAATAAATACAAACGACTTGACATTAACGGAATCTATCGGTATATTATTAAACCATTTTAACTCATGAAGGGAGGGGAATTATGACAGAAATCACAGAAAAACAAGAAAACACCACATAATCACAACACTTTAGCGGACCAAACAGAAGATTGGAAAGCTCAAATAATATATATTACAAAACAATGAGTTTGATTCTCCAGAAGAAGCGGCAGAATATATCGAACAATATGTCAAAGATGTTAAGGAGTTGAATCATTTGACGAAGAAGTTCAATATTCTCGGATATTCTCACGAAAGTGAAATGAGCGTGGGGCAACAAAAGGGTTTTGTAGGAAGTTTTGGCCCACTAATGGAGCAGTTGGCGGATATTGGCAGAAGAGAGTTGGAAAAGAAAGGAAGGAATAGCACCCCTATTTATTGAAAATATAACTATGTCTAATATGGCATAATTCAATAGGGGGGATAAAGTTATGGCAACCAAAGCCACGAATTCCAGGAAAAAGACTCCAACAAAATCGCGTACTCCAGCCAAGAAGCCCGCCGTGTCTGTAAAAGAAGACCCCAAGGTAAAAAAGACTGGTGTGTTTAGAGAGTCAAGGGTGATTATTTCATTTTGCATCGTTGCAATCATGTTTATTATCATTGTTTTGCAAGGCAAAGAAATCAGTGGTATAAAAAACTCCACTGATATTAATAGAACGCTAATTGCCCAAACGGATGACAAAGTCGCCGCAAACGTTAGTAAAATCCTAACGATATCAAGTGATATCGAGAAATTAAAGAAAAGATCCGCCTTCGCGGTAAAAAAAAAAGAGTGAGGTAGTCACATCAGAATCTGTCCCAATACCGACCATAGACCCCAATGTGACATTAAAGGTATTCGAAGATGTCGAAAGCCTCGAAGAGTTCACGCTTGATGTCACGACAGTGGAGCCCGCCCCTCCGGTAGAGACATGGTACGTAGAAGATAAGCCAGCCCTACTGAAGCCACGTTCGTGGAGGTGTAAAGCCCCATGGAAATGGAAGATTTGGTAGAAAAGATGTAGAATCTTTGTGTAAGAGCTTGACATTGCCCTTTTGAGAGGCTATGTTGTATCTCAGTTTGAAAATAGAATAGTTTGTGGTTTCCAGTTTCCGTAAAAACTGGTGGTGGAGGGTATAGCGATTCAAACCGTTTTTGCCCCTGGCTACAAGGAGTCGTTTTATTGGGTTAAGCACCTTGTCAATGCTAACCCAGATTTTCCACATTTTGTGGGGACGTAACAGGTATTCGACTAGAATGGTAGAATATCAATTGCATGTCGAGGATGACTGTTGGCCTCGTTAAACATCAGTTAAAAAACATAAAAGCGAACAACGAAGAAATCCTTCAGTTCCCTGGTCTTGATGCAGGTTTTGCAGCACCAGTAGAGGCTCCGGCCTTTGCAATCGCTGCCTAATTAGTTGACAGACTAACTCGGCCTTAATTGAGCCGAGCGCTTAACGGATGGACCCTTGATAAATCCGTAAGCGACAAAAATCGAGGAAAGCGCTTGATACTGACTCACCTGAGTTGAGAGTGAAAGTTTTAGGTGATCGTCATACTGCCAGTTGGTGTTAATACCTGCGAATGTAATACGGCACAGACTAAAAGATAGCAAAATTAACTATACATGTAGACGTTGATATAAAGTTGTTTTAGGACGCGGGTTCGATCAAATTGGTCGCCATGAGAAGTGATTCTCATTGGAAACTGAGAGCTTTCACGGTGAAAGCTAAGTTGAGTAATCAATATGCCAACGCCGTATGGTGAATCTGAAAAGAGGAAGCCATCTAGAGACTTATAGAGTCCTAAGGTATTTATACTATGGATCACTAGGATGGGTAAAACCATAACACGCTCTCCCCTGACTTGTCAGGTGAAGAAATAGTCCTTGCCAGGTGAAAGTCTGGGTGTACAAGCCCCGCCGTCTCCACCAATATGAAAAAGGCTGAGTGCCTATAAAGCACTCAGTCTTTTTTGTTTTCGAAGGGAATTGTTTTAATAAGAAGGCCCTTCGCCTCCACCTGTAGTATAATATGTTAGAGGTGATAAGATGGCAAAAGAGAAAATAAAATGCGCTAACCCAGCATGTGAAAAAATTTTTGAAAAAGAAAGGAAAGAAATAAATAGAAGCGAGAGACTTGGGAGGCTTCAATATTGTTGCTCTTCTTGTTATGGGAACCACAGGGGGAAGAACGCCTTGAAGTTCGTGTCGGAAGAAAATATTAAAAGGAATCAAATAAATATTAAAAACTATTGTGGAAACAATAGAGATGGGTTTACAAGGTTTAGATATTTTCTAAAAAATTATAGAACAAGGGGCAAAGAAAGGCCTCAGAAAAAAGGGGATATAGACCTGGAATTCTTAAAATCACTATGGGAGTCTCAGAAAGGCATTTGCCCTATTACTGGATGGAATATGGTTTTGCCAAACTCTATTGCCGGATGGGAAGACAAAGGTATGATGAGAGCGAGTCTTGATAGAATCAACTCTAATTTTGGGTACTTTAAAAATAACGTCAGATTCGTTTGTTTTATTGCAAACATTGCCAAAAACAATTTTTCAGATAATGATTTATTAAAATTTTGCGAGGCCGCGACAAAATTTAACAAAAAGTCAGATTTATAAATGTCTATCTTTTTGTTTCCACAATGTATAATCATATCAAATCTAAGGAGAGACCTATGCTATTAAGTAAAGATGGAAAGAGAAATATTATAGACAGAGTCACTGTTACTGGTGCAGATGACAATACAGACATTGACAATATGGTAGAGGTCTACGATGAATACCCCTTTGTTGAATGGGGTATTTTGCTATCACGCGAACAAATTGATGGAAACAGATTCCCCAGCTTTGATTGGATGAGAGATCTTTATAACATTTCTTCGCAAGAAGACCGATTCTTTAACATCGGTGGGTGGACTTGTAAAAAGCAATTCCCCCTGTCTGGGCACATTTGCGGAAGCTGGGTTGACCAGATCCAAAAAGTTGGGTGGAAAAATTTCTTCAACTCCTTAGATAGAAATATGAAAAATATATTTGCGATGTTTTCAAGGCTCCAAATAAATCTTCATGGGGAAACCCCAAAAGTTACGGACGAGTTCTACAATGGGTTTTACGACCCGTCATTTGTAGGGAAACAAATAATCATACAAGAGAGCGGTGAAAGTAAAGACATTGTTGAAAGGCTTAGGCTTCGGGGAGTTAACGCGACATTGCTATTTGATAACTCCCACGGTGCCGGAGTGTTACCTGGTGGTTGGCCAGACAGGAATGTTCCAGGATATATTGGATATGCTGGTGGCCTCGGACCAAAAAATGTCGCAGAAGAAATTCCAAAAATAGAAAAGTCATCGGGCGATGAGAAAATATGGATTGATGCTGAAACAAAGGTAAGGGATGGCGTTGGAGATCTTGACATGAATTTGACAAGGGAATTATTAAAGAAATCAGAACCGTTTATTATAGGACGATAAATATGTACGAGCATTTTAAGGGCAGATTTGCCAACACAAGAATTCTTGTGATTGGAGATCTAATGCTGGACAAATATATTGTTGGAGATGCAGTTCGGCTTTCTCCAGAGGCTCCAGTTCCGATTGTAATAATAAAATCTGAAAGATCAGTTCCAGGTGGAGCGGCTAACGTTGCAGCAAATCTTGCGACATTAGGATGCAAAGTTACGGCAATGGGAATTGTTGGATCAGATAACGATGGGACTGAACTATTCAATCTAATGCAAAAAATTGGTATTGAAACGAGCCGATCCTTAATAGCGTCTGGCTCCGAAGAGTATCGAGAGACAACTGTTAAGACAAGAGTTATTGCCAATGACCATCAAATCGTTAGGTACGATAAAGAAGAAGCGAAAAAAATATGCGAAAGGATGGAAACCCTTCTAATAGGCCTTCTCACTGAGGATCTCTCAAAAGGCCTGTACGACGCAATAATAATTGAAGACTATGCGAAGGGCGTAATCACTCAAAGAATCGTCACAGAGGTCATTTCTGCTTGTAAAAAGGCTAAAATACCAGTTGCCATTGATCCATGTATAAAAAACAAACTCGAAATGGCTGGGGTGACCATAATGACCCCAAATAGGCAAGAGGCATTTGAATTGGTTGGGATGCGGGATTATCACGAATGGGAAAACCCATTGGAGGATGAACAACTTGAACTTGTGGCGAATTCTATCTTTAGTATTTTTAAGCCCGTCTTATTATTAATAACTCTCGGATCAGACGGGATGCTTTTGGTAGAAGGTAGAGGAGATTTCAAGCATATTCCCACCAAGGCAATAGAAGTTTTTGATGTATCAGGCGCTGGCGACACCGTAATAGCCTCATTAACAGCCAGTTATGCTGTTTGTGGAGACGCAGTTGAAGCGTCTTCATTCTCAAATAACGCAGCTGGGGTGGTGGTAGGTAAGCACGGTGCTGCAACAATAACTATTGATGAAATAGAAAGACATCAAAAAGAAACAGAACTTATAATATAATCTAAACAAAAAGAGGGTTTTTACAATGACAGAAGAAAATATTGATATAGAAGATAGTGAAGCAACCGAGTTGCCACCAGAGTATTACACATCAGAAGAGTATTTTGACAAAAACTCTGGGAAGCAAATTAAGGTTCTTTCGGAAATCACCCTATTGAGTGGTAATGAGGTGAGTAAAACTGGAAAAAAGATCTTGATTGGATCGGCTATGGGGTACAATCAGACAGGGGAGCCGGTTCCTTTTACATTCCCATTCTCAGACGGGACGGATCTAAAAAGCGCTTTCGAATCCTTTGAAGAGGTAGCCAACGCAGCAATCGAATTGAGTAGAAATGAAGCGGAGAGCCAAATCTTAGTTCCCGGAAAAGACTTTAACGTATAAACAGTAGCGAGTCATGAAAATAACATTAGATTTTATAGACGAGAACGAGGTTCCAAATTACCTTTTTGAGCAACATGCGACAGTCGGTAATTTAGAGTCTGGAAGAGCGTCAATGCCAACGATCAGTGGAGAGTTTTTTGAAGCTCCACTATATGAGGTCACAGATAAGGCATTAATAGCTCTCGGAGAACTGGTTAGGTCTAAGAGAAACTCTATTAAAGAGGCGGTCCTTGTCATTCAAAGCGCCTCAGTTGAGGATGGAGATGAGGACGACGATGAAGACGTTTTCGTTTTTGAAGACGAGGGCGAAGAATTCGATGAAGACGATTACGAATTTGAAGACGAAGAAGAAGACGAAGACAATGCCGATCAGCAAACTGGTGGTAAAATAGGGATAGTTTTTTATAAATAGGTGAATTATGATAAAAATTAGCAGACAACTTAAAGCAATAAAGACGAGCGAAAACGAAGAAGACCCTGATGACGGTGAGGGTGTTAAATTTTCCCCTCAGGATGTTAAGGATTGCGAGATTATTTCACAGGCAGTAGAATCTGCATTGAGAGCGTACATAATTGGTGAAAACAAAAGAGTGAGAGAAGGGTTTAATGTCAATCTGAACATTAAGGGCTCAAAATCTGGCGAAATTTCTTTATCACTGTCTTAAATCAAACCAAGGAGAGAGCCATGCCGACTAAAAAGGAAGTCCCAGACATCAAGAAGATGCATGAAGAGATGCTTTACACATCTGTAAGAATAAGAGCCGATCAGGCCGGGGGGTCTGGAACGATATTATTCTCCAAGCCAGAATCTGCAAAAAAGAAGTTCTCAAAAACATTCGTTTTGACAAATCACCATGTTGTTGAAGATTTAATTTGTGTTTCTGAAGAATGGGACCCAAAGCTTGGGAGAAAGATTAAAAAAGAAAATAGGTCCATTGCCCAGGTTGAGTTGTTCAAGTACAACGATCTATCAAGAAACGTTGGGCAAACGTCTTTAGACGCGGATATTGTAGCCTATGACGCTCAATTAGATTTGGCCCTACTTCAAGTTAGAGATACGACAAAAGCCGAACATGTAGCATTAATCATCCCCGAAGGCAGCACGGAAGATATTCATATTTATGATGAAATAATCGCAATTGGAGCACAGCTTGGCGTCCCACCGATTAGTACTTCTGGAAATGTGGTCTATATGGATGCGGATATAAACAATGCCAGATATAATATGGGAACCTACAACTCTATTTATGGATCGTCTGGAGGATCGGTCTTTAGATACAGTTATGAGAGGGCTCAATATGAATTTGTTGGAGTCCCGGCCAGAGTTACGGTTAGACCAATGATGTTTGATGTCGAAACGATCACTCATATGAGCTATTTCATTCCAATCGAGAGTGTTATGGGATTTCTTGACGAATGGAGTTATGAATTCATCTACGATCAAAGTAAGACCATCGCCGAATGTGACGACAAGAGAGAAGAAAAACAATCGGCTGCAAGGAAGAATTTGGAAAGAATGTACGGAATGATAGAACCAGAAGGTGAATAACTCTCACTGAAGGGTATTACGTGGATCATTATAAAAAATTAGTAAGCGTAGGGGAAAATGACGACAATGGTGGGAAATGCACATATGACGGGCTAAAAACTTTAGCAAACGACCAAGACGACTTGCATTTCGAATTAGGCACGTTATATATAAGGGAACACTGCGATCCCGAATTTGAAAAACAACTAAGAGAGCAAATAAAATACTATGAATGAATCATTGAATGACGGGCAGAAAATTGCTGACCCACCTGAATTTTCTATCATAACGTTTCAACAAACCCCTAAAGTGACTCATTTAGACCCCGCCGACACACCCGATTGGATCAAGGGGAACTACGACCTTGTTGACCGCTTTGTAAAGTTCTCGAACTCCATAGAAAACGCCCTTGGATTAGCAGCCAACCAAGTTGCCAGAAAAGGCAAGAGATTGGATTGTCCATTTTTCATCTGGAGAAACGAGATGAATGCGACATGCCCTATCAATATTGCGATCAACCCTACCATAAACGAAAAATTTGGGAATCCAGTCAGTGAGATAGAGGGCTGTCTTAGTTGGCCAGGATTTAGAGTTCACGCCCAAAGACATCTCAGGGTAAATGTGTCATACTGGAATTTGAACGGGGACCACATAGAAAATCAAGACTTGGGAAGATTCCCATCACAAGTCTGGCAACATGAGATGGACCATCTTCTTGGTGTCGAAGAGATAATCAAGCAAGCAAAAGAAGCATTCGTTAGAGTTGAAAAGAAAGTCCAAAGAAATGACCCATGCCCCTGCGGCAAGGCGATAGATGGAAAACCGAAAAAGTATAAAAAATGCTGTGGTAGATAACACAAATCAAGGAGTGCAGATTGAATAAATTTCCAGAAATTCAAGAATGGGGTGATATGGCGATAACCGAAAAGGAGCGCCAAAGAATTACAACCCCAAAGTTTTACAACTACTACAAAGAGAAGTTCGACTTTTGCACTGACGCGACCCTGCCAGACATTCCCCGAATTGTTGAGATTGGAGTCCGCTACGGATATTCAGCTTTCAGTTTTTTGAGAGCGCGACCAAACGCTACCTATCTTGGCATTGATATGATCAATGGTGGGCATGGCGGCGCAAAGAATGAAGACACTTTCCCAATTGTCAGAGAAATGCTCGATAGGAATTTTCCCGATGCAGATATTACATTGATGCATCAGAATACTTTTAAGTTAGATGAAATCCCAGGTGAATTTGACTTTTGCCACGTCGATGGAAACCACAGAAGAGCGAATTGCTTGCATGATCTTAAGATATGTTTTGAAGCATGTTCATCCGGCGGAACCATTCTCATTGACGATTACACATATATAGAAAGTGTAAAGTTGGGCGTCAATGATTTTATTGAAGAGTTTGGCCCAAGATTAAAGAATGTTGACATTCGAGAGAGTGGTCTTCGGGGAAATGTAATATTAACGAAGGCATAATATGTCAAAGAATATTTACATCGTGTGGTCATTAAAAAGAAGTGGCGCTCATGGTTTTGAAGAGTGGCTATTCCCGCACTTCTCAAATTACGGCTTTGTCAATAATACCAACATAAGACAACCACTTAGCGGTGGCGCGTCCGCTGCCGACAAAGACAATATTATATTTGGCTTTGAAGACATAAAATTAGATGTCATACCTGGATTTAATAATGGCACCGATGGTATAATAAAACAGAATATCAGTGATTTCGATACCATTACAAATATTTTGTTTATCAGAGATCCATATAACTTGTTCGCAAGTCGTCTTAGAAAAAATCAAGATGATAAAAGAATGTTTATGGATGAGTCCACAGTCCGCTTGTGGAAAGGCTACGCAAAAGAAGCGATAGGGGAAACCTCTTATTTGAGCAACAAGGTTGTTGTGAATTTTGGTAGGTGGTATACGATAAGAGAATACCGAAATCAAATATCTGAAAAATTAGGATTGGAATTCACCGATGAGGGAATAAAAAAAGTTGGAATTAGAGGTAGTTCGTTTGATGGGAAGAAAATAAAGAACTCAAGAAATCTTGGCGTTCTTGAAAGGTGGACGGAATTCATAGGAAATGAGGAATACAATGATCTTATTAATGATGAAGAGTTAGCGTCTCTTTACAGACAAGTAAATGAAATAGGTATTTAAATGAAGAAACTACTATATGGATGGTTCGGAGAGTTCGGGTGGGAGATAATGACAGCCATACCCGAAGTAAACGAGCTACAAAAACATTTTGATGTCACCGTATTGAGCTTTCCCTCTGTAGAGGGAATGTACTCAGACATGAATGTTAAATTCATATCCCACGGACTTGAAATGAGGGCGAGTGGGCTTGGGAAAGATTTCAAAAACTGCAACTTCAAAAATGCCGATTTAGAAAAGTACTCTTATGACCAATTGAAAATACATTATCATCCTCAGTCAATCCGAGGAATGGGAAAAAGACCCAAGGAAATAAGAACAGATATCCCCAGAACAGTCAACAAGAAATTAATCCTTGTCCACGCCAGAGAGTTCCCCAGAACAAAGACGGGCAGAAACTGGCGAGACCAATATAACGCTCTTCTCGACTACTTAATTGACCGTGGATTTGAAATAGGATTCATTGGACTCCCCATGCATTCCGCATACGTTAAAGGAAAAGGGGCGGATTGGCGATCAGACGACATTAATGTCGCCATAACTAAAATAAAACAAGCGGCGCTTGTTCTTGGTCCGTCATCAGGAACCATGGTGTTGTCCCTTTGGTGTAAGACCCCAATATTTTCATGGAGTTGTGGAGACCAAAGATTGTTCCACGACAGAAAGAAAGGAAAAGCATGGAACCCATTCAAGATTTGTCATTATCACCCGTGGTCCAACAGAGAGACACCGGAATTAATGAAACTCTACACCACATCCTCATACAAGCCCCCTCTTGCTGATTTGATAAGAGGGGTCGAGGTGGCTATTTCTTCAGAAAAGCTTGAATCCTAAGAACCCTGTGCTACATTTCCTCATAACTAATCAACAAAGTGCGAGGTTAAGTAATGAGAGTTCTTCTTGGAGTGTCATCCAGCATATCTGTCTACAAAACCCCAAGCATAGTCAGCGGGCTCAATAGCACTGGCCATGAAGTCAAGGTCGTAATGACCGACAACGCCGCTTTCTTCGTTGGTAAATTGTGTTTCCAAGCAGAGTGCTTCGATGGTCAGTTTAATAACCCCTTGGAATCTTCCGTCGCCATTAAACACATCGATCTTGCAGATTGGGCAGAGATATTTCTTATAGCCCCCGGAACAGCCAACATTATTGTGAAATTTGCAAATTGGATAGCAGACGATTTGTTGTCTACGGTAAACTTGGCAATGAATAATGATGCTGCTAAAGTCATGTATCCCGCGATGAATCCAAGGATGTTTGAATCATCCAGCGACACAGCGTAATCTTGAAACCTTAGAAAAAGATGGCTGGCGCATCAAAGGCACACAATCTGGGACACGAACACGTTCCTTGTTAGCTTAAAGTTTGAAGTCGATGCTGGGAATGAAGGATTGAAAGTGGCGGTTACAGCATCAAGGAACGCAGCCGATGGGGATCTCGTGATAGCGAATGATAAGTGGGAGATGAACAGAGAAAAAGAACACATTGCATACCTCTACTTCAAAGACGAGGAAAAGTTCGCTTCAGTGTACCATAAGGTTCACGGAAAAAATAGATAGCCAGAGCAATCGCATCAGCTATATTCCTCAACGAAGAAGAAGAATTGAAAATAGTTAGAACTTGGTTGACAACCATACGTTCACATACTATGTTATTGGTGTTTTAGTAAGTAGTAGATAGTGTCAGATTGACACAAGCGGTAACAACCAAACGAAAGGGTAACATTATGTCCAAAATCGAAGGTCTCTGCATCGATCCCCAGTGGGATTTCTGCCACCCCGGTATGCCAGGGTATGACCCAACAAATCCAAACACGTGTGAATTCACAGCGGAAATAGAGAAGCCCGGCGCGCTCTACGTCCCCGGCGCTGAGAAAGGGTGCTACAACATCGCGAACATGATCACCAAGAGCAAGAAGAAGTTTGATGGCCTCAGCGTCAGCTTGGACTCCCACAGATCTGTCCATGTTGCACATGCCGACTACTACCGCGACAACGACGGAAACATGCCCAACCCATTTGACATCATCACGCTCGACGACTTCACGGGGCCGAATGCCAAATGGAAGACGTACTGTCCGAAGTCCCAAGACTGGATTGAGAAAAGCTATCTTCCAGGTCTCCGAGATAGGAACAGAAACCCGCTTTGTATTTGGCCAAAGCATTGCATCATCGGAGAAAATGGTTGGCGCGTCTACCCTCCCGTTTCGAGAGCAATCCGGGAATGGTGCGAAGGCAACTGGTCCGCCATCAACTGGAAGTTGAAGGGGCAGAACACTCGTACTGAGTGGTACTCGGCAGTAGGGGCTGATTTTGAAGACCCGGCAGACCGCCAGACCTGGATTGACACCGACTTCATTGCAAGATTCGACAAGGCCGATCTCTTCGTCCTCTTCGGATTCGCAAGAACACACTGCCTCCGTTGGACCTTCTCCGATATCATCAACCACTTCGGGGACAAGTTCCTCAAGAAGACTTTGTTGGTGGAAGACTGCACGGCAGACGTTCCGATCCCCGAAGTCGTTACCGCGACCGATGAGTTCTTTGCGGAATGCAAGCGAAACGGTATGCAGACCTGCACAGCCGAACAGTTCGTCTCTGACGTTTAATCATCAAGTAACCATATAACAAAACGGAGAATTACACATGTCAGATCCAATTAACCCAGATCCAACCCCTTAAAACAAGGGGCTCAAAAGTTGCAAGCAAGGAATAGTCATCAAATTCTTGGAAAAGATATTCAGACGCCATCATCATTCGTTATTTACTGGTCGCCAGGAATGGGTGGTACGGAACAGGCTTTTGAGGATTTCCGACGACAAGAAAATTATAGTCATCAACCTTGAAAACCTTCCAGATGGTGTTACAATACTCTCTGTGTTAAGTAAAATACAGGGAGTTATGCCTAATAACGCACCGAGGTTCTGGAAAAATGGAATACCCACACCCCCCCCACTTGACGTGGTCTCCCAACCGGAAGAGTGACAAGGAAGACAGAATCCTTGAAACTGAAGATTGTTTCATTGGCAAGGAAGTTGTTTATCTTGAGAAACTCGACGGCGAGAATACCGTTATGTCTCTTGACCGAGTTCACGCAAGATCGGTAGACAGTCCCAGTACGAAATGGAGAACCCTTGTTTCCACAATGTATGGCATGATCAAGCATTCGATCCCCAGATCCATGTATATTTACGGCGAGAACATGTATGCTACGCATTCTATCGAGTATGGAGGGTTACCGAGTGCGTTTTTCGTCTTCGCCGTTTTATATGACAAAGAATGGTTTTCCTGGGGAGACACGGTTGAGGTCGCCAAGCACTTTGGGTTTGACACAGTTCCGACTATTTATAAAAATAGTAAAAAATTGGAGAAGCACCCGATCCCAATCGAATCCGAATTCGGAGGGGCTTGCGAAGGATACGTTGTCAGAAACAAAGAGGCTTTCTCAAACAAGTTCTTCAGTGATAACATAGCAAAGTGCGTTCGACATGACCATGTCCAAACAGATGAGATATGGTATAAAAGCTGGACCAAAGCCAACTTCACTGATGATCCCATAGAGAGAGTGTGCAGGATACAAAGTGAAGAATGAAGAATTATTATAAACCACCGGAGTATTAAACGTGAAAAAAAGATTCATTTTGCAATGGACAATGAAAAGGGCGGGATCTCACGCAATAGTTGAATGGATAAAAGGGCACATAAAACCGGGTCCATTTTGTTTTTTCAATCAAAGGCAGATAAATTGCCTAGTTGGACCCAAGCGGAATCATTTGATATCGGAAGATCATGAAATTTTTATGTTTAATCTTGAAGACGGGAAGATAGTAGAGAATAAAGTTGTAGATCAAAGAATTAAAGATTTAGGTCTATCAAATCAAATTGAAAAAAGAATAAACATAATACTTCTAAGAGACCCATTTAACATTTTCGCGAGCAGAATGAGAGGGTGGAGTTTAAAATTCGCAGAAAACAGCGTTAAATTATGGAAAGAGTACGCGAAAGAGTTTCTCAGAGAAACTCAAAAGCTTGACAATGTCCTACCATTAAATTTTAACTCATGGTTTTCAAATGAAGATTACAGAAAACAGTTATCTATCGACCTGGACTTAGAGTTTTCAGACTCTGGAAAAAACAATCTTGGATATTGGGGAAGTTCTTTCGATGGTAAAGAGTATAAATCCAATGCAAATGAGATGGACGTTATAAATAGATGGCGAAATTATGTTGACGATGAAAACTATATTAATCTTTTTGACGAAGAAATAATTAGCTTATCAAAAAGGATTTTTAATTTTTGTCCAGAAGAAATAATAAAACAAATAAAGTAAGAGACTTCTATTATGAGTTGGTATCAAATATCTTCATTTAACAAAAAGGACCTGTCGGACCAGGATTTGATGAAAATCCTCGACGGTCTCCCTAATGACTTGGGTAAATTAGCTGAAGAAATAGGTCTATCAGAAACTCCAAATAAAGACTCTGAAGAATTCGAAACATGGAGAGACAGAGCCATGGATTTCGTAAATATGATCTCAGAGACCGAAACAAAAACCGCAAATGATCATGAAACCCCTGAGTACTGGGGCGTTAAGCAAGATCTATTGGAGTAAACCCCTCCAACATCGTTCTAATATCCTTTGATACGGAAACCATCTCTCTGGCAATCGCCTCGACCTCTTCCAAAAAAGAAAACATGGTTTCGTCAACATCAAATGGATTTGACCTGCCAGCCTCTCTCTTATTGAATTTTTCAATCCACTTTTTATGATCGCTCGATAGATATTGTAAATATTCAAGACGCTCCTTCAATGGCTTGACCTTATTAATTCCTTTGGGGATTTTCTTTTGACAATTGGCGCAATATCCTAAAACAAGAAGCATTGATGAAACAATACCGTCCGCATCGTCGTCGTTGGTATCCATACTGAATGAATCGCTGGGGCCAATTGTCAATGGATACAAACCATTATTGACTAATCCTATCTTTCTTATTTCATTTATGTCAACATTGCTTTCGCTTACAAACGTGACACCAGTCTTATAGTCTATACCTTTGACCCCTTCATCATCGATAGAGTTGAAAAACCTTTTTTGCTCTGTCGGATTATCATAATTTAGAACTGCTACATATCTCATATTCAAACACCTTTGTGTAATTGGTTACTTAACACAGTACAATATATCGGCATTCTGTCATTTTTCAAGTGGGTAAATTAAACATTTTATTTCGCGTAAGAACATTGTCCCCAAGAACTTCGCAATCATTTGATATTCTTATTATGTTTTCCCACTCTTTTTTATCTGTTATCATATAACTGTTTTCAACTCTGTAGGAATCCTCATCAAAATGCTCTGTTGACACCTCAATTATTTTCGAAGACTCATCCAATCCTGTAAAACGGTGTTTAGTGTCGGTAGGGATGGTCACTGTTCCACCAGGGATCATTCTAAACATGTGGTCTTCTATTTCCATCATAATGTGACCAGATAATAAGAAAAACGTCTCTGTTTTTTTCTTATGAAAATGAATACTACATCGACCACTGCCTACAACTTCTAAAATCTTTCCACAATAAAGAGACGTGTTAGCCATCCAGTACTCTCTTCCCCAGACTTTGTCGTAAACTTTAGTGTGAGAAACCAAGCCATGAAAATTTTCCATAAACCCCTCCGATTGTTTGTAACGTCTATTGTATAATACATCTAAGATACCGATGTATAATTTAAAAACCGATTAATATTAAGAGAGGACTCTATGAGCAGAAACATAATTCGGATAAATAGTGACATAAAGCCAGAAAGTGGTCTATTATGCCATAGTGGAAAAGTATATTACGGAAAAGAAGAGGTGGCATTAGAAGAAGAGCCATCGGTATACCTTCAACAATGGCCGAGCATGAAGCTGATGAAGGTCAACAGAGACTGTAACTATTTCATGATCCCATTCACTGAGTTGTTGACTGAAACCGCATTACCTTTTGAAGAAGTAGAGAAAATGTGTGAGTATTTGGGATGGTCCAGCGAAGACGTTCTATCTCATATGGTCAATGTTGGGCAGCTAAATATGTATGAGAAGATGAAGAAAATAGAGTCGAGTTTTCCAGAAAACTGTACGATTGTAGAGCTTTTCACCCTCAAAAACTCCATATGCACCCAAAGCGAAGAAGAAAAGGCGGTTTCCGACAAAGAAAAAATTTACAAGAGAAATTTGGCTACAAGGGTTGCAATATTCACAATCGGTAGTCCATTGACCCCTGTTGTAGATGAATCAACGATTAAAAACAGCGCCGAACAAACAGAAGAGGGCATCGAACATGAGCGATCCGAAAAAGAGTCAGCCAAAGGACTCAATCCTTTGGGGGTGGAAGAATGAAAAAGTTCCTGACAGCGGCTTTGTTGTCAACGGCATTGATACCACTCACTTTGAGCTTTTTGATTGTAAGTCGAAAGAGAAAGCGTCGTTTGTGCGTCCCATGTCGAAAACGTCCGCTCACTTTAAGGGACTTTCAGAAATTAAGGAAGTTCTTATAGAGCTTCTCGCCAAAAGGCTCGTCCATGATTTATACGCTGTTAATGGATTACTTCAATCCGCTGGTCTCGGAGACGGATTAATCCCGTCAGACATTCTCGAAATAATCAAAATCGCCGAGGACGAAGAGGCGGATGAAGATTACGATAAAGAAACTCATGATTTGATGTCAACTTTAACAATCGTTGAGGATAATCTCAATGAAGATGGTGAAACGACAGATTCCCCACCAGACGATGTGGCTTAGATAGCGGGCTCAGCAAAGGAATTTTGCCAGTCCTTAATTATGCTAAGTCTTGCATAATATCTTTTTGTGGATTCTGAATTTATAACTGAGAACCCAATCTGCAACTTGAGGGGACTATCAGAATTATAGATTGACCACTTGTTAGCCCTGGCATGATCATAATGTGACCTCAACTCGCCAATATTATCGACTTCAATTTCTTCATCAACCGATCCGAATACAGGGACCTCCAATAAAAAATCCCTGTCAGAATTCCCATTCTCAAATATCACAAATCCCATATTTCCAGAGACACTATCCCACGCTGGTAACACTTCAGGATTGATCCCGCTTTTAACGAAAACATCAATGATGTTTTTTAACTTCTCCGCCGATGCGATTCCCTCAGTTTGCTGACCACCCTCATAGTCTCCCCTTTTTATGAACTCATCAAAAGTTACCGTTCTACCTATTTGTTTCACTATTCTTACTCCGACTTGAATTTTAGTTATACCATGGTATGGTACACCTTAACGAAGAGAATTATATGAATGTGACCTGGGCAATAGAGGAAGAGATATGGAATGACAACAGTGTCGCCCTCTTGAGCGATGCTCTTGACGGGTTAGGAATACCATACTTCAAAGTTTCACAACAGGCACACTGGGATCACGTTTCCGGGAAACCATTCCTTCCAGAATACGACAAAGAAGATTGCATAATTTTCTACGGGTCACTTCAAGTGGCAAAGGATATTATGAAAACGAAACCTTGGATACCGGGGGCTTCTATACCCCGGAGAACTATAGATGTTCAAAATATTATCCAAAACTTGGATCGACTCTCACCAACTCAGAATATATAATGTTGCCAATTGGAGAGTTGAACAGGAGAAAAGAATTTCTCTTGAAGACACTCGGTAAAGAAAACACATTGTTCATCAGACCTGACGACGAGGCAAAATTATTCACGGGACAAACCATTGAGTTGGAAAGGTGGGACAAGGACTTCGTCAAATTACAGCATATGGAGTTGACGATAGTGAGATCGTAATTGTTGCGCCACCAAAAAATATAGAGAAAGAATGGCGATTCATAGTTTGTGAAGGGAAGGTTTTAACAGGGAGCCTTTATAAAAGTGGGGGGGGGTAAATCCGTTAGAATAGAAGGCGCTCCTAAAGAATCTTATGATTTGGCACAGTCAACAGCTGATAGATATTGTCCTGACAGAGTTTGGGTTTGTGACATCTGTCAAACCAGGTTAAAATATTATTATGTTTTAGAGATCGGATGTTTTAGTTGTGCTGGATTATATGCAGCAGACATGGACATCGTCGCTAAAGAAGTTTCGAATGCAGCGTATAATGAATACAAAGAAATAATGGAGATATAAAATGAGGGCTTGGTTCACAGCAGACTGGCATCTTGGACAGAAAAATCCAGAGATCATGCATCGTCCATTCGAGGGGCCGGATGAGATGGCAGATTTCATGTCAAATAGACACAATACCTTTGTAAATGAAGATGATACGGTATATGTCGTCGGCGACGTGTGCCACTCAACTTCCCCAGAGGCGCTCCCTCAAGTGGCCAAGTTCAACGGGAGGAAAGTCCTTATCAGAGGAAATCACGACAGAGTTTTCTCAGATGATGAGTTGAGACCGTATTTTGATGTCATTGTCGCAGAGGGTGAGGGTGTAGAAATGGGTATCAACGGATTACCATGTTATGTCACTCACTACCCAACTTGTGGCGTTGCAAACAGATTCAATATAGTAGGCCATGTTCATAGTGTTTGGCGTCTCCAACTTAATATGATAAATATTGGAGTTGACGCCAATCATTTTACGCCGACAAGTGCTGACAATATACCTAAAGAGTTGGACTCAATTAGAACTTTCTATGATGATGACGCCTGGGTTGCATACAATGAAACAAATTCAATGTTTTACGGAAAGAGGGGGTTGCAGGAAACACGGTTTCCTGAATAATTATGAACACAACAGTTGTTAATTTTTTTCGGTGGTCCAGGTTCAAGGAAGAGCACGATATCAACAAATTTATTTGCAGAATTGAAGGCTAAATGTGAATTGCGAGTTGGTATCTGAATACGCAAAAGACCTTGTTTGGGAGGGCTCCATGGGAGTCTTAGACGATCAAGTACACATGTTCGGAGAACAGTACCATAGATTGTTCAGGGTGCTCGGCAAGGTCGAGTTAGTGATCTCAGACTCTCCAATAATATTGCCGGTGTTGTATGACAAGACCAAATCCCCATCTTTGGCAGCATTAGGTTTGGAAAAGCATTTGGAATTAGATAACATCAACTTCTTTGTCAACAGAATAGAGCGATACGACGGGTCCGGTAGATATCAAGATGAGCGAGGCGCTGATGAAATGACGAAGAAAATAAAGACCTTCTTAAATGATTCTGGAATCAAATACGTCGATATTAACGGTGATCGAGCGGCTGTAATATACACCCTTCAATACCTTTTGGCAGAGAAAGAAGGACTCTTTCAAGGGAAATAGCCCACTCTTGCGGTAAACTATAATAACATACAGAGTGGTTTATTATGGGAAAATTTAAGATAATTGGACATGAAGAATACAATTATAAAGGAAGAAAGTATATTGTATTTTACAGACAAGACGAAAATGGTGTTCAAATAAAACAGATGTCTAAAAATCCAGTCATGAGCTACGATCCAAATGATATTATAGGATTGTTCTCAAGACTTTTTAAAAAGAAAGAGATAGTTATTCTTTCAAAGACGGATGCGTATCAGATCGCGGACAAATACGAAGACAGTCTTAATGTGATCATAGAAAATAAACGTCAGGAAGATTTGGAAAGAGAGCCGCCAGCGACAACTGAGCAGGTTGAAGAGATTCTCAATCGTATGAGAGAGAGATTCGCATCACAATCGTATTAGCCCTGCGCCAGATAACTGGCGCAGGGTCAACACTTAATCTTTATTCTTCAAATCCATAAGCAAACAACTGCTCAAGGCTTAACTTGCACGTTCTCCCGGCGCTTATGTTGTTCCCCACGATACTAAGACATCTCCTTTCGTTCTCAAGTCTCTCAATCTTTTCTTGATCTCTTGAAATGTGATTTTGTACATGGATATCTTTCTGGCCATATCATTATGAAGATTTCTCCAGTTAAATTTGGACCTGACATCATCAGATTCAAAATTTTCCCACATCTGCATCGAAGCATAATCCAATCCGTTAGTGGTGGTCACATGATAAGCAGAGGCTGTCTTAGCCGCCTTTCTCCCATCACTTGAACACGATGAAGATGAATGCCCCATCACTCTACTGGATGAAGATGAAGACGGCTTACTTTCTACGACGGGAAGCTCCCATTCGTCAGATATGTCAATATTCGCCTTCTCAATAACTTCAATGATATCATCCCACCCGTCATTAAAATTCTTGAATGGTTTTGCAAAGAACTTATTCGATTGCTCGTTGAATACATCAACAGAATCATCTTTGTCGCCATCAAGATCATCTACCTTCTTAAGCAGGGCCTTTCTCTTTTTTACTAATGGGGAGAGATTTACCTTAAGCTCTTTTTCCTTACCGCGCTGAAGCTCTTTGATACTCTCAAGTTCAGCATCCTTTGACTCAAGGAAACCTTTGATGGGGGTTATCATGGCTACGAGGGTGTCTATTTCCCCGTTAATGTTTGCTATTTTACTTCCGATAGCATCGCGAATTTCAGATCCAGTTTTTTCAAATAGAATTCCAACTACGGTTCCATCAAGCGATGAAGCTGAAAAATTGGGTTCTTTGGATCTACAATAATTTTGTGTGAATAAATAATATTCCCCTGTTGGCATTTAATTATATTATGGATGCCAATATTTTCTGTGTCTATCCACATTGTCATTATAATTTAAGAATACAGGAATCACAATAACTGGTTAGGAAAGCTATAGTGTTATAATAAACTTCAAGAGGGCGAGGGAATGACCAATTATAGTACTATTTATAGACGACCCAAAACAGGCTTTCGTTTTATTGTATTATCTGGGTTTGTCTCAATGGTTAGATCAAACAAGGTGCCATTAATAGAAAAAGAAAATCTTCCTAAGTATATTGCAGACTTATTAAACATAGAATACAATGAATTGGTATAAAAAAGCAACAAGAGACCGAAACTCTAAAATACTATATTATGTGGGACCTGGCCCTGCACAGCCAAACCCACCAAAACATGGTGGATGGAGTAGACGAGATAAGGAGTACGGAAAACAAGAGAAGGTATTCTTCTTAACCCCAGACTATTGCACCGTATGGACAAACCATGGAAGAAGGGGAAACGTTTACATATATGAAGTCCCCAATTGGGTTATAAAGGAAAGTGGAGGCGTTCAACGATATGATAATGCTGCCGAAGTTATAATTCCAGCGTCTCTTTTTGTAGAGGTAAAAATGATTGGGAGTATTGATGAGCAAAAGGTCAATGACAAATGCCGACACAGATTGAATAACTACGTAAAAAGGATGGATCTATTTGATAAAAGCGAGCCAGAAGAAAAAGTAGATGTTGGGTCATTTGTACATTGGATGAATGCATCTGAAAAGGGGATGCCAAAAGAAACCATATTTAAAGTTGACAATATAAAAGGAGGAATGATTGAAATATCAGTCGTTGGGGCGCTTCAGTTCTCTTATAGATATGATGACAATGGAAGAATGATGAGGAAATGGAACATACAGAAAGGCGAAGGGAAATACACCTCTAAGCAACAATCAGTATACCCTATAAGCAAAAAAACCCAGTCTCAACTGGCGGAAGTATAGACTAAGTTCTTACCACTTGCTCTTCTGTCAATTGCAATCTTCCTGGGTTTGCCACAATACCTACCAAATTCTCATACTTTAAAATGTACCCAAAAGACCCCTCTTCAGACATCTCTTCTATTTGCTCAAGATATGGTGACAAGTGATCATCAGTTACGACGCCATCCGTTGTCCTTGCTGATAATACGGTAGCGCCACTCTCTTTTCTGAAGGTAAAAAATGGGACGACGACAGTTACGCCATCTTCCATTCTCATTTTTGCCCCAAGCGGAATTCCACCCTGTTTTATAATATATGCATCGTTTACAATGTTTATAGTTTCAAAATCCATTATTCTCTCCAATAGTTTAATGATCCACTTGGATTAGACACTATTTTTAAATACTTGGTATCTCACCGCGAACTATATCTTTCAATCGGTACTCGTATAGCTCTATAATCTTGCTATAACTTTCATGGATTGTCATGCCATTTCTAAGAACGTGGTCATCGCCAAAATAAATCTCTATAGCAATTTCACTCATGTTTGGGAAGAAAAACCATTTAACCGTCTCTCTAACTAAATCATTGGCATCACGACCAGACTTCTTCGCCTTCATCAACAAACCCCTTAAAAAAGCATCCGTTTCATGATTTTGTAGCATATATTTGGTATAATCGTTTACGCGGGATCTTATATTGGAATGCTGTTTGTAGTTATCAATCATTTTGGGCGCGTAAACGACTGGTTTAATTTGATCTGAATGTTCAATCTCATGCCTTATAATCTCTATTAAATCCATATACATATCATTCCAATGGTGACTGTTATATAGATTGCTATAATCAAACTTGATATTAATATGGTTTTCTTCTGCAAATCCAGAAAGAAGATATGGGCTTTGCATAACTTTTGATTGGATATCAACCGTAAGATATTCAATTCCCTGCTCAATTATAGCCGGGAATGGCTTCAGAGAAATGTTCAACACCCTATCACCCAAGTCTAAAGACCTAAGCCTGGCACTGATTATTTCAGCGATTTGATTTGATAGCGTGTCTAATTTGTTTCTAAATGATTGTTTATCCATAATGCACCTCTATATGATTATACAAAATAGGAGCAATTAATCCCTATCCAAGAGGACATAAGCTATAAAAAACTGAAATAATGGTTATGAACTGGTACAAAATATCCGCAATAGAGAGATACTCACTAAACGGGGCTGTTTTTTCAATAAAAACATCTCATGGGGAATTTATTGTCTCAATCACCAAGCCAGCAGTTTTAATATCTGGAGAAAGCATCCTTACTAAAACAAAGAAGCTAACAGATAAGACATCAAACACAAGGGCAGAAGCGATATCTATCCTTAAAGAGCATGGATATGACGGGATAATCCAACTCGGAGAAGAAAAGCCGTCAATAGAGCCGTTCTTCAAGAATCAAGTTAAAAGAATTTCTATTCGAAATCTATAACGTGTAAGGCGGCTTCTTATTAGGGAATATTTGAGTGTCTAACTTCCCACTTGGTGGAATCTTCGGCTGCTTTTTCTTCTTTTTCTTCTTTTTCTTCTTCCCAGCTTCAATGTATTTTTTGTACCAATCCATAAGGCCTCCTATATAGACTCTTTCAACAGAGGATGGCACCATTCCTGTTAGTCCGCAAACATTGAGGCGAAAATATCGTCGTCATCATCAGCGTCATTTACTACAGTTTCTTCGACACTTATAAGATAACCCTTGCCGTTCTTATCAATAACCCCAGAGATGTATTTTGGGTCAATGAAATCCGTTAACCAAACATCATTATCCGCCAAGAATAAGTTAACACCGTCATCCCGCATCGCTTTCGTATCTATTCGCAATATAACAGGTGTGCCATGGCGCTGCCCGACACTCGTTGCTGTTGGGATATCCGCAGATATGTGAACATACTGACGCTTCCCCTTGCTTACACCAGAACCCATAATTGGAAACAACACCTCAAGGCTTGTCCCATGGAATAATTCATCTGGCGGAGCAGTTGGTGACAAATTGAGATCGACATCTATTGAATGTCCCTGGTTCGCCCTAACTCTTTGACCATCGTCACTGACCGCAAATCTCTTCTTATTGTTAGTGTCAACAACGTTGTCGAATTGGGCTCTCGTAACATCGGTTGCCCCGGCTTTCTTAACCTGATTGATTCTATTGATAAGATAATCAATACTTGTCCAGCCTTCTCCATCAAGTTTGATCCCCATCGCTTCCGGCTTGTGTCTCAAGACCAAGCTCAATATTTTACTCAAATTGTAATCTTTCATAGTAGTTTCATTTTTAGTATTTACGAAGACAATATAGCACACGTAATGGCCATTACAAGCGGGTTGGCGGGATTTGTCAAATAGTATACTATAATGGCCATTATCCCGCCATTATGGCGGGAAAAATGGCACTTTAGTGACTTATTACACTTGTGAGCTAACAAGTGACTGCACAACTTCCTGGAATCTCGGATCTGCCTCTAAGGCTGATCGTACATTCGCTTTCGTGACTTCAAGATCTTCATCGATCAAAGACGGATTATCAAGAATAATGTCTTCCTGAACTTCTTTGATGATTCCAATATGACGCCCCGGCTTGATATCAGGAACTCTGGCTCTCAACATATTCATGATCTCATGCCCATCAATAATGTCCTTCCCCTTTTCAGGGAGCTTCTCCATCATTAACTCAGGCATCCTGTTCTTTATCAACGCACTATTGTTCTTCAGCTCACCTTCTGCGGGAATTGAAGAGACTTCATCCGCGACGAGAAGAGCAAGAACGTCATCAAAAGCATCGTCCATATCTCTGTAATAGCGTCTAAAGGCCTTGTCACCCCATTCTCCGGCGCTGTGTCCTCTCATATGATTATCAACAAGCTTAACAGTTTTATCGACAACGTCATTGGGATACTTCAAAGCCTTCATTCTCTCTTTAATCATATCTCCAGAATGCTTCTCGTGCTTGTAGAAATGGATTCTATCATCGACCCTCTCTTGAGTGACTGCCTTCCCCCAATCGTGAGAGATAGCCGCCCAAGTAAGATGGATTCCAGCATCGGGGTTCTCATTTTCCAAAGCCTCAATAACTTTCAAGGTATGGACGTATGCATCCCCTTCACTGTGATGGACAGTATCCTGTTCAACTCCAATCAAAGCATGCATCTCAGGGAGAATGGGCTCAAGGAGATCAAGCTCTTCCATCAACGGAATAGCTTCATGCATCTTACCGTACCCAGCAATTTTGTCAATTTCACCACGAAATCTTTCTGCTGAAGTATTGGAGAGATTGTGAATATTATTCCTGATCGCCTCTTTCACTTCGTCAGTCATAGTCCATCCATGCTTAACAGCAAATCTGACACCCCTAAGCATTCTAAGAGCATCGTCCTCAAAGATCGGATTGGGATCGCTCGGAGTCCTGATAATTCCATCTTCAATATCCTTCAAGCCCATTCCGGTCAAATCCACAATGTCGCCATTAGATATTTTTTCTGCAAGAACATCGGGGGAAATAACAGGTCCAGCCTCCATCTTCTTCAAAAGAGAGTTAACAGTAAAATCCCGTCTCATAACATCATCTTGAAGAGTCCCAAAGGCAACCTCCGGTTTACGACTTCCGGTCCTGTACTGCTCCTTTCTGGTTTGAACGGCTTCGATCTCAATGCCATCGACATTGTATGTCTGTCCTTTGTATATCAAATCTTTCAATATGACAGCGTAAACACCGTATCCCTTATCAATAGGGGGCTTCAAGCCAAGAATCGATGTGACGTAATCGCCAAACACCAAGCCACCATCGGGATATTCGATTACAGCATCGATATCCTTGGGGATAATTCCAAGCATCTCATCTCTGACAGTTCCGCCAACGATGTAAGACTTTCCTTTGAGAACATGCCCATTGGGAATGTTCTTTGCCACTTCCGACAAAAGAATCTGCGCCTGAACAAAAGGGGCGTCGGAATTATCCGCATCAGCAGTCAAGTATTTTTCTAAATAAGTTTTTTTGTACCAGTCCATAATTAACCAAGTTTCAAGTAATTATACAAATTCGCTCAAGGACCCACCTTCAACAATATCCCTTGTGGAGCAAAATATCACTTCTGGAAGATCGTTTATTGGGAAGAACTTCCATTCTTCGTACTTGTCCTTTTCCATTATCTTTGGGGGCCTGTCTCGTGTCCCATTTAGCGATGAAGAACAATGTTACATAATGCAATCCCTCGTCCTCCATTATATTATTTGTGAAACGAACTTGTTCCACACTATCTATTGTAACACCAGACTCTTCTTTAACTTATCGTTCGCAACATTCAAAGAACCCCTCTCCAATATCTATATGACCGCCGTCACAAAGAGCTTGAAAGACAACAGAGACGCTGCTTTCACCCATAAAGTCAATAAACTTTTTTTCACCATCAAGAATTATTCTCATATGCTCGAAAAAATGTTCGGGACATGAGATCAACCCAAGTATTGCGTTGGTCGCCTTCATATTATCAATAAAGTTGCAAAGATAACCACGGCTTCTTCCAATATAAGAAGATAAATTTTTCAATGCATAATCATCAATCTCCGAAAAGATGATTATGCGTCAACATTGAATTCGTTCCATTAACAATAATATTGACTGATTCCTTGCTCATTTCTTTTTCCTCTTTGGTTTTTCGTCTTTATTTAATTGTTTGTAATCAGCGAAATCTACGTCAGGGAGATCGAAGCTCATCTCTTTCTCATCAAGAGATTGGAGAGCTTCTATCAACTCCTTAGGATAAAAATGTGTCAAGTGAAGCTCACCTTTGTTGAGATCCTTGAGTATGTATAAGCTAAAACTATTTCGAGGTGCTTTGTGAGAGTGGTTTTTGATTAAGACCCAATACTCTCGTGGATTTTTGGCGCTCGAAACTATTTTTATTACTGTGCCGTAATAGAGGCGCTGACCTTCAGTTATCATCTTTTTCTACAACACTTATCCAGTGCCCTACGGAGTATGCAGAAAAGATCTTTCCACGGGTGTCAAAAAAATCCAAGACTCCAGCGCGGATTTCAAAACGATCCGCAGATATCGTTGCAGAGGAACGATCCGTGTGGTGCCCTCCTGGCATACCAGGGCTCAATGTTCCTACTATGTATGTCATATAACGCCTCATAAGTTAAGTTATTTTTGTTAGCTGGTGAGGTACTATAGCTCGCTAATCCAGGATATCAACAGTATGCGCCCGTTTTTTTCTATGTTTTCTCCAGGCACACCAGCCACCGGCCCTGCACCCGAACCACATTAGGAGTCTCAGGTAGGTTTTGGTCCCCGAAGATTTCATAGCGCGACGAAAAATACCGTCAGCATCTTTTCTCGACACAATTCCTGTAGCGTATAGGTAATCGTGAAGAACCGCAGCGGCGGCATAAGTCCCCGTTGGTGGAATGAGATTCCAGAAAATTCTTGGAATAGAAGCAAAATCTGTAATTGTCCCCTTAGGAACCGTAAATGTTTCACGATTACCTTTGTAGCGAAGAATGTTTTCGGTCTTCCAATATCTACTGTTATGTTGTCGTACAACTACATCATCTAAAAAATTATTACCCACTTGATACCTCAAGGTTTAATAGGAGTCGCCAGAAACCCAATTGGGATCTGGAGTCCAAGGATCAGGTTTGATAACCGTCACACACTCCGAGGGGATCATCCCAAAGAAAACCAAAGTATCATCCGAAAGCATATCACCATCTATTTGTTCATCGTAATAATTTTCAACCCCTATCATATGGGCAAGGGCTTCTTTTTTATGGTACCCTTCGAGCGGATCTTCGCCGCCGACCTCTGGCACGGCACCCATCGATTTCATTTTCCCAACATCGATTTCTACAATAGCATCATAGTCTCTGTCGGCAGTTTCGTAATCTGGAGAGGTGAAGACCCCACTTGGAGTCCATTTATTACTGAGCCCCCTACTTTCACTTCTTGGCTCTATCCCCTCATGGACGAGAGAATTTAATCGGTCAGAAGTAGTCCCGTGGTAGACTTTGTAATTATCGCCGACAGTGTCCCAAAACGGATCTTCTTCAGGGCTTGCTATATAACTATATATCTCCAGATCTGAAATATCACTAAGCCATTCATTTGTGTCCTTTATTGAAACACCAAATCCCTGTAGGCTACCATCCTTATTGAAGTCGTCAATTAACTGATCGTTGTCAAATACCAGAACAGGAGATGCTTCATGGAATTTAACTATTTCAAAAGTCTTCCCATAGTGATTCAAGATATTGATAATCCTTTGAGTACTTTCCGACTCTTCAATATCATCGTCAAAATATCCAGAAAAAGTCTCTTCTTGTGCTGATTTATACCAATCCATATTAATAACTCTCAATAGATATTGACCACTCAGTCTCAATAGATTCGATTTCTGAGATAGTCTTGTCGATATTTTCCGGCGGCATTTCGCTGGGGTTGAAAAAAACAATAGCGGACTTATTCATCTTGTTAAAATGAGGAAACCCATCTCCGCCAAATCTTCGAAAAGAAGACACGATTGAATTCAATTGTAGAGTTAGATTGTCTTTGGAATCATTTTCCTGAATACTCTTCGCCTTTTTATACCAATCCATCATGTAACCCCTTGTATTGTTATAAATACAAAACAAGACTTAAAAGACCCTTCAAGATGGCCATGGCCAGTTCCTCAATCCCTTTCTGTTGGCGATAGTGATGTGGAATTTCTTGAATCTGTCAAAATGGGCCGTGAGGCCCAACTCGGCGCGAATAGCCATAATTTCTTCGGAGTATACACTGAGCCAGAAATACGTCCTGTCCTCATTGATATATGTTGAATAATCAAAAGAAAAACGTTTTCCAGCATACTTTCCCCACGCTTCCAAGTTCGTTGGAGTCTCGTATTTACCCCTAACGACGGTGATATGAGGACGATACATGGGTTGTTGAACCTTGATCCAGTAAGGGATGAAAGCCCTGTAATATCGGGAAATTTCCGGGTCGATGTCAATGGCCGCACGATAACTGTTGCCATATCTCAAGATCCCATCAGATTTGAAAAGTGTTTCTTGGATATTTTCCTCCTAACCGGTTAACATGCATCTGTTACGCTAAATATCAAGACCCAGAGGATAAACTGAGAATAATGAGGTAAAATTATGGTATGGCGGTAAAAACTACAAATCATCTGGTTTCACCCACATTCCTTGATATAACAATAATAATCCTATGTAAAGGGAAGAAATGGACAAATTCTTCAAATCAGTTCATTGCACGAGCAGATCGCATTGCAAAGCATGTAGAACCGATCTTCAATTCAGACAATCTATAGTTAGAACCTTTGATGGGGATGACGATAATTTCGAGTGTCCGTTTGGCAAAACAAGTGAAAACCTTGACGAAAATAAACCGAAGGAAAAAAATAAAGCGGCGGCAAGTCCAAAAAAAGAGAAGAAGCCAGAAGAAGCAAAGATGCCATCCAAAATTACTCAGGCAAAAAATGCGGCTGTGGCAGCGAGTAAGCTTGCCAAGCAGGTTGTCTCTCTGAAGAAAGTCAAAGTTTCAGACGAAGAGTATAATAGAAGGATGGAGATCTGTAAAGGGTGTGATAAGTTTAAGAAAAATAGATGCACAGTTTGCGGATGTGTCAGCAAATGGAAAAACAAACTTCAAACGGAAACATGTCCAATTGGAAAATGGTAAAAAAAAATTCCCCTCATTAATAAAGCAGGGAACAAACCTGGCCACAGCCGTGGGCAGAGTGATCGCCACGCTTGCGGACGGGGATGATGTGTTTGTCGATTCTGAAACAAAAGATATGAGGACAAGTATCTGTTCATCCTGTGACAGATTAGACAAAGAATCAATGCGTTGTTATGAATGTGGGTGTAGAATTCCCAATAAGATCCCTTTTGATACAGAAGGGTGCCCAATAGGTAAATGGTAATACAACTTAGGTAGAACTTAATGAACGACAATCTCAAAGAAAAGACCCCGAAGGTGGAGATCCTGTCAAACAGGCCAAGCCCATCAACCCTACTCTCTCCTTCAAATCTCAATGAGGGAATACTTCAAAAGATAAAGGAAAAGCCAAACCTTGGTAAATATTTCAAAAATTCTTTTCAGAAATGGGCCGATCTATCAGCGGATATTGAAAAAGAAAATAGCGACCCATGTAAGGCCAACTCCAAAGGTCGCCCACTTTTGAAGACCTTTGTCTGCGAGTTAAAAAAGGCCCCCAAGAAAGCGCAAAATCAAGTTTTTGAAATTCTTGGTAGAAAGAAGATCGTGGCTATTAGTAAGAAATGGATAAATCTTGAGTCAAATGAAATGACTCCTTTCAAGTATAAGAACTTAATGGCCGAGAAAGCCCCTGAGTCTAACAAACAAATAGTCAGGGGGGCTGTGCCCCAAAGGAAGTCTCTACCAACCGAGAAAATAGAAAAGAAAGGCCCTGAGGCTCCTATAGATAATTCCGAGAAGTATGCTCACTTAATAAAAAAAGAAAAGCACATATTTAAGAACCATCAAGGACCTGGCGATATTGTGATGCTAACAGCGGCGGTCAGAGATTTGATGGCGTGTTACCCAGATAAATACATAATTGACGTTGACACGACATCAATGAGTATTTGGGAAGGAAACCCAAATGTTCAATTCGGAAAACAATTTTATGATAAGGATATAGAAAGACTTAATCCTGATGACCCGGACGTAACAGTACACCAGTTTGGGTACGATCTTATTCAGCAGTCTAATCAAGGCCCGTATCATTTTACTGAAGCGTTCACGGAAGAAATAGAACGCGCCTTGGGGGTGAGTATAAAAAACAGACTTGGAAAGGGTGATATTCATATCAGACCACAAGAAGATATCTACGCCTGGACCGAAAGAACAACATGGTTCAAGGAATATGGATTAGACCCTAACGCGCCATTTTGGGTTATTGATGCGGGACACAAGTTGGATTTCACTGCGAAGTTCTGGGGGAGCGGGAAATTCCAGGCGGTAGTTGATCATTTTAAGGGGAAGATAAATTTTGTTCAAATTGGACACGAAGATCATATCCACCCAAAACTTAATGGCGTAATCGATCTTATTGGAAAAACAGATGATAGAAAATTGATTAGATTGGTTTGGGCTTCAAGTGGTGTGTTAACGCCAGTTAGCTATCCGATGGTGCTGGCAGCAGCGATTCCGGTTAAACCCGGAACGTGCAATGGTCAAATGGAAAGACCGTGCGTTATTGTTGCTGGGGGAAGGGAGCCATCTGGATGGCAGGCACACACAAACCATCAGTTTGTACACACATGCGGAGCGTTACCTTGTTGTCAAATCGGCGGATGCTGGAAGAGCAGAACGGTCCCCATTGGGGATGGGGACGAAAAAGACTCTTCAAACTTGTGTCACAATGTCACCGTTGATGATTACAAAGAAGTGGTCCCTTATTGTATGCACATTATAACTCCAGAAGACATTATCAGGAGAATAGAATTGTATAACATTTTTTATGATGATGATCGAAAGAGATATTCGTATGACCCGGAAGTAAATAAAACCGCGCCAAAAGACACGCAGGTTGTCTCGTTGGCAAAATAAAAGGATAAAAACAGATGAAACCATATGCTATTTTTCTTAGTTTAACCGAAAACTATGCGCATCTATTTAACGCACTCTATAACAGCGCCGAATTATTTGGCGTTGGGAAATATGCAGAATTTGTAGTAATGCATTTTGACTTGCCACCGGAATATGTAAAGATGATGGAAGAGAAAACAAAAGACCTTCAGACTAAGGTTAGATTTGTGACCATTGAGCCCCTCGAAGAGGACAAGAATGCCGGTAAGGTTATGACAGTTAAATACTATAGATATAAAATAATGTCTGAGATCGGAAAAGAATATAGATCAATCTGTTTTATTGACACTGATATTTTCTTAGCGTCTGGTATCAAGGAGTATTTTGAGATCGCAGCAGCTACCGATTTGATCATTGGAACAAATGACAACGTCGTTAGAAATTACAAGACTGATGTAACCCAAGGCACGGCCCCAGCATATGCTGATGAAAAGACCGGTGAAAAGTCTCCGGTGTTTGAGGAATGTACGTTTGATGGAAAATTCATTTGTAATGTCCCAACATTTATCGACATGAAGAAATATGACTACTTATTTATGGATATTTTTAATCATAGGGGAAAAATGGGGATGGACAACACTTGGCCATTCACGGGCGACCTTGAGACAATGAATATAGTTTTCTTGAAGAACAAGATCAAGCATAGGTTGATGGTTCTACCATCTCAATTATGGACCGGTGTTCACCAGTCAATTTACAGAAGTAACACGGCTATGAAAAGGTGGAGACCACCAGAGAACTTTGTAACGTCTGATGAGAAAAGCTTCAATATAAAATATTTGTTCATGTCCGAAACTTGTGAGCACGTCAGAGCATTCCATGGTAGAGATTGGACATCTGAAAAAAGCGAACGCGCATTGAAAGACAGATCGATGCCAAAGCTACTTTCCCAAATGGAAGGGGATTTTGAAGGCGAAACTCATCGCAGGGCATTGGAGAAAAGGGCAGAGATTTTTGACACAATTCAAGCCTACTTTTTGTTTCTACAATTTCACGGAGCAGTGAGCCTTCACGATGTCCACAAGGTGAACAAAATTCAACAGGGCCGGTATGAATATATGAAAAAGAGATTTGCCGAACTTAAGAACAAGATTGAAACTTTTAAATAATGGAGAGATAATGAAAAACCTACCTAAAGAATACGAAATTGACAATAGTGGTTTTCTTCATCAAAAAGGACATCATAAGTACGAGTACACAGTCGAGTATAGAAAAAAACAAAGCACAAATGAAGCAATGTCATACTTAAGATTAGGCTGGTTGTCCGCATCATTGTCCTATGAAGAAATGAAAAGTATGAAGATGGTTGATATTGGTTGTGGATCTGGAGAATTCGTAAAACACTGCCAAGGTAAGTTTTCATACGCTTGCGGATACGATGTCGTCGGAGACAGTATTTCAGAAGAAGAGCTTACAGAAACGGAATGGGATGTTATTTACCTGTCAGATGTTCTGGAGCACTATGAGAATGTCGAGGACCTTTTTAAGCTTAAATGGAAGTATGCGGTCATTTCATTTCCAGAGACACCCAAGGTCGAGGACTTCAATGAATTGAAAACCTGGAGGCACTACAAGCCAAATGAGCACCTATATTACATGAACATAGACACCTTTGAGAATTGGATTAGCGATAAAGACGATTGCTGGGTTTATAAGCGCGGGCATTTCGAAGACTTAATAAGGGCGAGATGGGACGAGTCAAAGCCAAACATCGCCACTTTCTTGTTGGCAAGACTAAAGGACCCATCTAAGGAGAAAATTTGAAGTGTTTGTCAATAGTAATACCATTCTTAAATGATGGTGAAAGCCTTGTACATACATTAGAAAATATCTCCGAAACCTCAAAAATACAAGACCTGGATATAATTGTCGTAGACGACCATTCTAACACACTCACATTTGATGAGACTAAAAAGTTTAATATCAGATATATGAGAAATCGTGAAAGGATGGGAGTGGCGTATTCTCGTGATATTGGATCGCACGTAACGCAAAGCGACAATATACTATTTTTAGATGCCCATATGAGATTCAAAGAATCGGGGTGGGTTGAGAAGATAACCAGCGCAATCAACCGATCCCCAAATACCCTGTTTTGCTCGACATGTATCCCAATGTCCTCAGAACATGACGACTTATCTACTATTTCAGACAGGTATTATGGCGCAACAATAGAACTCACCACTAACCAAAAAGGCCTGGCGAGAGAGATAATCGAGCCAAAATGGATCACAGAACACGATTCAGACACAATTCCATGCGTTCTTGGAGCATGCTACGCCTTTAATAAGGCCAAATACCACTCTTTACGCGGTCTTGAAGGCCTAAAAGGCTGGGGAGGCGACGAAATATATTTGAGCATGAAATATTGGCTATCTGGGGGGAGTTGTGAATTACTGTCAGATTTGGAAGTCGGACACCTATTCAGAGATAAAGCTCCGTATAAAACCGATATCCCCCTTTTGATACTCAACAAAATATTCATTTGCTCCGTATTATTTCCAGAAAACATCTCATCTTTATTGATAGATAAGCTGCCAAGGGACCCGGATTTTGAAGAGGCGACCATGGAATTCAGAAGGAATTTGGAGCAAATAATTGAATACAGAAAATACTATAAAGAAGCGATGGAAGAAGATTTCTCCAGTGTTTGCCAACTTCTAAATATACACGTGCCAGATGTTTAATTACATAGATCAATTATCAATATTAGATACTCCAGAAAATATCGTTTCACTAATAATGAAAATAGATGACTCTGACCGCCCTGTCGTGTCTTGGTTACGAAACGCTTCTGGATCAACTATTCTAAGATGCTTCAGGAATGACGGGTCATCATGGGTATTTAATGATTTGATGCTCAATGTGGCTCAAGATCTTAACCACTTTGACTTCGTCGAAGCACCTAACTTTCTTCATTTTGTACACACGAACCTGGAAGAGTCCGGGGTAAATGTAGAAGTAAGGCATTCAAGATATTCAATTTCAGACAATGAATTTAATCTAACCCAGATAGTAGATTCTGGGGACATAGATTTCGCAATACCAATAGTCCACAACGGACTCGTCTATTTCGTATTGAGGAAAGACGGATCATTAATAGCAGAGAATGAAGTCGGCGCTGTTGATTTCACGAAACTCAGTCAACTTAATTTCGCGTCAACAACCACTAAGATCAGAGCAGCCTACAGTAAAAGGCATTTCTTTATCGTTTGGAGCGAAGAGGACGCAACTGATGCGGTAATAAAATCCGCCATGTATAACCTCATAACAAACAAGTGGCTACCAACGCAAACAATAGCAACAGTAGATAAAACGAGTTATGAAATAGTATGCACAAAAAATAAGATTGGAGATTCCCCGTCCCCAGACCCACAATACAAACCGTTCTATTGCGCCATATCATATCGAGAAAGCAAGACAATAAATTATCTGTTTATCGAACACGGGCTCAGCGGTGGAGATACTTCGACAACAATATTCTCAAAGTCTTATGCCGGAGAAGTTCAGGACTTCACAGCGATTCCAAAGCTATCAATGTCTGTGGCTGGTCAAAAGGCTATCGTCGCCTCAGTAGCAGAAGAGTTCTATATCCTCAAAGCGACAGATATAGATATTGGGTTTACTCAAATAACGTCACCTGGACATAAAGTCTCAAATGATATGTCGTCATTTGTTCCAGTAATAGATGGAGATACGATACACTATGCTTATGAGTCTGACAACATTGTATACGCCAATGCGCCGTTTCAATACTCAACAACAAGAGCGGAAAGATCTTTCTTCACCAGTGATGGATCATCGGCTTATCTAAAGAAAACAAAGATCCCAGGTCTTGAGTTGTACTCAATCGAAGACATTATATTTGACAAGAATTTTGATCCTCCGTTTGTCTGGGTGACAAAGACAGGGACAAATACCGTCTTCCTATACGACACGAACAAAAAGACATTCTTGACAGACTTTGACTTCAGCGTAACAAAGCTACCGACATTTCTGACCTTTGATAAAAAACTTCATAGAATTTTATATCTAATAGACGACACGCTTCATTACTATGATATTGAAGACCAATCAACCGAGAGTTTCACAACGTTTAATCTTATAGCCATGGATGGCCCAAAGCATATATCAATTGGCGGGAAAGAAATATTTATATCCGACTCTAACAACGACCGGGTTATAGCGATTGACAGATCCACTCTCGGTTTCTTAAGAAGCATAAGCAACAACTCAATGATAAAACCCTATTTCACACAGATCATATCAAGTGGGGGAATAATTGTTAAATGTATCGATAATATTTCGGTTTCAACAATCTATGAGTTCAATAAAATCGGAGATCTTTTAGCAAGCTACCCGTCCTATACCGTGACACCAGATGATGAGCCATGGTATTTCTCAGCATTCTCAACGGCCTCAGATCAGTTCGCAACGACGTTTGACGGGTCGAGTAGTCTTCTTTGCATAGACACCTCTGATCATTCATTTTGGGTCACGACGTTTTCTGGATACACAATTAAGGGAATAGATATTGATCATGATACTGGACAAATTTTCGTCTCTGCAATAAACACCTCAAGTGAAAATGTAATCCTCGAAGTCGAGGGGCTCACTGGACAACTGGTTAGAGAGGTCCCCCAAACAGTCTCTGGGTTTGTTAGAATTCTTGACAAGAGCACGAAAAGTATCGATGTTGTTTCAAACTTGGTTGATGCAGAACATAGCGTTTCCGGGGCAATGACCTCAACATTCACTTCTGTAGAAATAGGCGGAACGCCAGTAAAGATCCCTGACCATACAATAACAGTATCAAGTGACACGACCTCTTATGAGCACCCAAAACAAAACGACAAGCATGTATACGACAAAATAGCCAAAGCCGACATTTGGCATTTCAGACATACTGGATTGCAAGGGGCGAAAATATCTGTTAATCCCTTCTTGACATTCGACTACGACGACACTGGCACTGTGAGAAGAGTGCCAGTATTTTCATGGGCATATGATGAAGAAGATTATGTCGATACATATTTTATAAGCGATGGAAATGAAATTCAAAAGATGGCCATTTGGTACAATGACGATGGTCCAAATACAGATTTTGTAAAGGTCGTGACAGAAAACAACACTGTCACTTCAATATTTACATACGACGGTAAACTCGCCGTGTCTGCTGGTGGGTACCTATCAATATATTCTTATGACACCATGAACAGAATTACCTCTTGCTATTTCTCAGAAGATGTAATTGTTTATGATCATAAGTTTGACAAACTATACGCTGGATCGAAGTCAAGGGGAATCATATGGGAGATTGATCCAGATCTGATTTCATCATATGTAGAGCATGACGCGGAAGACGCAATCTCTGGAATTACCTGGTCTGACCATTACAAAAAATACATTGTTCAATGTGACAACTCAATAAAACTTTTTGACAAAGACACGGGCACGATAGAAACCATATTTGACACCAACGACTATTTGATAAAGAGCGTCTCAATATTTGGCGAAGATATTTCTATAGGGCTTAAGAGCTACGAATTGATACCAGTAAATGGGGATTTCGACACTGATGACGATTTTAATGCCGCTGTTGCAAATAGAAAAACAGATAGGGCAGTAGTCTTGAGAAAAGACTCTGTTAAATACATCTTCTCAAAAGACTTTGACTATGACTTCGTAATAAACTCTGTAGGGTTTGATGGCTCAATACTATCTTCATTCGGAAGGGACAAGAGCAATATTTACATAAAAACATATGATGTAAAAACAAGCGCGGAAATATCACTCTCATACGAGACGGATTCACAGCCGGTGGACACAATATATTTGCCCATTGCTGAAAGATTCATTTCAGTTTTAGACGATTCATCAATAGTCGATTGGAGCGCTGACGATTTGATCATTCTCGGCACTGACGAAACAGACAACACAGGAAAAACATTTACAGTAGTGAGTAACGGATTGTTAATTAAACTCGACGACGTTGAAGAGTATACGCCACCATTCTCATCGTATAAGTCGGTATATACAATAACAACCGCAATAACCGCGAACACAGCTATAAGCCTTGAAGACTTTGACAACTCAAATGATCTCGACTTTGGAAGCAGTGGTGGAAACTGGGCCGATGACTTCAATATTTATCTTAATGGGTTGTACCTAACCAATGGTGAAAGCGCAGCGGCAAACAATGATGTGTATTATTTGAGCAGTTCAACAATGGCATTCGAGTTTGACCTTAATATCGGAGATGTAATCCAGGTCGAAGACGCAGACCCAAGCCCCAGTGAGGAAGCATAATGAGTGCTAAGACGGTACAAATAATTGTTGGAACAACAGCTGGTGCTGCAAACATCTGGGATAGTGGAAATGTCGATACAATAAAAACCACTATGGTCTATGGTGGTGGGAATAACCTTGAGCCCGGACAAAGATATTATGTGTCAATTAGAGTTCAAAACGACAATAACGAATGGAGCCTGTATGAAACGGAATCATTTGTCATGCCCCATTTCGAAAACTTCACTTACAAAGTAGAAAGTAGCTCTTCATCCTCATCAAACTCCCTCGTGGACATGTCAACAACTTATACCCTGGATTCACTTGAGACTATCAATTTAGGATCATTCTCAGAGGTAGGAGTGGTGTTTCCAGTGAATACTGATGAACATGGATTTTTAGTCATAGATGCCCAGACAGTTAAAATTAAAAACTCTGGGGGGTCGCTCGTCTTCGACGAAGGCGGAGGTCAGGAGTTTACATTCATATTTGTTGGTGAAACATATGTCTTTACAGTTGGCTTAAATAATTATGCTGTAACACTTGCATCTGACTCAATAATCTCTTTTATAATCCATTCGGAGTAATAATGAGAAAACCTACGATTACATTAAGAGAATACGATAATCAAACTGGAGAGTTTGTAAGAAGCACACCAGTATTGGATTATGGAATAGTATTGTCTGGAAATTCAAGCGGTATAAGGGTTGTAGATTTCGTCATAACTGGAGTCAGCGCAGTAAGTAATTTTGATATTACACTGACAAATTCAGATGGCTTGGAGGTCTCACCATCCACTGCTACTGTCATAAACAACGTCGCTGACGATGGAAATTTTGGCATTGAAATAAATACATCGTTTATAAAAAAAACATCGTTAGGATCTTTCTTCTCAGCCCTCGACAAAGAGATAAGCGTCCCAATGAGAATCCCAGTTGTTACAAATTACATTTCATTAAACATCCTTCCAGGAACATTCGAATCGGCAGACAGGAATGTGGAATATAATATTTCGTTTGACTTTATCCCACTTGAAAGCTCAAGTAGCTCATCTTTCTCAAGGAGTAGTAGCTCATGCAGTTGTTCATGTAGCTGTTCATTTAGTTCAAGTAGCAATTCTATTTCAAGCTCGTCATTTTCATCATGTTCGTCGTCCGATAGCATATGTTGCAAAAACACTGTAGGAGTTGAGCCACCAGCAGGAGCCTGGTCCCCAAACACTATACACACAACAAAAGAAGCCGCTTGTGCCCCATATCCAGATACATACTGGGCGATGACTTTCCTATATAATGGAACCGTTTATTACACGCCATATCATAAGTCTATAAGATGGTTTTTGAATTGGACAGATACCCATTGTTGCAACTGGGCTGGTGGATGGTACGCTAACATTCCGTCGCGGCTGGGAATTACAGTTCAAGCCGACGCTGAAAGTTGCCGATCAGAAATAATAGATGTTCCATTTGTAACAAAATCATATATACCATGTAGCTCAAGCTCAAGCTCTTGTTCAAGCTGGGACAGTAGCTCATGCTCAAGTTCTTGCTCAAGCTGGGACAGTAGCTCATGCTCAAGTTCTTGCTCAAGCTGGGACAGTAGTAGCTGTTCTTCAAGTTACTCTTCGTCTTCATTTAGCGGAGCCTTTGAGTATAGGGTGTGGTCACAAATCGTCGATGTTTCAAGAGATGGCCTATATACAAAACACCCAGTTCTATACACTGGCGCTTATCTCACCCCACAGCTTATAAGTTTAGGAGAGTGGGTTTACGGACAGGAGGCTCCATACACAGCGCTTCCACCACCAATAGAGGTTGGTGTTGGCGGGAAGTATCTTTTTGAATTGAAGCAGCCAGTCGGATCATCAGTTATTAACCCATTAGAAATTACAAATGTCAGGATGAATAGTATATCTCATATTAATATTATTGCCGTATTTGGAGTGGTTTCTCAAACACTAACATACACTAATTTCGAAGGGATAAATGACGTGGGTTTATCAACTGGATGGACCTGGTATTACCAGAGTGAGTCTAATTGCTCTTTTCAAAGAAGAGTCCCAGCCGGTGCATTACCCGTGGACGGTCCACCGCAAAACATATTAAACGATTGCCCAGCAGCGAGTAGTTCAAGCAGTTCCTCTTGTAGCAGTTCTTCAAGCTCTTTCAGCCATAGTTGGTCAAGCAGTGACTACTCAAGCTCTTGTTCAAGCTGGGTTAGCAGTTCCTGTTCAAGTTCTTGCTCAAGTTGGGTTAGTAGCAGCAGTTCAAGCTATTCATGCTCGTCCTCTTTTAGTTTATCAAGTGAATCAATAAGCTCTAATCGGGCTATCTCATCATGTCCTCCGGGAACACCGTGCGGGGCAATGATAATTAGATTCAAAACCTATAATATTCCAGATAAATTGACAGTGACAGATAACACTGGAACGATACTTAATACTGGATTCGTGTCTACCAGAGCATCTTATAATACATACAATATAAACGCCGTATGCCCTGTTGAGGTTTGCGTTTCAGCACCATTAGCTGGCACTCGATGGGTTATTGATGTCACAGGGTGCAACTTTACATTGAATCAGTCTGGCGGTCAAGTTAACTCTATTTGTTGGACAAACTCAAGCTCAAGTAGCTTAAGTAGCTCAAGTTGTTCGAGTTCATGTTCAAGCTGGGACAGTAGCTCATGCTCATGCTCAAGTTCGTTAAGCCCCGTCCAGGCCATTGGTCAATGTCCACCTGGAGAATCGTGTGGAACAATGACTATCAAATTTAAGACGTATACGATTCCAGACAGATTGACCGTTACAGATAATACCGGAAGTATATTGGATACGGGATCAATATCTACTTATCAGAATTACAACACCTATATTGTTGAGGCGGTTTGTCCTGTTGAAGTTTGCGTTTCAGCACCATTAGCTGGCACAGCATGGATTATTGATATCACAGGGTGCGACTTTACATTGAATCAGGCTGGCGGTCAAGTTAGCAATATTTGTTGGACAAATTCAAGCAGCAGTAGTATGTCTCTTGCCCCTTCACCACCGTCAAGCTCAAACAGCAGTAGTAGCTGTTCAAGTTGGGTGTCAAGCAACAGTAGTAGCTGTTCAAGTAGCTGTTCAAGTAGTAGTTGCTCTTGTAGCTCATGCAGCAGTAGTTCTTCAAGTGGTCTCCTTTTTGGATACGCTGTATGGCTGGCTCAGTGGAGTTGTTTGGGCGATGGTGCCTGGAATTCGCCGCAATTCGCATTCTGGAGCCCAAATACAAACGGATCTCATTTTGGAAATTGGGTCACTGTAGACATCTCTTCCCCAGACAAAACATGTATGGCGAGATATAAAACTACGCAATTAGAAGACACCAGCCTTCCTCCCGCCATACCATCAGGACCTACTGAAGCTTGTTTTAATTGCGACTCAGAATGTAATGGATGCTTACCACAACTTACTGGTAAATATAACGTTTCATTCAGTGGCCTCGACGGAGAATTCCAATCATTTGATGGCTCTCACTCAATGCCCAGTATAGATTTGGGCGGATGCACTTGGACAAAGACCACACCAGATGGCGTGATCATGTTGATGAACGTTGGCGTTGTGTGGAAAGTGAGAATTATTGTAGCCTCTGGGTGTACGATAACATGGAATGGATCTACAAATCCATGCTCACCAACAGCGGCATATGGAGTGTGGCTCTCGTGTGGCCCATGCGATTGCATTTCGTCAACCGGCGCTATTGCGATTGTCAGCTAATATCTCAAGAAGATCTGTCATCGGTCGCAAGCGGGAAGCTTCAAGTCTATACGCACCCTTAAAGATACCATACTCTTGCAAGTCACCCTCTGAGAAGTCCTTACTATGAGCCCAACCCATTAAAACCACGTGTGGTGGGCGAGATAAAGCAAGAACGTAGGTGAATCCATTATGAAGCTCTCGTGGCCTCACAAGTAGATTAAAAGTCAATAGAGCCTTAGACGTGTTCTTGACAAAGCTTCCCTTAATATCTATCTTAAGTGGCGGTATATCATCACCACCATCACCATCATAAGGGGTCAAGTTCTGAGCCTCTCTGACTTCATTATATCTATGAAAGCCATCTTCTTCTCCCAACAAGTACATACTGGCGGCACAAGTGCAGACTTGTCCGATTATTTGATCCATGTTCAAATTGTCTTCTCGATCCTCAACCGATCTTATATGAGAAGCACCGCCTATAGCGCACAAGGTTGCGTGTTCAACACAAGTGTGCATGTTTGGTTCACTTAGACGAATCTTTATAAGGTCTTCTTGTTCAATCATTTAGAACCCCCAAAACCTGTGGTTTTCTGCGAAATCATTGCCGCCATCAACACCTAAACTTTTATTATCACACCACAAGTCAACACCAAATCTATTGAAACATAAAAATACAGTTCCAGCAGAGAACGCCAACATAAAACTGTTTTTAAGATCAGAAATGTTTTTTGCAGCCGAATCTAAGGTGAAAAGCCCGTATCGCTCAGCGGGAATCTGATAGTCGCCTAAATCATACAAATCATGTTTCAACATACCAACCTTGTAGTGCCGCTCGACTTCTTCTGTTGCATAGGTAAGCGCCATGGCATCTCAAATCTTATGAAGATTTGAAGCCAATGTCAAAATATCCCGTGAATCCATCGAGTCAGTATCGTAACGCCCTCTCATAAAACACCCCCAATCTGTTAAGTTTATAATGGTATACTATACACGCATCTGTAGGGAATTCAACAGTTACGAAAATTATTCTTGAGTATCTGCATTTGGGGGGTAACGCAAAGAATCATCAGGCCACTCGACAACCTGGAGTATGGTAGGTGGGATTGTACCCCTGTATTCAAAAGTGTCCCTCAATATATCACTGCCATTCGAACCTTGATCAAAATCTAACAAGTCCCAATTAAAATCAGGCTCGGCAGGATTTATCTCCAATATGACAACTGAGAACTCATAGCCTGACGGAGCATCAAATCCGCCTCTGGCCCACGAACGCGCCTGTCCTGTGTTTGTAGACAAATATATGTGGTTAGGGCTCGATTGCCCCCAATTCTTCCTCATTCCAGGCCTCAAGCCTTGCTCAAGGATATCGTCAATGTAACATATGTACGTGGCATGATAGAAGGCTGAGATCTTTCTAAGATCAGATGCCCTGATTGATTTTTTGTACCAACTCATAGTGTAAACCTATTTGAACGATAAACTATACAGGTTTATATTACATAATTGGTTTAGGGGACCCTGTTTATTTACCGGCGGTAGTATCGTAGATAATCTTTCTTACTAAGAGGCTCAAATCAATAGCGACTGAGTCTTGCATGTTTCTTTCGCCAGGAGAATAAACAACAGCCTTTCCTGTTCCGCTGATATAGCCAAAATCAAAATTCTCACCAGTCTCTACAACGACTACGGGCTCCCCATAGCCAAAATATGTTTCGGGAACGCTGGAAATCCCGGCCTGCTCATCAGCGTTATCGCGTAACGATGAAAGGACCTGATTTTGCATCATTGCAAGATGAGCAATGAGTTCATGCGCACCGATCTTTCCGTATGAACGAACAAATTTATTAAGATCAACACCTGAAAACCCACCTTGCAACTCTCACATGTAATGATCTCCCGTATCATGATCCGTAACATATGATATAATTCCCATATAAATTATTTTCTTGATGACCTCTAATGTACAGCAAAACTCAAGAAAATCAAGTTCTCTAATAAAAATCCCACAGTTAAAATTTATAACTGCATATATGGGAACCCTTAGAGGACAGGAAACCATAGAAATAGTATAAAGTTATATGGAGGAACCTTATGAGAATTATTAAATTAGCATCAGTAAATGTGTCAGTAAAAGATTTCAACTACCCAGAAGAATTATATGATCTGGGAAGCGTGACATATAAATTGATGCAAACACTTTGGACACAATTGCAAAGCATATTAAATGGTGCGGAATTCAATTACTTTTCCGATAACCGAATTGGAGAATATATTGCCCCAGATGGAGAAGATTTCTTTAAGCCAACAGGAACTATAAACCTATACCTCAGTGGACTCCCGAAAGAGAAATTGCCAAATATTATTGCCGCACTCAAATTTCTTATGAAAGAAATTAACATCGAACCAGGAGCCGTGTCAGGTATCGAAAATAGCGGGGCATACAGTTCGCAAGTCGTTAGAATAGAGGCGGTTAAGAATGATAATAAGGAGACTCAAGACGGCCCTCCAGAGATTAATATGTCAAACTCAAACGCGAGCGAAGTCCTTGGCGCATTGAATTATAGAATGGAAGATGGGTCCATTTGCATCGACGCATGGGAAATCATTAGACGGATCGACAACACAATTCCACAAACTATTGATGAATACGTCAGACCGCCTACAGATGAAAAAAGCGAGGGTGGAGCCAGAGTTATAGACATGGGAACCAACGCCGAATACATTAAAGAAAAAATGGATAGAATCAAAGATATCGCACAGTGGGCTGTTGATAACAACTATAGACAGATTTGCATAGGATAAGAAATGAACTGGTATAAAGAAAGCCAATAAGAAAATAAACTCTCAGAAGATGAGATTAGAAAAATAACCGTAGATGTCATTAAAAAAGTCTGAGCCACTGGAGTCCTTGAAGACAGCGATAAATACAGTGAATACCAAATGAGACTGTGGATCGATAATGATGCGGAACTTAGCAATTATATCTATTCCCTCGGAGAGGAAGTATCTGATCAAATAATCATGAAGATCCTCGGAGAAGAACTCGAAAGAATGGAAGAACAATATGTCTTTAATAGAAGAAGAAAGAAACTCGAAGATAAAGACCAACTCGCCCACCTTAGAGATGTAATAAGAGGTGTCCCGTGGAAAAGAGCAAAAGCAAATCTCATGGACATGACACCAGGATTCGCAGTCGGAGAAATGATAATCGAAGATGACGAGATCGAAGTCGTATGAAGACGACTCTATAATATTATCTTCAACACAGTTTGATCGTGTTGAACTCTTTTAAGTAGGCAAGAGGACTCTTCTCGATGATGTTGGCAAGAAGCGCCGGATGATCCTCTAAAATATCTTCTCGCGCCCTTAAAAGTGACATGAGGGCGTCAAATACATGGTTTCTTGTCATAGGAACAACACCTTTTTAAGTTTTACATAACTTACAAAAATATTATCCCGCGAAAATAAACTACTTAATATAAGTAATTGACCAGTAATCGGTAGGCGCAAACTTTATACCACGATAAGGATTGTGTAATAACCAATACTCCATATAACACTTGTCATTGTTACATTTAAAATCTTCTGACTCATCTAACTCAAGCTCCGGGTAATCACCACTTTGTAATCATTTTCCTCAAATTTATCCATAGCTTCACAATATTCATCGCGAATCTTTTCATTGACAGAAGGATCGCGATCTACATTAACAAGCGACTCACCACAATTTGGACATATCATACTCTCCACCTCTTAGTTTGAATCACACGAAGATTCTCAGGATACATGATTCCCATCCCAATATATTCTGTAAGTATTTTGTTATCAAGTAAATATGGATCATGGCGACTGTTCATGACACCAACAAAGTCGGCTCCACCACAAAGATATATGTTATCACCAATTAAATTGTTTATGCAAACACTGACAGTAAAAATCTCGCTCTTCTTTAAAAAATTCACACTACAAACATGACGTTTTAATAACTCTTCCTTCGAAGTGCAAATATTCATGTCTACAAAAACACCACCAAACATGTCGGTCCACTCAGCAGAAGTGTAATTTGAAAAGAGGCTTTCCCAATTATTAAGACTCATTACCAAACGATTCCCTAAACAATTAGCGCTCATCTCAGAATTGTAAGGGCATTATATAATCTCATTGTAAGCACGAGTCACACCAACAATAGGATTGTTCGAAATTATGAACTCATCATAAGTAGCGGTGAGTAACTTCAAAAACAAATGGGTCTCTAACTTGCCAAGCATTAAAAGATTCTCATTAATCGTATCATTGTAATACTTAAAGCGACGATCAATCTTAGGAAGATCACGAATGCTCTTGCGACCATCAGGCTCTTTAACCTTTACAGAAAGCTCAATCATCGGTAGATACATAACAGCCTGACCTATAGGACAAACAGTAGGAGTGCTATCACAATCTAACATATTGCAAATACGATCCACATCTTTGTCATACCAAGGAGTCGGAAATACATCGTCCATTAAAATCTGACGGGTAAACTCCATATCTTATTAGAAACAGTTTGAACCATTACTTCTTACCCCCAACAGTATTCCTGACAATGTCATCCTCTCGTAACTCAACCCAATAAATTTCCAAAACCTCAGAATCTTCCAAAGCCTCGAAATCATGGAACTCCCCAGGCTTGACAATCGTTATGTCGCCAGGACCTAACTCAGTGTAATCGATAAGATCATAATCATTCTTCCACACATTGATAAATATCCAGCCACTCAATACGTAAAATTGATTGAACTTACTCTCGTGCTTGTGAACTGAACACTTGAAGCCCTCTTTGCAACTGATGTGCTTTAAAGAAACATCGCTCTTCTCAAAGATGTCCCTCGTCTCGCCCCATACTTTTCCATATTTAATCATCTTGGTCCCCCTCCGGTATGATGAGAATTTCACCACCTCATAAACAACAAGCCTTCATCCCTAAATCAAGCTTCTTAGCCCAATCAGGAAGAGCACTGTTACCCTCTCTGGTAGACTCCCAAGCAATCCTGACAGTGTCCTCAGTCTTGCCAGTAGAATGCTGGTTGGCTGAAAGTATCGTGCGAAAAATGTCATCGTCAGCTAAAGCACCATGTGCCGCCTCTTTGGCAACCTGAGAATCAAAACACTCCCCAGGAGCTGATAAATGAAAGCCAGTCTCAACACTCGTTAGACCACCATGAGGCTCGTTGACCCTACAAGCAAACGTCACAATGCCAGAAATCCCAGCTAAATCATTGCTAAAATGAAAATATTCCATAAACAAACTCCTAATTGATAGATAATATATTGGATATTATACAGGAAAAAGATAGACTTGACAAGGCTATTGATCAGCAATATTTATATACTTTAACGGATTCTTAGACAGAACCGCAGTAATTAAATGATGCTGACCATCTAAAACAGTCTCGTTGATGATCACAATAATACGATTGAAATCAAAATTTCGAGCCTTGTCTATGATCAATCGCTTCTGGTCAGGTGAAGCAAGATCATTGTAAAACAGAAAAAACAGTGGATTCGTCTGTCGGCATCTTCAAACTCTTCGCCAACTCATAAGACATAGTGCGAATAGGAAAATCTATCTCCAAATCATCAGGCTCAAAAAAAATCGCCCATGAACTCACTACGGTCTGATAACTCATACTCTTCATACATCTCTGTAAGCTTTATAGAAATCTTATACCAATTCATAAAATATATCCAAATAGTGTAGGATAACTCTTACGAAAAGTAGCAGCGTCATCATCATTTTCCTTGTAAAGAGAAATAACATCAGGCTTATCTGTAGACATAAAAATTTCCGCTGTCCATAAACGCCCGCATAAACGTAATGTTCGTATATCCTTGAGCGCGGAGGCGCGGAGATCGCCCCCTGAAGGCGATTTAAGCATGAGTAAGCGCATTAATGACCAGCATTGAGGGTCAATTATGATTGTGCCAACTAAATCGCCCTTAGACTCAATACAAAGGAAAAGACCAGCCCAAAATCCCTGAGCCCTGAAACGATTTATATTAATAACCGACTCTTGATCAGCAATCTCAGTATCAGTAGGAATCGGTAATAAAAAATTTATGAAATCTTCATTAGTAGTGCTTGTCATAAAAATATGACTCCAAGATTTTAGTATCGTTGACAAGCAATATACAGGCAGTAGAGTATAATAATGGCAGTAAACACTTCAACATGAGGAAATAAATCATGCAATATATCGAATCATTTGAAATAAAAGAGACAGATCTTAAAAATAATAAATATGGATTGATCGCCAAAATGTTTGCCATGGTACAAGAAAAATTCATAAAAAGCGGCCATAGTGGAAAACCATATTTGAAATTCAAAGGGCGAGACGGAGAATTGCCGGTCTTTGAATTATTCCAAACTGTTACCCCAAGAGAATGGGTGGGACTACCTGACGATATGTGGGAATGATCAATTAACAATAGAACGACCCTTTAAAAAAATCAACCCACTCATCTTGGTAGTCGTCTTGCCAGTCCCATTGTACCAATAATATTCATTATGGAAAGACCAACGGGACCTTTGCATCGCACATTGAAAACAGGCGGCTGATTCCAAATTTCTTACAAAATCAACAGTCTTTGACCTAAGATGCCTGTGTTCTAAAATAAAATTCGCAATTAACATGGTTTCATGATCAAAATTAGACAAAAACATTAATATCTTAGAAAAATAACTTGCAGCATGCTTGGGCATGAGAAGCATGTCAACATTTATAATAGCTGGCTTAAACTCATTTGAATTAGAGTACTCAACCATTGTTTCGTAAAAATCTCCAAGATGCCAATTCACCCCGTTGTTAACCTTTCTATTACACTCAAATATCTCCGGATCAATTTCAACGCCATGCATCTGATCAAAAGAAGCTATTCCAGAGGCGGCGACTTGATCTAACTCACAGTTCTGCTCCAAAATACCATCTTCGTAAGAACATCTTCCACATATCGTCCAGTATTGTGAGTCGCCTGGAATCTGATCCCTACCGTAGTGACTCTCGTAGGCACCAATGATCGTTTGATTGCGAGCCTCGATCTTTTTGGGGCAATCCCCATAATGCATGCTAAATTGTGAAGGTGATGATTTCATTTTTTATTCTTCTTGCTCCAAGACCATCCGGGGACTGATTCTAACTTGAGTTTCCTATCATTAGTCATCTTGCCCATCTTATTTTTCCTTCTTTGTTCATGAACCCATCTGGCAATTTGTACCCCCTTAAAAAGTCCTGTTTTTTTAGGGATTTGGTTTTTTATTTTTACATATTCAAGTAAAATATCAAACCTTTCATCCCACGTTTTATTGCCCATATTTAACCATCCAGGAACTGATTCTAACTTGAGTCTTCTGTCCTGAGATATTTTCCCCCCTCTTATCTTTTGATTATAAGCCCACCTTCCAATACTCGAATGTACTGTAGGGATTTGTTTTTTTGTCTTTACATATTCAAGTAAAGTATTAAAATTTTTCTCCCACTTTTCATCGTTAGTATAAAACCAATCTGGCACCAATCTCCTAATCTCATCGTCAAACTCTTTGTCATAACAACCGCTGTCAGGATTAGTATAGCTCTTTAAGCTCTCCCCCAATTCATGTGTTTTTGAGTTCGGCCTACCATCTCCTCTTCTAGCCATTTCCAAAAGCCTTTTTTTCTTCTCATTGGCTAATTCACTTTGATTTACAAACCAATCGGGTCTTAATCTCCGAATCTCATCGTCAAACTCTTTGTCATAACAATCGTGGTCAGGATTAGTGTAACGCTGTAAAGCCGTTCCCAACTCATGTTTCCTTCCACTTGGTCTATCCTCATTATTTCTAGCCATTTCCAAAAGACTTTTTTTCTTCTCATTGGCTAATTCATTTTGATTTACAAACCAATCGGGTCTTAATCTCCGAATCTCATCGTCAAACTCTTTGTCATAACTCGCAGTTCTTGGGTTAGTGTAACGCCCCAAAGCCGCCCCCAATTCATGTTTCCTTCCACTTGGCCTATCATCCCCATTTCGAGCCATCTTTAAAAGCCTTTCTTTCTTTAACGCACTCGAACTTTCAAACGAATCCCTAAACTTCTTAAATGTATCCAAACCACACACTTCTGAATAATAAAGAATAAAACTCAAAGGATTCACTTCCCCACAACTCATGATGTCAAAATCTATAGCAGAGACATCGATCCCCTTGACCTTGCCTATAGACTCCTTCATCCACTTTTTATAAATGTAGTCCCCAATCTCCTTGTGATGTTCTTCAACACCATTATCATTAAGAACTGAAGAAACCACATCATAAAACTTATCCTGAGATTCTTCATTGTTTTTACCAAAATCTACAGTGCCATTTGTTTGAAGACGAATGCAGTCTTCCAAAATGTCATTTAAAATCTCAACTCTTTTATTATGATCGTGAACTTGATCAGTAAAATAATCCGACGTTCTGACAGCCGTGTCGTTTGAACCCGCACCGCCAGAATTTTTAATTGGAACCCTAATCGGATATATAGCATCCTCATAAAGCATTGTCGAGAACAAAACCTTGATGTAGTTGTTGACATCTTCTCTGTAAGATTCTTTGTCAAGCTGATCAAAAGAAAATTGAATAAACTCGTATACACTCAAATGCTCCTTGTTTGGCGCATCCCTGAAACCACGGCCAGGAATTTGCTGCCTGTCAACCAAGGAGCCCCTATTGCCAATTATCATGATGTCCTCTGCCCACTTCCAATTGCCGCCCTCCTTGAACATGTTCAAGGCAATTACAACGTCAACCATACTGTTGTCCACATGGTTGTGAGCATCATGAATAAGATCCTTACGCTTTTTTCTAAGAGCTAAGTCTGAATCATCTACCAAATTTACGACTTTTATCCAGGACCCGTCACTCCTTTTGATGAGAGTAATTCCAGATGGCTCTTCTACTATCTCCGGGTCTTCCACATTAGAAATAGCCTCGTAAACTTTGCGAACATCAATGGTCTTGTCGCCATATGAACATCTTTTACTGTTGACGGGGGGAATATAAATAATCGCCTTCCGGCCTGGATTGTAAATTTGCTCCAACGCCTCTTTCCATTTGTGGCTATACATGACAAAATTATAATCAAAACTCCTTAACCAATAACAGTCAGTCAAATATTCATCCATAGGATAATGAAAACGAGCAAACTTATCTGAGTGCTCTTCTGGAATCACAGACAAACGGTCGCCCCTAAACATGGTCGCAGTAGATAATAACAAATTTATATCGCTGTCTTCGTTGACGATGCAATGTCTAACTAAATCACCTATTTGATTGTGATAGTCAGTGAATAATTCATTATCGTCTTCTGTACATGAAAAATGAATATGGTGCGCCTCATCAATGCAAACTACTACATTATGGAGTAATTCGGGGAACTGCTGATAAGCACTCACAATGGTAGAGTGCGAACAAACAAGTATCCTGTCGTTTATGTCTTTTGCATTACCCTGGCGAGAAAGAAATTGCTTTATTCTATAAATATTGCTGTTTTTGTCCCCGTCAAACAGGTAATGCATTGGAGACCAGTCAAAAGCACCGTCTTCATGCGTCTCTAATTTTAATTTGAAATACCCTTTAAAGCCACTTCCAATAATTGTTTGAGGCACCGTAATAATCGCTTTCTTCGTGGGGTTTTTCTGAAGAAGATTAGCAATAAGCCAACACATAAGCAACGCCTTACCTGACGCAGTCGGAGCATTCACAACGGCATGGGTAGCGTCGGACAACTCTTGATATCCCATAGCTTGCATCGGGCGCATTGAATACTCGTCAGGCTCTACCAAAGATGGCATTTCCCCAATAGGCTCCCAAGACGCAGTAATTCTGGGTTTAATTTCTGTCTTAGACATAATTAAAATAATTAACTCCTTTGTGAAATATTTACCACTATGTGGAAAAGCAAGATACTATGAAGATGAGTGTATGTCAAGTCTTTTTGATTTATAAGGCAAGGAAAAACCTCATGACTATTTATTTTTTTATATGACCCCACTTTAGGGTACCCCCGGCATTTACCCCCCCCCCTATAAAAAATACCC